AAATACTACTGTATTTCCCCATTTAACTTGAGTACATACTGTATTACCCCATTTAACAACAGTAACATATGTACTACCCCATTTTATTGCCATATATTATATATAGCATAATACTAGTAAGCGTCATAGAAAAAATATAATATTATTAAGAAAAAATAATTGATTTTATAGTTATATTGCATTCTACATATCCATAAGCATTATTTCTAACATAACATTCAAAATTGCAATATGTTGTATTAGTATAAGATGATATATCTATTGAACGAGTGTAAGTCGATGGAGATGTAGACGTATGGCAATCACCAGTAGTACCAGCAAGGCTTCCTCCTATATATAACAAATATAATATATCATGGGAATAACCACCACCTGTTATTGTTTCTGTGAATGTAAGTGTAACAGAATTAAATAAAGAAAAATTAATACTTTTATTTGTACTTTTTGATAAGTACATTGTAAGACTAGAATTTTTTTTAATAATTTGGGCTACAGATGCAGTTGGAAAATAATTATTAGATTCAAATCCACCAGTTAAAGGATAAGAAAAACTACTTCCATCATATCCTCCAACAGGAAATACTTTAGTACTTCCCCATTTTACTACTGTACAATTAGTATTACCCCATTTAACAGCAGTAACTTCAGTATTACCCCATTTTATCATGTATTATATATAGCATAATACTGGTAAGCGTCATAGGAATTAATTAACTAAGTATTATTTTAGATACAGTAAATGTATTTGTAGCAGTAAAAACCCTATTATCCCAATACCAATAGCCAGTAATATATAATTTACCTGCTGATGTTATCCAAGATCTAGCTGTTCTATAACTTGAAAGAGTATATGTTGTTCCACTACTCACAGATGAAATATCATAGTTATATCCAACATCTTGTCCACTTATAGTAACTTTAGCACTATATGCACCTCGCCAATCTCCAAGATCAAAAGTTACTGCTATAGATGTATAACTATTTAATCCTATATTATCTTTTGTAAGGAATGTTATACGAGCACTATCATAAGTTTTAGTAATTCTTGAAGTTCTAGATCTATATAGATTTCCATTAGTTAAACTCCAGTCTGTTTCACTTTCACTTGGAGTAGCATCACTTCCTCCATCTGCAGATGATCTAAAACCATTAGTAAATGGAGGACTTAATACACCACCATCTAATCCACCAGCAGGAAATACTACTGTATTTCCCCATTTAACTTTACTACATACTGTATTACCCCATTTAACAACAGTAACATATGTATTACCCCATTTTATTGCCATATATAATATATAGCATAATACTTGTAAGCGTCATAGAAATTATGAAAATATTAATTTAGTTAAAGTAAGTGTAGCAGTTACATTTCCATATTTTGAATTTTTACTAATATTATATTGGATTTGTAATTTTCCAGTACCTTTTGGAAATTTGGAAGTATCAGATATATCTATTTCTCCTTGAAATCCGTTATATTTGGTTATATATACATCTGTACTACCAGTTGGCATTTTTAAATATATTTTAGATAATGAAAAAATATTATTTGGTAAACTTAAACTCCATGCGATATTTATTTTTGTATATTTTGTAAAATCAATAGATTGAGATGCTGATTCTATCCAACCAAAACACCAATATTGAGTAGATGATCTATTACCAATTTGCATTGAATATGTAGGATTTCCACTTGTAAAAGTGGATGACCATTGAGTTGTAGCTCCATCTGTATTATCACAAAGACCGACTTTAATTCCTGTATTAAATGGATATGAAAAACTAGAACCATCATACCCACCAGTAGGAAATACTACAGTACTTCCCCATTTAACTTGAGTACATACCGTATTACCCCATTTAACAGCAGTTACCCATGTATTACCCCATTTTATTGCCATATATAATATATAGCATAATACTGGTAAGCGTCATAGAAAATTAATAAAGATATATACTTGATATATTAAGATTCATACTTCCTGCAAAAACCATTTGACCAGAAGTATTAAAGTATCTATAAAGGCAAAAACTACCTGTTATGGATGTAGATATTGGATATTCTTTACCAGAAACTGGAACACTATCGGTAGTAAAAGAATAGTTTGAACCACTAGGATTGTTAATAAATGCATATGTATTTGTTATTTTTATAATATCATTACTAACAGAATATGTATAATTTATTTTAAACTCTGTATATTGAGAAAAATTTATATTTGTATTTATAGATTGAATATAAAAACTATAATTTTGATTATTTTTAGTATAATAATTTGTACAGGTAAAATTTAATGCTGTTCCAGATGTTATATTACCAGATGGAGAAATACTAGCACTATTTCCTGAACAAGATACGTTAAATCCAGTACTAAAAGGACCAATAAAAGTAGATCCATTTATTCCAGCATCAGGAAATACTATAGTATTACCCCATTTAACAATAGTACATACTGTACTACCCCATTTAACAGCAGTAACTTTAGTATTACCCCATTTTATTGCCATATATAATATAGCATAATACTAGTAAGCGTCATAGAAAAATATTATTTATTAAGAAAAAATAATTGATTTTATAGTTATATTGCATTCTACATATCCATAAGCATTATTTCGAACATAACATTCAAAATTGCAATATGTTGTATTAGTATAAGATGATATATCTATTGAACGAGTGTAAGTCGATGGAGATGTAGACGTATGGCAATCACCAGTAGTACCGGCAAGGCTTCCTCCTATATATAAGAAATAGCTTATATCATGGGAATAACCACCACCTGTTATTGTTTCTGTGAATGTAAGTGTAACAGAATTAAATAAAGAAAAATTAATACTTGTATTTACACTTTTAGGTAAATAGAATGTAACTGTATCATTGCCTATCCATTGATTAACAGTTACAGTTGGAAAATAACTAGTAGTAGATGCAAATCCACCAGTTAAAGGATAACTAAAACTACTTCCATTATATCCTCCAACGGGAAATACTTTAGTACTTCCCCAATATACTGCAGTGCATACTGTACTACCCCACTTAGCAGCAGTAACTGTAGTACTACCTCATTTTATTGCCATATATTATATATAGCATAATACTGGTAAGCGTCATAGAAAAATTAAGATGTAGAAAAATCTATTTCATATATTTTAAGTGTAGCTCCTTTAATGTTGCTACTATTTATAGCACCAATATAGCACATAGATGAATCATGAGTTACTCCATCAGTATATTGAATTTTTGTTTTTACATTATTTGAAATTTCCATATAATGTGAATTTGAAGAAGGAGAGCTTCCAAACATTGATGCAACTACGCATTTAAATACAGAAAAACCTGTTATAGAATAATTTATTCTTATATATTTATAAAATCCAGTAGGACCAACCTTATGATTACTATCTATCATTTCTATGTTAAAAAATCTAATCCAACTAGTATTATTAGCAACTGCAGCTGTAAATAATAAATGATCAGATTGTAATGATGTACCAGTAGCCCAAGGATATATTTCTTTAATAATAGATGAATTTATTTGCCCATAATAATACCCTAATCCTCCAGCTGGAAATACTACAGTACTTCCCCATTTTACTACTGTACAATTAGTATTGCCCCATTTAACAGCAGTTACATATGTATTTCCCCATTTTATTGCCATATATAGCATACAGCATAATACTGGTAAGCGTCATAGAAAATATTATGATATTAATATTATTTCAGATATCGTACCACTAAATACAGCATATGCTCCATTTATATCTATTCTTATAATAAATCTGGTATATGTTGTATCATTATCCCAAGTTCCATTAAAATTATATGTTCCACCAGTCCAAGTCATTGGATAACTAGATGAAGCAGCCCATGTAGATGCATTACTTGTATTACCTCTAGTATTACCATCTCTTTGAATATAACAGTTATTTAATGCTGTATATCCAATAGTATTATATTTAACGGTTCCAACTTCAATAGAAGGATATGCATAATATCTTGAACTTGAAGTGCTGATATTTAAACTGCATACAATTTTTATTTTTGTAGTATTTTTAAACCAAGTATTAGTATAACCATTTGGTGCAGCAATTAGACATCTGCCAGCCATATCACCAGTACTTATTGATATATTTGTACTATTTAAAGTCATAGGGCATACATTAGTATTTATATATGATACATATGTACTAGAATTCCAGTCATTTCCAATATTAGAATTAAATGGATTATTACCATAACTATATATAGCAGCACCACTAGCATCAGGAAATACTACTGTACTACCCCATTTAACTTGAGAACATACTGTACTTCCCCATTTTATAACAGTACATATAGTACTACCCCATTTTATCATATATATAATATAGCATAGTATTGGTAAGCGTCATAGAAAAATAAAATATCAGTAGAGCTTTTGCTCTACTGATATTTTTATAGTATATTTATTATTCCTCATCAGATCCTAAATTAATTTTCATTGTAAGAGTTTGCTTTAAAGTTACAATAGTTTCTCCTTTAGTATTGACTCTTACAGTTATATTAGATGAATCTTTTTTAGATTCTTTAAATTCCTCTAATTCTTCCTCACTAAGATCTAAAGCTTCTATAATCTTATCAGCATTAGACTCAGGTGATTCAAATGTAAGTTTATTAAGTTTTCTAACTGTGATTCCCATTTATATACTCTCCTTTTCTAAATTTTTATTTACAGGAATTATTAATATAATCATATACATTTCCTCGTGTAGTTTTCCATTTACCCATTTTAAATCCTTTCATCTTTCCAGATCTGAAAAGATTATTAACAGTATCAGGAGAGCATTTGAGCATATCTGCTACCTCTTTTGTTGTAAGAACCTGTGATAAATTCTGCTTATTAGATGCCATTTTATTTCCTCCTTATTTTTATAATTATTATTTAACTTGATCTTGATATTCAATATATCCATCAATATCTTCAAAATAAATAGCATTAATAGCTTTTATCTTACCAGTTTTTCTTTCAATATCAATATCAACATTAACAGATGTTTTTCTTATTTCAGCATCTTTATGAGCTTTAATAAGAATATGAGATAATGTTGCTCTAGATATACCAAGTATTCTTTCGGCTTCAGAAATAGATACTACTGTAGGAACACTACAGTTAAGATAATAAATTCTAACATATTTTGCATTAGGAGCTCTTGAAATATTAATAGATTTAAGATAAGGATCATTTGTATTAGTAGGAACAATAATAACTCTATTGATAATAGTATCAACAGTAGTATTATCTTTATTATCAGAAGATAATGATGAAGTAGGATTAAATCCTATAAAAGGATTAGGCTGTCTATCAAGAACAAAATTAAGAGTAAGTGTAACATTAGTATTCCAGCTTGCATCATCATTCATATTATTATAAATCGAGTATTGAAAAGGACTATAAAGATTTAAATGAAAACCAGACTGGTAAAGAAAATTAAAAAACTGATTTATTGCAGGATTATTATAGTTATCAAATTCATTCATATCATATACCTCCTTTAAAAGTATGTTAGTAGTGCGATAATACTTTACAATTATATCGATTCTGGCTCGATTATAATAAAGTAGGAGATATAATAAAAAATAAATTTGGGAGGTGAATAACTACCTCCCAAATATTATATTAATTTTAATTAATAAAATCTTCTTCTTCAACTTGATCTTGAGGAATAGGTTTATTTGTTTTTGGATCTATAAAGTAGATAGCATTTCTAATACCGGTTGTGATTGCTTCCTGTTCAGTTTTTTCTCTTAGGATTCTATGAGAAACAGTACCTCTTCCGAATCCAAGAATTTTATCCCATGTACTATAAGAATAAGTATCACCAATATCTGATGTAATTTCTTTTTTAGCTTTAGAGGTATTAATAGGTTCATTAACAGCTCTTTCTATACTCCATCCAAGATCAAATATTCTAGAATGAAGTGTATCAATTTTTATATTTTCACGTTTTGCAATTTCATAAAGAAACATTTCTTTTCCTGTCTTAGGATCAATAACTTTTTTGTTAGCATATCCAACAGGAGTTGTAATAGCTTCTGTTAATGACATACCATTAGCTAATCTTTTCCTAATTGTACTAAGACAATAATGTTTAGTTTCAGCAATATCTTTAAGAGTTGAAAATGAATAGTTTCCAGACTCATCAGTTATAATAATTCTAGTAGAATCTACCATATTTTTGCTACCCATTTTTATTTTCTCCTTATTTTTATTATTCATAATTATAATATATAGATAATATTAAATTTAATCAACTTCATTTTGTGGTATAGGTTTACCAGTTTCTTCATTAGTAAAATAAATTCCATTTCTAAATCCCGTAGTTAAAGCTTCTTCTGCAGTCATTCCAGAATTTAATCTATCTATCAAACATCCATTAGACAATCCTAAAATGTATTCCCATTCATTTGTAGTGAGTATAGTTCCATTAAATGTAATATATCTAATAGGATTATTTATAGGCGTATTTAAAGCCTTATCAATAGACCATCCTCCTCTTACAACCCTATCATATACTAATTTAGGATTGATACCATGTTCAATAGCAATATCAGATAAAAATCTTTCTTTTCCAGTATAAGGATCTTTTATTTTTACAATATAATCATTTATAGGCGTATTTAAAGCCTTATCAATAGACCAACCTAAATTAATTATTCTATTATATAAATTATAATATTCAATATTATATATTTTTGCCCATTCTGAAATGGTATGTTCTTCATTATTATATTTTATTATTACATTATTTGATGTATTATTTGCTTGAACCTCTTGAGTAGTCCATCTACAATTAGAAGGTTCATAATTTCCATCATTATTAATTCTATCAATAGTAAGATCATCGGAATAACCATTAGCCATAGCCCAATTATAAAAATTTATAAATCCATTTTCTCCTAACCATTCATCACAAATGGTAATTCCTCTACCTCCATATCTTTTATAATGCTTATTATTACTATTAAAACATCTATGCTTCATTTTATTATATTTACCATATATCTTAGTATTATATAATCCATGTTTTGTAGATGAATCAACTATCAAACATCCACAACTTCTTGTATGTCCATTCCTTAATGCATGCCCTCTAACAATTGTAGTATTTCCACAATCACATTTACAAACCCATTGTGTTTCTCGCCCTGCTGGACCTATAAAATCTTCTCCTCTTTTTATAACTGTTAATTTTCCAAACCTTTCACCAGTAATATCTTTTAATTTATTAGATTTACATTCTTTACAGCAATGCACATGACCATTAAGAAGATTATGATGAATAACTGTAATTTTATTTCCACAATCGCATTTACAAATCCATCTAGGTTCATGTCTTTTAGATGAAGGATAAATATAATCTTCTCCTCTTTTTTCTACAACAAGTTTATCAAATCTTTCCCCTATAAGATTTCTCCAACCTTTCTTTGTAGAAGTTATTTTATTAGACATAACATATCCTCCTTTAAATTTTATATAATATAATTATTATTTTGTTATACGTATTGTAAAATAATATTTTGTATAAATTTTCTTAATTATTATAAAATCCTATGTACCCGGTGATATGTTATGTAAGTTCTATATACAATAGCTTAATAAAATATATAAAATATAAATAAAAATAGGAGGGTAGGCTTTAAAGCCTACCCTCTTTATATTACGACATATCAAATATCAACAAATATAAAGTAATTATTGATTTTAAACTTAAATTAGTTCTGAGCCGGTTTGAGCCCACTCCTATTGAGAATACGACACCTGCTCTGCACAGGCTGGAATTCGTCCACAAGGAACCTTTCGAAACATGTAACAGCCGGAAGTGCGGGATTCTGGATGTTTCTAAGTTCATTAGACACGTACATCTGGTAGTCGTAAATCCTGTAAGTAACACGGTTACTGTTGTGCGGCATGATGAGGATTACTAAATCGTTTTGCCACCTGAGCTTGTCACTACCGATGAACTGGTAGACTCTCTTGTCACTAGTAACAACAGTTCTCTTGAAGTCCAGATCAACCGGACCAATGCTGCTCGGGCTGCTGTAAGTATACTCAACAGGAGTAATCTTTCTGACCAGATCAGGATCACCAAAGATAGTAATAACCATGTTCGGATCATTCAGAACCTGAAGCATTCTAGTAACTTCACTATCGAATGCATCAAAGAACATACTATGTCTCCAGGTCAGAGGATCAAGAGCATATCCAACAGGCGGAGCATAGTCAAATTCCATATAGCCTCTGCTATTCTCAGGCAGTCTCTCATAAGATTCATCCAGATACTGCTTAATCTTATCATCCTTGTAGTTAGCCAAGGTAGTCTTAAGCAGGCTCATGATCTTAGTCAGCTGATTAACCTGATACAGAGCAGCAAGATCCTTAACCTCTTCGGGGCTGATAGTAACACTCAGCGGAATAGCATTCGGAATTTCAATCAGCTTAGTATCAACCTTCCACTTAACAGTGCAGGTATCAAGCATATGGTTAGCAGTATCCAGCTCAGCAGCAAGCATAACTTTCTTCACTTCACCCTTAGCAGAGATAACAGTGAAGATATTCTTATCCATAGTACCAGCAAGAACATCAGAGATCTTCTTGTTAGCAGTAGCAGATTCTCTCACCACAAGCTGAACAGGAGCATTGAAGCTTCTCTCATACTGATTATAACCAGGCTGGAACAGAATGTTGACAGGGAACCAAACATTTTTAACTTCACCTTCATCTGCTGCAGTTGCAACAGGTCCATTGGGACGAATGAACCCATCAGCATCAGGCATAATATCACCTTCAGCAATATACATCTTCTCAATCTGAATAGCAGAGATGTGAGTCTTAATGCTAAGAGCATCGAGCTTAGTACCACCACAAAGAGCAAGAACATCAGTCTCACCAACTTCAGGCAGTTCGAGTTCAATATTATAAACCGGGTTGGAAGCATCAATGGCAGGAGTCATCTTGTTCTGATCAGTGAACATATCGATCTCATTGCCCTGAGTATCAACCAGGATTCTCTTCTCCATGCTCATGGTGAACTTGGGTCCTTCAGCAACGACCTTCTGAATAGCACCCTTATCGAAGACCATGTTCATAAGGATATTCTTATGGACAGGGAAGGTCATACCAATAACAGGGTTATAGTCAGCCATATCAGCATGCTCGAAAACTGCTTCAACGTCATTTTCAAACTGCTGTTCCATCATTGCATACTGATCCTCAATATAACCAGGATCATTCATGAAAGGATCATTGGAATTTTCATCCATGAAATTGCTGCAGAAGAACTCCTTCAGAGCTTCCTTAGCTGCAGGACGACGAAGAACCTTCTTGGGCTCCTCAAAGATATCCATACCAGACTCATTAAGCAGGTTCTTAGCAAACTCTGCAAAAGACTGCACATAATTTGTCATCGGATCTTTAGAGTAAGAACCACCAACAAAACCAGTCTTGGTAGAAAGCTTACCAATAGGCATAATTTAATCCTCCTTGTAATTATATAACTAGAATGAAGGACGTTAAGACAATCTAGTTATTTAGACAATACATAGATTTTTATTTAATTTTTATTATCAAAATACATAGAAGCTTAGAGAGTTACTTCTAAATATTTTATTTATTAGTTATTAATTTATTTTTTAGAGTTATTAATATCCTCTATAACTTTAGAAATAGTACGGAATACAGACATAAACTTAATATACATAGCATAATTTTCTAAATAAGGATTCTTATCAAAGTTGTTTTGAATATAATCTATTAAGATATTCTTAGTTTTTTCTACAAAAAGAATAAGTCTTTTTATAGCATCTAAGTTCTCCATTGTTTTAGGAATAGAATTTATTCCTTCTCTTGTAGTAATAATAGTCTCATATAGATCTTTATAATCTATCTTTAATTGTAATACTCTTATACGTTTTTGGTCATCAGTAAGTGAGTCATAAATTTGTTCTTCAGAAGTTTTAATATCTTCATCAGAAATATTATCAGAAGGGTCAGCAGGAGGAGCATCTTCTGCTGCAGCTCCATCGGTATCTCCACCACCTTCATCTGTACCTTCTCCAGTAGTATCATCCCCTTCAGCTGTGTCTTCACCACCACTATTTGAATCATTCATGGTGAAATCATCATCAGATGCTCCATCATCTGTTGCTCCTGCATCAGCAGTCTGATCTGCATTAGTATCTCCTTCTGTATTAGTAGGAGCATCATCAGTACCAGCTGCATTATCAGCATTATCATTAGTTTCAGCAGTATTATCATTACTAGTATCTGTATCTTCTAATGTAAAATTATCTTCTTCATCAGCAGCATTATTACCAGTAGTATTTGCTGTATCTGTAGTATCATCTCCTGTAGTAGATAAATCCTCATCATCCATGGTGAAGTTATCTGTATCATCACCTTCTGCAGGAGTTTCGGTATCATCTTCTGCTGTAGCATCAGTAGCTCCTAATTCTTCTGCAGCTTGTTCTGTAGATTCATCAGGATTTTCTACTGCATCTTGAGCAGTATCTTGTGGAGTCTCTTCTCCAATATCTTCATCTTCTTCATCATCCATGGTAAAGTCATCATCATCATTAATATCTTCACCATTAACTTGAATTTCATTAAGATATTTAGAATAGCGAATTTTATTTTTTCTAATATTATCTAAACTAAATATAGCCATATATCTTACTCCCTTCCTCTAAGTCCAGATACAGGCTCCATAGGAATTCTACTACCTTTTCTAGCAAGACCATAATAGATTTCCTGTCTTCTTCTCTGAAGGTTTTTCTGAATAGTAAGTAAAGCTCTATATTTCTTAGTAGATCCAGATCCTTCAGCTCTTTGAATTTCTCTTTCTAATACTTTAAGTTCTATATCAATTTCATCTAATATCAGCATCTTTTCTTTTCTAGAAGTATATGCTGATTTAGCCCACATAACAATAGGTCCCAATATAGCAAATGTAGCAGCACCTACAGCTGTTCCAGCAGCTGTAGCAGTACCAGCAACAGCTCCAATACCAGCCCAAGCCATAAGAATCTTAATAGATTTAGAAAGACTTCTTTTTACCTGTCCAGTAATAATCTCTTCTCTATGATCGGTAGATAAACTAGACTCAATACCTTTACAGAGATGATTAAACTCCATATCAAGATCTCTAGAGAATTCTTTCTCTTTTGTAGAAAGATTCTTAAGTTTTCCTTTAATACCAGTCCAGGCTAATCTAAGATCATTTAAACTAAGAGGTTTCTTCTCAGGTTTCTGTTTCTGCTTATCTTCAACAGGTTGTTGCTGTTGTGCAGCAGAAGCTTTATTATTAGCTTGCTTAATCTCTTTTGTATTATGGGCAGTATTATAATCTACGGCTCCAGGAGTTTTAATAGCTCCTCTGATTTTATTAGCAGGATTAAGATCATTAACAGCAGCTTTTAAATTTCCTTTAGCTCTATTAATTGCATCTTCACTTATACCCATAACTTGAGCACAGAAATCTAATCTCTCTTGATGATCTTCATAGAGATCAAAAGTATCTCTATCAATATTTGAACAGGTATACTTTATATAATTATATCTAGGATTAGCTTCCTCTCTACAAAGAGAAATAAAATCTGTGAAAGCATTATCATTTCCTGCTTCTAAATAAGGACTAAGAATCTCATATACTAATCCTGCTTCTTCAGCAGTAATAGTAGCAGCATACTTTCTATCATGTAATTTATCCATAATAGCAAGTATAGGAGTCTCAGTAAGAGTTTCTAATCTATTAGAAATTTCATTTAAATTACAAATCAAAGATTTCTCATAATTAGTAAATCCTTTTTCTACAATTTGAGCTTCAGATAGAATGACAGAATATTTGCTTCTTAAGCAAACATCAAAACTATTCTCACCTAAAGTAAAGTAAGCATAAGAATCTTTATTATAAAGAATATTATTCAAGCATTGTATTACAGGATTAATAAAATTATAAGCTTCTTCAATAGTTCCTTCATAACTATAAGAAGCTAATACTGTAGAAATATGTTCATTAGAATCTATATGATTAATAATATTATTTTCATTAATATTATCATCTTCTCTTTTAATTCTATGAATATTAAGAGGAGATTCTTTAGCAGAAGTTTTCTCTATGGTAGATAAAAATTCCCCAGCATCTTGAGAATCAGTAATTAAGTTATGAATTTTAAAAGGATTAATTTCATTAGAAGTAAAACTCATCCTTTCTTTATTACCATCAGCATAATAAATTTCATCATTAACTCCAGCTTCCCAAATGCAGTTAAGGGTATCTACTAGAGAATCTATATCCTGAATATTATTTTCTTTAATAAGACCAATAATATTAGAAACTTCTTTATGAGAAAAAGAATCTAATCCTTCAAAAATAGCTTTAGGATTATATTCAATAGAATTTACTCTAGAGAAATCTTTTAAAGTCTCATTAATAGTAGATAATGCTACATTATTTTCAAGATTATCTCTTGCAATTTCTATAAGAGAATCAATATTCTTATTAGAATCTATTTTCCAATTATATAATCTTGAAAGCCAATAATTATTAGTATTAGTATCTTCTGTATATAAGAATCTAACGCTTTTATCAGAAGCTAAAGGAAGAACTTTAGATTCATTAATAGCTCTTTTATAAGAATCAATATCTTCTTTAGTATTATTATCTCTTAATAAAAAATAATCGGTAACTTCATATACAATATCAGAAGGATCAATTTCAATTCCTTCTGAGTAATATAAATAAGATAACTCTTCTAATACAATATTCATCTTAATAAAAGGAGATATTGTATATGTATCTACATCTTCACAAATGGTAAAGATTCTTTCTTTATTAGACTTAGCTTTATTAGAGAAAGATTCTAATTTAAATTTATTAGATAGATTTTTATGATTTTTAATAATTCTATCTATAGATTTATACATCTTAACAGTCTCTAATAATCTATCAGAATTAACCTCTCCTATATTAGAGGATCTAATAGTATCTAAACAATCACCAAAATTAGAATTCTCTACAAGAGGAATAATATCATTTATAACTACTTGACAATATTTCTCAAGTAAGTCATATCTATCATCTTTATATAGAGACTCAAGAATAGAAATAGCATCTTTATAATCTGTACAGTTATTAAAGAAAGTTTCTAACTTCCATTTATAAATAGAATCATTTGGAACATTAGAAAGATCAATCATATCTGCAGATTCTGTAATTGTTTTTCTTTTCTCAAGATATCTTTGTCTTTTGTAAACATACTTTAAATTTAATGGTTTACTAACCATAATTCAAAGATCCTCCATAAAGGGAATATTAATATAAAGTTCAATTTTATAGTTTTAAAGAAAAAATAAAATAAATATTTTTGCCCCTAGAGCCATGGATACTCTAGGGGCATTAGGAGAAATAGTGCGACCACCATAGGTGGTACAATGAACACTCATGTTCTATCATTATTATATTATCTAATTGAAATTATATACTATTTCATTAATTCTATCTGGTGTTACTCCAAAATCTTTTTCACCAATACTATTATTTCTGTGTATATATAAACTTGCTCCATAAGGTTTAATAAAATCTTTAATAGATCTCATTACCTCATCAGAACCATGCTTATCATTATCTGGATATATATGTAAATCAAAGAAGAATATCTCATAATTTATAATTAGATGAATTATAAATCCTAAATAACTAGTTCCAGTTACAGCAGCAAATATTCCTTCTTCATTTCTTCTTAAATTATACTTTATACTTAATATATCAAAAGGACCTTCTGCTATATGTATCTGTATTCTCTTCGGTATAGTTAAATCTATACTAATTGGCATTACATACATCTTTTCTGTATTATCCATCTTTCCATGAATATTATAATTAATATATCTCTTATCTATACCTTTATACAATAATCCTTCTGGACATATTCTTCTAAGATTAACAAAATTATTATCTAAAGATAAAAATCCTACAAAGTTATCATTTAATGCTTGTACTATATTAGGATGTCTAGTTAATTGTGTAATATTATTATATCTATATTCTAATATATCTTTTAAATTTAATATTATTTTTTGTTTTAAACATTCTTCTATAGAAAGAGATACTCCTATTCTATCTTTTATATATTGCAATTTAATATTTGCTAATGAAATATTAAATACATAATTATATATTGGATAATGAATAGAAGAGAATCCTTTAAATTTATTTGCTTTTACAGCAGCTTTAACCTGTTTATCTATTTCTGTTCCAATTTCTGGATTATATATTCCCCATTCTGTTAATTTAGAAGAAGTTATAACTCCTGAAGTTAAACATTTAAAGCAATGAAATACTGCAGCTTCTTCTTTACTTTGAGGAATTTTTATATACATATGACCGTGATCAGATGTTCTATTTTGTTCGCAATAAAAACAATTACAACATATTTCTCTACCAGAAGATACCAATTTAGCATTTGGTATATTAGACATTATAAATTGAGTAAATTGATTACCAAATTCATAACTATTATTCATATTATAATCTCCTTTATCTTAACCTTCATTATTATAATATATAATTAAGATTAAGAATAGAGACTATTCTTTAAAAGATAATATAATAGATATAATTAATAAAGGGATTAATAAAAATGCAATTATTAATAATATAGGTTTTATATCCATAATTATTAATGATGCAAATACTACAATTATAAATACAAGTATTAATCCAGCCATCATTCCTAAATGAAATAATACAATATTCTGATCTCTACTTTTATCTAATTTAGATAAAATAGCAGTAGATAAACCTATTATCATAAGTGCTATTGATACAAATTTTCCTGCTTCAGTATTATATATTTTATATTTAAAAAATTGAAATATACTGTTAATAACAATAAAAGCAATATCTGTAAATAATAAATATACTAATATAACATTATTCATTTTATCTTCTCCAATAAAGTAAAGAAAGAGAATGTAAATTCTCTTTCTTTAATCCTTTCCAGTTAAATCAACATCAAATCTTATTTCATAATCGGATAATCTATTTATGTTCACAGCTTTACCAGAATTTTCTGTAGAGATTGAAATCACCATTGGGAGATTTGCTTTAAAAAATTCTTTCATCATAGGTAATTCACACATTACAAAAAATATTTCTCTATATTTTAATAATTCATTTGGTAATATATGAGATTTAAAACTCATCTGTGGTAAAGAAAACATAAATTTATTTTTATCTGTCATTAAAGAATTAACAGTTTCTCCAATATGGCTAATACCATAATCATATATCATATTACCAAGCATAGCAACATACAATTCATCTTTTAAATTAAAAAAGACGGGAAATAAGTTTCCTCCATCCATTTCTGCAAATAGTAATTGAAATTGATCTGCTTGATTAGGATCTATAGAATTTAAATCTCCAAGTGGTACTGACATTTTGCTTATATCTTTTGTAGTGCTCATTTTATTCTCCCTATAAATAAAAAATAATAATAGGAGAGGGGAGCATTTAACTCCCCACGACTAGCTTGATGGGTATTCTACTCTTTAGATAGAAAGAGCACCTCTCAGAATTACAGTTAGCTAACATGACCTCCTAATCGTTGGAGTGGACACTGGTCACTAATTCTAAGAGTTTTCTTGTCCATATATGATCAGTACATGGATGCTAATCTCCCTGTGCGTCTATCTCTTCCGCCATCTCCTATTATTTTAAAGTACATAGTATAATAAATTTTAATTAAATTTTTTGTCCAAAAGCATGATTAACAGGTTTACCATATACGGTATTTACAGCTTTTTCAAAATCTGTAAATTCTTCTTTTGTCATTATTACTCTAATTTCTCTATTACAAGTAAAAATACCTACATCTACAATATTTTCATTTTTAATAGAATAATTATAAGTATAATATTCTACTCCATAAAGATTAACTACTATATTTTGAACTCTATTGAGATCTTTAGATTCTTTTATTCTATATAACATTTAAACTCCATTTCTATATTTATCAATATCAATAATATCAAAACGGTTAGTTACATACTGTTTAAATAATTCTACCGTTTCTCTTGGAACATCATTTACTTCAATTTTATTATCCGATGAAGATACATATAATAAAATGGAATAATTACCATATTTATTCTTTTCTATAGAATACATAATGATATTATCTAAATTAATGTATACTTCTTTTTCATCAGAAAGATATATTTTTAAAATATGATGCTTTGGGTCATATGACATAAAATACTCCTTATTTTTTATATTATAAAGAAGTATTTTTGTATTCAATAACCTTTTTATGCATTATTATTACATCAATTGACTTCCAGAAATAGCTTCTGCAACAGCATCAATAGCATCAACAATTGATGTTGGACCATCATTTCTATATAAAGCAAGCTGATGAAACAGAAATTCAGGAGCATCTTCAATAGCTTCTGCTATTAAAGCTCTAGATTCAATTTCTTTAATTTTAAGCATATCAGATATACCAAATGATTCACCAAATTTATGTCTATATTGCATCATTTCATTATATAAATTATCGGGATTCATAGATTCCATAAATTCACATTTGTTTCTATTTCCTAAAAGACTAAAACCTTCCAAGACAATCATTTGATATCCTCCATATCAATGTCTAAATTTTCAAAATCAAGATCATCTTCTTCTTCAATCTCATTACTTTTAATTTCTGTTACATTAGTTTCATAATTATCATGGCATCTTCTTTTACATCTTGTACAAGGAGAACTGCATCCATATTCTATTTCATTCTCCCATTTACCATTATGCTTACAACCGATACACGTATCAATCATTTATTATCCTCCTTTTCTTCGCACTTAAAATTACAGATTTCATTTTTTAAGCATTTATCTAATTTATCAAATGATTCTTTTACACTAAAAGTATATTCCATACCTTCATAGCAAATAATAAGAATATTCTGATCTTTATTAAGTATTAAAATATCTATTTTCTGAAAATCAAAAAGTACTAAAGTTCCATCATCTGTTTTAAGAAATATTTTAGAGTTTTTCATTTTATTTATCCTTTTCATTTTTCATAAATTTTTCAAAATCTTTATTACACTTATAGCATAAATAAAATTCAGTAGGATCAAAAATATAGTCATTATATATTATTTTTGTAACGTCTCTCATATTAATTCTTTCTTTACATCTATCACAAAAATATTCAATTACTTTACCCATATATTCCTCCTTTTTAAAAATAAATTATTAATAGATTCATTATTATAATATCTATTTAAAAAATAAATTAAAAAAATATTGAGGAAGGAATTTATCCCTTCCTCAATAATATCCCAATTAACACATTAAAATGAAAGTTTCTACTTCTTCAATAATAATATTTATAGCTACAGTTTCAAGTCTCTTTCCATTTATAGATGGGTCCATATCTACAATACTAAAGTCAGATGAAATAATAGTAGCAATAATACTAAGAATATTATCTATTATGTTTTCATTTTTATATTTCTCCAATATTCTCGGATAAGAAGGTGAGGCTTCTACCAATATCTTTTCTTTTTTATTGATAGTTTTTCTACTGACTAGCTTCTCTACTTTACCAGAAATAATATAGGGAAGTATTATCATATTTTTACTTTTCAAAATTCTCTTAGCAGCTATTATCAGCTTAACATATTCTTCCCTATTAATAGAATGAATACTTTGAGTATCTTTAAACCAACGATAAAACATTGAAAAGATTAACTGTTTTTGGAAAGAATTAATAGTATAATTCCCATCTGGTGTCATTAATACATTTTTCATATAGAGATCTATTTCTAAAGGATCAAATGGACCAAATTGTACTTCAATATTCTTCATACATACTTGACCATTAATTTTATTTTGAAGATATAAACCTTCATTCATTCTAATAAGATTACTTTCAAACTTATCAAAATCCGAAATAGAATCATTATCTCTCTTAGATGAAGAAATAGGAACGTATGAATACTCAAATGAAATATCTGTAATCTTATATGATGTATTCTTTCTAATACTAGCATAGTTAAAACTAATGATATTCTTATCAAAAGTATATTTAGGCATTATATTAAGAATAATATTCATAACAGAATCTGTAGAATGTGTAGTAATATCTATAGATCTGATATCCTGTTTAATCCAAATACCTTGATTATTCTTTTGATTAGCTATTACATTAGTATATGCAGTATCATAGAGTTTAGAATAAATATTAATAGAATTATCCATATGAAGAATTCTATCATAGAAGCTTAATAAATAATCATCAATTTTTGTATCTAATCTATGCATATAAGCATAGTTAGTTAAAAGTGGTATACAAAGATCCATAATAATTGACATCTTATGAAGTAACTTAGCATGATCATTTGTATACTGTAAAGATGGTGATTTAATATTAGTATAATTTAATACCTGATAATAATTATCATTAACCATCTGTTGTACTTTATTTGCAATATTTGAATAAATAATATATCTCTCCATATCATAGAAAAATACATCTATAGGATATGTAGAAACTTCAAATCTATCTATTTTAGATTTCATAGCAACTAATACAGATAAATATTCATTATCTGTATCATAATAATTACAAAAATAATTAATATATCTAAATAAATGTTCTCTCATGGCTACAGAGTTATAGCATTTTTTAGTAGATAAAATAAACTTATTAAAATTATCACCAAGATTCATAGAGATATCAAAATATACACTTAAAGGTGCAATAAAGAATCCTGGTCTACAGTTAATAATAACTTCTTCCATCTCCTGTGGCCACCACTGGTCCACAGGAACAAATCCTTGTCCTTGATTTGATTTTGCTCTTCGCTGTACTTTATCCATGAAGTAAACAGCTGGAACTTTTCCTTCCGTTATTTTTGTGTATTCTTCACTCATGCTGCACATTTCTCCCTAATGTACAATTGTTAACGAGTTAAAAGAAGTCTTTACAACTTCCATATTTATAATATATATTTATTATTATTTTTGCACTATTTCTTATAGTGCCCTATTTTATTATCTGTATTAACTAGTTTGTCTATATGTGGTTTTTTAAAATGACCAAAATTCTTCTGATTAGGAGATTTAAATTTAGAAGTTACAGGAACAGATGATTTCATAAATTTATCATTCTGATTCTTCTCTTTATTCTCTAATCTCTTTTTAGTTTTTCTATCAGCATTAATTAATTCATTAGCTTTTCTTATTTTATCATCTGCATGTTCTACTGTTTGAGCCCATACATTTTTACTATATTTTTTAGCAAGAGTTTCCCATCTTGATTTAGTAAATAAATCTCCTCTCTTTATTTCTAAATAAGCAAAAAATATAGATTTTACATATCCTAATTCATTTCTAGGATTCTTAATTTTAGCTTTCTGTTTTAATGCTAATTCACTCATTTTAGAAGATAAGTCTTTTATAAACATTCGTCTAGAATTAAAAGCATAGCAATATGTAAAAATGAAATTAGCATCATTAGAATAAAATTGTACATCATAATTCTTTAAGGTTTTCTCCATTCTTACAGTACTCTTAGCAGGATAAAATCTAATTACTGTATCATAATAGAATTTTGGACTTATTTCAGATGGTATTTTTAAATGTATAAAATAATCATCACTACCTACATATAAATTATACATTATTAGTCCATTTTCTCTAACTAATAATTCATCAAATTGTTTTTGATACATATTTTGATACATCTGTCTATTGGTAATAACAGATGCACCTTTACCAGCAGGATTTTTAATATACTCATCAAAAGTCATATATTACTGATCCAGCCGTACATTGTTCTATAATAAGACCAAGGACCAACCATCTGGCAATATGTATCATGATCAATACCAAGTAATACATTACTACTATAATCTCTAGATTTACTACTAGAATTAACCACTGTAGTTTCAGGTATAGTAAGAGTATCTCTATGAGTATAATCTACAGTATAATCATAATTCTTTGTATGATAAAATTCTATATGGTTAGTTGTAGTACTACTACCGGGGATTAATGTAGTATGGTTAGAAGTAGTATAGTTATGAATATTACATTTATCACACTTACCATCACAATATTGCCAAGATTGTCCACATCTTCTCATCTGATAATTAGTATAATCAATTCTGGGATCATAATTAAACATAAAAAACCTTCTTTCTTCTATGGAGAAGGGAAATATATTCCCTTCTCCATAAAATCAAAAATATTAATAATGTGAAGTCAATGCAGGAGCCTGAAGAATAGCTTGATTAGCAGTATACATAATCGTTACAATTTTAGAAATAGTTTCTAAAATCATAGGCTCAGATTCAATAGAAGTAAGTACTAATCCATCATAATTACTTGTATTAATATTATAAGGCTTACCCCCTTCAATATAAATATTATCAATAATAGTATCTATAGCTTCATCACTATTAAAAATTGTATGATAAAGAGCTTTAATAGTATTAGTATATGCAGAATTAATAATCTTAATCATATTATAAACATCAATATCTTCAAAGTCATTTTCTTCAAGCATATTTCTAGTAATACAATAACCCATTGTATTAGCTCCATAACCAACACCATTCTTTGCTGCAGATCTAGTATTGAGTACAGCATCTTCTACTAAATCTCTCAAAGAATCTCTATCAGAAATAGAAATGCCACCAATAAAGAGTTCTACCATATTGGCTTTAACAGCATTAAGTTGTCTCTTTAAAGAACCAAGTACACCAATATTACCACCCTGTTCAGAATTAGACTTATATTGTGCTTCTAAGAAATTTATAATATTAGTATAAGTCTTACTATATACAGGATTACCTTCATCATCAGTAACAATATTTCCATTAACATCTTTAGCATACATTTTCTGAGGATCAATAAATCTTGTAATATTAGCATCAGCTTCTACTTCTACAGCTGTACCATAAAAATCACATACTGTTTTAAGTGTAGGAGCTAAACCACTTTCTTGATCAGCTTTTTGAATCTTATCATCAATATATTTCTTAATAGGTTTACATCCACAGAGATTAGAAATATGATCTACATAATTTTCATCTAAACCTGCATAATTAGTTACAATAAGTAACTGAGGTTTCTGAGAATATTCAGCTTCTCCAAAAGAGAGTAAAATCTGAATAATTCTTCTCATATAAGCATGAGCATCTCTACTAATTTGAGGAGCAAGAATAACAGTAGGAATTTCTTTTTGTCTATTATTTCTTCTTCCAATAACATTAGTTTCAATAATTTGAGCAAACAAAGCTAACTGCTCAGATGTATCAATAGGTTCAGCAAATTGATAAATATGAACAGGATAATCTTCTGTAGATCTTATTCTACAGTCATTTCTTTCTAAATTATTGATCATTGCAGGATCAGAATATCCAGCTTCGATAGTAATACCATTATAAGTCTTTACATAAGTATTCTCATTAGTAGAAGCAGAAACATCAATAAATACAGTCATTCCATATTCTTTATAAATCTGCTGAATCTGTTCTGCTACTTCTTTATTTCCATTAGATGAGATAAAAGCAATATTATAGATATCATCTAATGTACAGGCTCTACCATTTCCTCTAATTTTTTCACTAATAATACTAATACACTTATCAAATAACCTCATAGTTTCATAAGGATCATATCCAAATTCACCATTAAGAAATGCTTGATTTAAAGCATCAAAAATAAGTGAAGACATTACTACTACAGAAGATGTACCATCACCTACAGTCTTCTCTATATATCTAGTAGAATTTTCAATTTCAGATTTAATAGCCATTTCAATAGGATATTGATACTTAATACTCTTAATAATCTTATTACCATCTTTAGAATATTCAGCTACAATATCTACATCAGATGAACCTCTAAGAATAAGAGAATTAGATCCAGCAGGTCCCATAGAATTAATAATAGCATCTTTAAGATCATTTAAAACTGCAGATTGAACCTCTTTAAGTTTTTGACCGGATACAATATTATTAACAGGCTTACTAGAGTTAACTAATACCCTCGGTGCTTGAGCTACTTGATTTGCCATTTTTATTTTCTTCCTCTTTTCTTGAATAATTTGTTCCAATCGGTATAAATTCATTATACATAGTAAGATTATTTACATTATCTCTTATATATAAAGCATTATAAGCTCTTGGAGATATATAAATTTTCTTCTGTACAATATCAGTAAGTTCATGATTTGTAAAAAACTTATAATCTTTTACATAATATACTTCTCTAGAACTTAATGTTCTTTTTTCTTCTGTCTCTATTAATTTATTTATACCAAAAAATCTAGTTATTTCCTCTGCTTCTAAATCATCTTTCACATATATTCCAGGATTTACTCCTATTATATTAGCCTTATCAAATAGCATAGTAATAAAAGTATTTATCTTTGTATATGTAAGAGATCTATATAAAATATCTTTCTTATAAGTTTCAAAAAAGCTATTATATAATTCATCTATATCTGGTAGATTTTTTTCTGTAGATATGATAGATAAAGGATTCCAATTTGTTCGAGAATATAAGAGTGATAGAATTAATCTATCACTCTTATTTAATTCATCTAATTTGAATGCCCGATTATCTTGGAATTTTTCTCGAATAAATCTAATTAGTCCAATATCTGTATCTACAAGAAAATTAAAATCTATTAATGTAGATAATATTCTACCACTTAGATTTATATTTGTAGTACTCATATTTTTTTATTATCCAAGCTCATCTTCCAAATTAGTGATAGGTTTATATGCATTACGTCCTGTATTGGCTTTATTACCATTGGAAGAAGGTTCAGAGTATTCATTACTAGCAGAGGAGAAGAATGAATTATTAGATCCTCCTCCACTATTATAATTCTTATCAATAGCTCCTACTTTTTCTCCAATTCTTCTAATAAGATTAGAACTTCTTGCAGCCTCATATCTACCAATATCATGATAAAAGTAAGCAGCTGCACCAGAAGCATGTCTAGCATAATCTTCAAGAAGATCTTTTAACTGATTAAGTTCAAGAGAATCATCATACTCTTTCTTAAATCCAAGTTTAGAAATATCATTAATCTGAAGTAAATACTGATAATTCATATTAAAATTGAATCTTTGATTAGATTCATACTGACCATTGGCATTTACTTTAGCAATAACAAGATAAGGTTTACCCATATCTCTACCAATAGCTATCATTCCTCTAGTCTCTCCAGTACCAGTATCTACGCCAAAGATATTAGAACTTTCAGGATTAGTAATAATTCTATCTACACATGTAGCAAATAATCTAGCCTTTGTAGGTGATAAGTGAATATATGCTAATTCATTATTTCTACCATCTTGTGCAGTACCAGCCTCAGAAATAGACATTCTAAGAGTACCATTCCAATAATTAAAAGAAAGTCTAAGATTATCAACAGGGTTTCTAATAGAAAGTCTAGAATAATAAGTAGGATTATAAAGAGTATTATTCTGATTATTAGAATTAGAATAAGATCTATTATTTCCTCCCCCATTAGAATTATAAGAACTTCCCAGTGCCATAATTATTTTCTCCTTTTTAAATAAAATAGTTAATAATAAAGAGCAGGTCCTATCTGGATGAGCAGATATTAAAAGAAATAATAATTATATTAATAGAGCAGCTATAACGATGAAAATAGAGGAACTCTATGGCAAGAGTTTTATTTTACTATCAAGAAGGTGGTGATAGATTCAGTATTTAGCCCCAATATTATATCAATTAACTCAGGATATTATTTCTTTCAGTTTTACACTTAAACTAAGGACCCAAAGCTATTATATTAAATATAATAATATATATTATATATGCTATCTTAAAAATATTTCTACATAATATTTTTAAAAATACACATTAGGTAATTTTCCTTTCTTATTATTTGGGAAAGTATATAAACAAGACGGAAATATAATATATAAAATATACTTAATATAATAGTATATGATTGTTAATAAAATATTATTTTTTTATTATATTAAAATTCAGGTTGAGTAAGTTTATTAGTATCAGTAGAAAGAATAAGTGTTAAGTTATAAAGAGATTGAACTGCTTCTTTTTCTGATACTCTGATATTCTGTACCCCAAGATCTATAAAGTTTGATTTCAGATTTACAAATTTAGAAAGTTCTTCATTTGTTTCTTTCATAAAACTTCCTTTAGCCTGGATCGTATCTCCGTCGTAATCCATTATTATTCATATAGAGGCGTTGAAGTTATCTCTCTTCTATACAGTTCTTTTTTATGAACTTCTTTAAGTTTCCCTAAAGATTAGACTATATCTTCCTATATATTAAATATATAGGCATACCCATTTTGAACTCACTTGAGTCCTCAAGAGTTACACTCATCACTCTTTAGTCGTTGAGCTTTCTTCTGTTCTAGAAGCTTAGTTGCTGATTGTCCAATCTCTAATATTATTACTATACTAAACTCATTACAGTTTACCATTTATATATTCCTATATAAACTTAGTAATTAGAGCTCTAAGGAGTTTCCAGCAGTTAAGGTATGACAGGCAATTAATTTACCTCCAAGGCCCTTCAAATATAAATTACTCATCTGCATAGTATCTATAAATTTACTAGCAGAACTTTGTAAAATATCTTCCATCCTAATCTTAGGATAAAATCTATAATATTCTCCATCTATAATTATAGGTTCAGTTTCTGTAGTACTAGCAACTTCTATACCAGTATAGATAGTATTAAAATAACTATCATAAGGAAATCTAGTAATAGCTACAGTCTTTCCTTCTACTGATCTTACAGCAGCTACATAAATTACATCAACCCATGTTAATGGTCTTCTTATAATAGGTTCAGGATTAGTTTCTATTTCTTCTTTAGGATTAGCAAATCTCTTTCCTTTGAACTGCATTAAATATACTTTATTTGGATCAGCATCTTTATCACTAATAGGAACTTCTATAGGAAGAAATCTATTATCATGAGAATAAACAAATTTCTTTAACTGATCATTTAATATATCATCAGTAAAACTTAACATAGCATTATCTATTCTATAATAATGCACATTTCCTTCACTATCTACAACTTCATAATTGGTTACATTAAGAAATTCATTTTCAAAGAATTTTCTCATATGGAAAATCATAAATGGATAGAAATCTGCTGATACTGCAGCTAATGGCATAGCAGATTTATCTAATGTAACCATTAAATCATCTATAGTTTCTTTCTTTAATTCTGGAGCTGATATAACAAGACGGGAGGAATAGTCACTGGTATAACCAGCATTCATTCTAATTAAACCAAATTTTCCGCCTAAGCCAGTTCCAGGATCTTTAATACTATCATTATTATTACCACAGAACCAATCATATATAGCTCTTAAAGTATCTTGTATTCTAGCACAAGTAGTATCAGCAATAGATAAACCATAATCTGCATTGTCTCTTAATGCATTAGCAGCAGTAATGAGATTTACATATAAAGTATTAATCTGACCTACACCAGTATGTTTTTTAGTAGTATTAGCATCTCTATAATAAGGAGGAATTACTATCCATTTATTAATAAATAAATTCCCCTTTTTAAAGTTATGCTCTATATACTTTATTCTCATATCTCTAGATCTTGATTCTGTTCTCTTAAATTTAATTTTATCAAAATTAGCTTTAAGCCATTTAATACCAGTTCCTCCACCAGGATCTTCTATAAAAGAGCCATCTGCATCTATCTTATATTTTTTTAATCCTTTTATAATAAAATTAAATTTACTATCTAATTTTATTAAACATTTATAACAACTTGGATCAATAAAATATTCATAAAGATTAATATAAGCAAATGTACCAGCTCTATCTGCTTGAGTAATACCAAATATCTCATTACTTAATAATCCATCTGAAGTAGGAACTCCACCTGTAGAAAAGAAAGTAGGATTAGTAATAGGTTTTAATTCATTTACCTTGATATATCTTTCTATATCTAATAATTCAAGAGAAAGAATTTCTTTCTTCCCTCTCTCTTCATAAGAAACTTCATTTAAATTTCTTAAAGAAATATCAGTATCATATTTTGAAAATATTTCATCTAAAGGATCTTCAAAATATCTGAAACCTACTTCTTCTTCATAAACAAAATCATTCATATTATTTCTCCTTAAAAGAAAAGGATAGGATATTAAACTCCTATCCTAGGATTTAAAATACAAATAACTTAATAAATTAAGCCCCTCTTAAATCTAAATCTATAAGAGACTTTTGTAATCTCTCTAGACAATAATTAATATCTTTTTCTTTAATATTAAAATACTCAATATAAAACTCCTTATTGTTTATTATCTTTTGAATCCAATCATTAAGTGTATATCTATCTATATTAGTATTGAATATTAACCATTTAAATTTAGTATAATTCTTTTCTATTAATGCTTCTTCTAAAGTTAATTCTAACTTTTGTACTTTATTATTTAAATTACCTTTATTTAATAAACTTAATAAATCATGTTCTCTTATATAATTTATAGTATTTGTAATAACCCATTCTTTGGATTCAACAGCTTTTAATATTCCTATCTGAGATAGCACTTCATCTTCAAAAAATGATATATAAGAAGCCATTGTATCATTCTGAGTTAAATAAGCTATAGTATCTTTTTCATCATTAGAGTGTAATACTATAGGTAAACCTATATATTCAGGAAATCCTTCAACTACTGTAGAGTATCTTCCTACTGTTACAGCAATTACATTATGCTTAATATCTTTTTCAGTAGGTTTTAATACTACTATAGTACCATTTACTAAGAATCCTGGATTTTTCATTAAGCTCCTTTCTTAGAGCCAATTTTCATGTTTATAAAGTATATCATAATAGAAGTTTTGCATACTTCTAAAATAATTATCTTTAATAGGAGAATAAGAATATAAGTAATACATCATTAAATAATAATTTCTAGCTAATTGTTTTTTAGAATCTTCTTCTTTATCAACTTCTAAGTTATGATTATGATATAAAGAAATTAATAAAGAAATTATCATGAAAAGTGGCCTAAAAAATGTATTAACTGAAGATATACCTTCATCCATAATATGTCGAAGATCAAATCTAAACTCTTCTAAATGTACAAGATTATATTTTAATAAATCTTCATTATCACGAGAGATGGAAATAAATGTTTCATAAATTAAAGAACAAATAGCTTCATCTATAATATTAATTTTTAGAATAGAATAATCAAATTCAGAATATATAGGTAATATATTATCAGGATTTATTGGTTTATTTGTGATGATAATATTAAGATATTCTAAACAATCCTGAACAGATTGAAAAGAATGTTCGGATCTAATTCTATTTAAAAAAGAAAGTTTATCTGTTTCAAAGACATTCTGGTGAGTAGCTAATAGTGGTCTTAATTTATTTATATCTTTCATAGAGAAATCCTTTTATATATGCAAGCTATTATAATAAGGTTAAAAAGTAAGAAAAATATACCAGTAGGAAAGAGCCTACTGGTAATTGTTAGATAATTTATCTATTCTATAATCTTCTAATAAACTTTTAGTATATTTTTTATTAAATATAGCCATTTTTTAAAATTATTCCTTCTATTATATATTATATTTATAAAAACCATAGATAGGAATTTCCTATCTATGGTTTAATTATATTAAAAATTAAAGATTATAGACCTTCTCTTTAGGATTGACCTTATTATGAAGCTTGTCAAGAGCACCTCTAATATTTCCAGCACCAGTCTTAGCTGCCTGCTTAACACCACCAGCAGCTCTTCCAGCAGCATCTTTCACATTACCAGCTGCAGTCTTAGCACCAGTCTTAATACCTTCAGCCTTCTCACCAGCTTTAGCCTTGACTTCACCAGCCTTAGTCTTAATAGGCTCAACTTTCTTTTCAAACTTATCAGATCCAGCAACCTTAATAAGCTTAGAAAGAATAGCTGCATTAGCAAGATAGAACTTATTAAAGATCTTAATCAAATCCTTAACCAGGTTAGCATTACTCTTAAGAGCATCATTTGCTCTACCAAGTCTCTCACCAAAGTTCTCAGCACCACGATCAGACTTAATATCCTTCTTCAGGCTATTAAGAGCATCATCTGCTTCTTTTCTAGCTTTCTTAATATCATTAAGAAGAGTAGTCTTAAGAACAACTTCTACAGCATCAGTAATCTCTCTAACTTCAATATTCTTTCTAGTAGAAGTCTGCTTAATCTCTTCAGAAACCTTTCCAAGATAAGCACCAGGTCCAAATGAAGGATGATCTGCATCGGAATCTTTGATAAAGCTACCAATTCCTGCATTAATATACCCTTCAATCTTTCCCTTAGTAGCCCAACCACCAGTCTCTACTGCAAATTCTACATTATTGGCCTTAATATAATCAATTGCAGAATTAACCTTCTTCTCAGTAAGACCAATAGATGCCATCTTACGTCTAATACCTTCAGTATGCTCTGCAATAAAATCAATGATCTTCTTAAAAAGCTCACTGAACATGGTCCTAACTTTATCAACAGCAGCAAAGAATTTCTCCTTAAGAGATGCACCATTAGAATTCTCAGAGCCATCTTCATTCACATAAGTAATTTCAGTAGCATTCTCATAAAGATAAGCATGTTCAGTCAAAAGACAATCCATTGTAAATTCATTACAAGCTTCATAAACTCCGATAACCATGTTATCAAGAGCTTCAGAAATGCTCATACCTTCATACAGATTCAGTGTAGGCTGATCGATAACAGTAATCATAGTATTATAATACTCCTTTACTAGTTTAATAAAAAGTAAATTTTAACGTTAAAATATAGTATACTTTTTAAGATTATAAGAATTTTAATATATTAAAAGAGATCATCCCAATTACTGAAGCTCTCTTCAATATCATTATCAACAAATTTGTCAGACAGTCCATCCACATTAGAGAACTGCTCATCCTCTTCAGGATATGCAGGAACAGTATTCTGATCAACTCCATCAAAATCAATATGATCATCAGAATCTTCGCCATTAGGAGCATATTCTTCATCAAGAACTGCAAGAATATATTCAGCAGCTTCTCTCAGATTCTTTCTTACATTTTCAGGCAGATCAGGAATATTTGTACTTTCAGGCTCAGTAGCCTCAGTAAAATACTTGCTCATATCAGTATCTTCCTCCACATTATCAAAATCTTCACTTGTAAGAGCTTTATTAAAAATCATATTAACATCAGTATCTTCACCATCTGAAGCATTTGTGAAACTATTAGCCGCAGCTGCTGCTGCATCTAAACCTTCACTATCGGGTTGATCAAGTTTATCCTCACCAAATTCATTAGCTTCTTGGATATTATTATCTTCTCCAAGATCATTATTTTCTTTTTTGCTAGATGGGGTTACTTCACCAAATTCTTTACTATTATTAGTATGCTCGAAATCTTCATGTAAAGATTCCATATAATCTTTAAAGTTAACCATAGTCTATAAATTATATCCTATATAAGAGGATACAACTCCTTTCTTATATTATAATTAAGTTCAATAATTATAATATCATCGATTTATCTATATATTATATATGATATACGAGCTCATTTTGATATATCATATAATTATATATTAGAATAAACCACCATCATTATCAGAAGAGTCATCATCTTCTTTTCTTCTCTTCTTTTTATATTCATCATCATCTTTTTCAGAATCTCTTTGAGCTTTTGTATCTTTAAGAGCAAAGAAATTAGATAACTTCTTTAGAGTTTCTACAATTTTCATTTGTCTTTGATATACAACTTTTTTATGATCATCTCCTCGATCATCATCTCTATACTTAAGATTCTCTGCATTAATTCTTAAAAATTCAGCTTGAATAGCAAAATAATCAGATATACTCATTCCCATGCGAAGAACCCAATAAATTGCTCTTCTTAAGAACCCAAATATTGCTTTAATAGAACCAAATGCAAGTCCAGCTCCAAGAATGACTTTTATAAATAAAGGAAGTCCTGCAAGTATGGCAAATGGAGTTTCATTTAAACTATCAAGATCTCCATTATCAACTGACTCTTTTACACTGGATAAATTATTCTTAATACATTCATTACAGAGTTTATCAATATTACCATTTCTACATTCATTATTGAACTGCTCAGCATATTGATATAAAACATGATTCTGAGATTTATTATAAGAAACTTTATCAAAGCTCATAGAGAAAGAATCATGACCATTCTTAATATATTCAATACTTGATGTAATCAATAATGAGGTTCCTGCTACAACAGACATTACTCCCATATTATACAGCATAATAGGTAATTCAATATTAAGAGCAAATGCTTTGGCAAAAGTTCTTTCCCTCTTTTGAATATTATCTATTACATTATAAAGTACAGTAACTTGTTTAGGATCTTCATTATATTCTACAATTAAGTCTCTAATAATATTAAGGCAATCAACTATCTGTTGGAAATTCTCTACTTTAGTAATAACTCCTCTAGACTTAGGAATAGTACCAAAGTCGATTCCTACATAATTAGCTTTAATGTGTTCATAAAGTTTTCCAACAATATGTTCTACATTAGCCATCTTTTTAGCTTCATTGCAAAATAATATTTCTTTCTTTGTCTTATAGTCAGATAAATCATAATATTCATTTACTAATTGCATATATTGGACATCAGTAATCATAGTACAATTTATCCTCCTTTACCTATTATTTGCCATGAGCTTAAGCATGGACTTATATGTTTCTGTTTCAGTTTCTTTAGCAAGCATTCTATATGAAAACTCTTCGAAATATCTATTGCCATCATCAAACATGAATTTAGCAGATTCAAGAGCATCATCTACAATAGCAAATCCAAGAAGATTATAAGATTCCATAAAGTGTTTAGCAACAGTAGGATCGGTGATATCAAGATTTTCTTCTTTATAAAGATCATCTGCATCTTCTCTAGAGATTACTACAGTAGTAATGGCAGAGAAATCATTTCTCTGTCCTCTTGCAATAGCAGTCTTAGCAGCTAAAGCTCTATTCTGAAGAAGAGCCCAGGTATCACCATATGCACCTTTAACTTTGGTAGACTTAAGGTCTTCTCTAGTGCGAGATAAGCCAAAAAGAAAATCAGTCATCTTAAGTTCACCAGTAATAGCTCTCATTACATTAAGAAAAGCTTTACCATCTTTATTATCATTAGCGATACGTCTAAGAATTTCATTAGAATCAACAGCAAGAGCTTTAGATTTAACACCAATAATAAATTCTGTTGCTACACTAGCAGTAGAAGAATTATAGAATCTTACAATGATAAGAGAAGGTACAGCAGAATTCATTTTCTTAATATCTTGATCTTTAAGAAATTGAACATTTTTTACTGTATTCTTAATTCTAGTATCTCTTTCATTTTCTTGTTCTTTTTTACGATCTTTATCTTTTATATTATTATTATATATTTCTCTTGTTCTTCCATATTTTTTATATAATTCATCATCATTAGCAATTTCTGCAGGTGTATACCCACCATATTTTTTAGTAGAATCTTCATTAAAAGATTTAAAAGTAACTCTATAATCACCAGCAGATTCTTTAACTATAAAATCATTAATACTTCTTTCATTTAATTCAGTATCATAAATCTGATACTTTTCAGCATCACTAAACATTTCCATTAATTCTTTCATCTGTTGATTAGAAATTTTAATGGAATTATCATTTTCAAACATACTATCTAAATTAAATTCATTAAGTTTTTCATTAATAATAGATCCTGCAATAGTAGCAGAATTATGCTGCACAGATCTAGCCGTTCCAATATCACCAAGCATAGCATTAATAATACTGGCCATAGCAGCAACATCATCTCCGCCAATATTAAGATTTTGATGGAATCTTCTTAAGTATTCAGCACCATTTTCAGCATTAGAAATATTCATCATCTGTAATGCAAGCTGAATAATAATACAACCCTTTTGCTCAATATATTTAGAAACCATTTGTGCTGTACTAGCACTAACAGTTTTACTAATTAATACAGGATATACAGCAATTAATTTAGATGCAGCTTTAGCTGTAGAAGAATAAGAATATGAATCTCGTGTTGTAGCTTTACCATTACTAGCAGCATCTATTCCTGCTTTTGTAGCACTGATCAATTGACCTATATTTTTAATAGTCTCAGGATCAACAACTTCGTGCAGATGTGTTGACATCTGTTTACCTCCTAAAGGGTATGAATATTATACTAATGTTAAAAAATAAAATATATTATGTTCTAAAAAAATAAAGAGTAATATACTCTTTATTTTAATCTTCAGGTTCTCTTATTATATTAAATAAGAGTATAACAACCATGAAGATTTTAAATAATATAAGACCAATAGTATTTATTATATTCATTATATATAGTCCTACTTTCTTTTTATTTATTTTATAAATTCTATTACTTTTCTATCTTCTTGAAAATCTTCACCTTTAAAGTTTGCCATAACTTTTCTATTACTTTCATCAAAAGCTCCACCCAAAGATTCAATTATTTTAAATCCAACTTCTCTTCTTTTATTATAATTATCTAAAGTTCCACCAAAATAATGAATAGCACCTACTATTCCAGCTCTAATTAAATAGTCCATGTCTATATTCCTACTAATTATACTAAAAAATCTTCCTACCATGTTACGTTTTATTTCTCCTAATATATTAACAAGAGGTATATCATAAATATCTCTTCATTATTATAATATATTATTATTTTATCTTTTACCCATTATAATTAGTAACCTGAACTTTAATATAATATTTCAAAATGGGAGTATTAAAATAAGAAATGGCTAAGAATAACAAATATTTTAGTAATCTAGAACCAAGTACAGCCAATGATTCTAGAACAATCCCAAGTACTTTAAAACCTACAGAATATCTAAATGATCAGTTTATGTCATCTGTAGGATTATATTCTAATAATGAATTAGAGAAAGCTAGATTTAGTAAATATTCTAGATTTGGTAGACCTCTTGATCCTTATGGAAAGTTAAATGATTGTAGAGAATATTTGTTCTTTGTTAAACCTGATCTTCATATTGCAGTGCCAGCAAAAGAAGTTGGTATTGTAGATGAAGTAGTAAATATACAGACAGATAATGGTAGACGAAAAAAGACTAGAATGAAAGTTGCTAAGTCTGAAAGTGTATATAATTTAGGTTTATCTTCTGGAGGCTCTCTTTATTCTAAGTCATTAGATACTTATAATAATTTAACTCTTAATCCTCAATTAGATAATAATTCTTATTTCAGAGAATTAATTACATCTCATCCAAATGTAATAAGACAACTACAGAGAAGTGCTCCTGGTACTGATAATTTTTCTACTGTAGACCCATTTTGTCATTTATTAAGCTTCTCTGTAAATAGTTATCTTGAAATGCCAGGATCAGAAGCTTCTACTTTAGATAATCCATCTACAATATTTGGTACAAGTTATGAATATTTAAAAGATGCAGAAGAAGCAGATGAAAATCCTTCTTTTTCTCTTGAATTTTTAGATAATAAGTATCTTGATACTTATCATTTTTTTAAAGCTTATACTGAATATCATATAGCAAGAAAAAGTGGTTTAGTAACTCCTCCATCTAGAGATTATTACAGATATAAAAGACTCCATAATACAATGGGTATATATAAATTTATTGTAGCAGAAGATATGGAGACTATTATTTATTATGCATATTTCTGGGGAGTATTTCCCACATCTTGTCCTAGAGAAACATTTAGTGATCCTTTATTTAATGATGGACTTACTTTTTCTGTTAGTTTTAAATCTGCTTTTATGGAAGATATGAATCCCATTATATTAAAGCAGTTTAATAAACTTATGGGAAATGTAATAGATGCTTATGGAATAAATAAAGAAGTATGGCTACCTGTAGTAAGACAAAATGCTTTCTCTCAAGAATTATATGCCTCTAAAATTGGGCAACTTCCTACAAAAGTTGGCGATAATTCTTATGATACAGCATCTTTAGGAACTCCTAATATTTTAAATGGAATGTATCCTACAAGTATGATTGATGGTGAATTACCTGTAGCTGCTTTAGTAGATGGAAGACAATTCTCTACTAATCAGCTTAGTGTCAATGCAGATAGACCAAAGTATAAATTAAGATGGTATGGTATACCAAAGGAGACACAAGTCAATGGCTAAGAAATCAGTAAATTCAGATATCTACAATTTATCACAATTAGTAGATGACGTTAAAAAGACTTTTATAGAAAATGAGACTGATGAGACTCTGGCCATTGGAATGTATGGTTATATTGGTGCTCTAGAGTCTCATAGATTACAAACTCAAGTCCAAATGACTGGAGAGTTATCTAATGAATCATTTCCTTCCAGAGCAAGACTTGAGAGAAATGTAATTACTCATGCTATAATGGCTAATATTGAGGACATTAATGCTATTCCTGCTAAGATGACTATATATCTGATTCTTAAAGAATCAGATGTTGATTATTATCTTAACAGATCTACCAGTACATTTACTATTGATAGGGAATGCCCAATATATATTGGTGATTATGAATTTCACTTAGAATATGATATTATTTTAAAACAGATTTATATTCCAGATAAAGATGTAAATACTTATGCAGCTTGGTATAATATTCCAGATAGAAGAGAAGTACCTACTTCTTCTGTAGATCTCTCTACTGGTAATCCTTATATTTCTCCTCCCGCTATTGTTAATATTGGAGGGCAAAATTATATTTATATTACTACTACTTTATCTCAAGTTTCTCATACTGTAGAACATAAGAAACTTGTTACTTCTAATATTGTTGATAATAAAACTCTTAATTTTGAATTTGAAGATCAGTTAGCATATTTTGAAGTAGAAGTTGACGAATCAGATGAGGTAAAGTATTTACAACCTGTCTTTGAAGGTGCTAGTGTACCAGATAATGCTTATATGTATTATTGTTGGTATCAATATATTGATACTAATCTTATCAGAATAAGATTTGATAGAAAATCTTATATGCCTGGTCTTAATGCAAATATTAATGTACTTATTAAGACTACTAAAGGTTTAGATGGTAATTTTGACCATAGAGGTCAGATTGCCGTATCTTTATCCTCTGATAATTATGGATATAAAAATATTCCTATGATATTAGATCCTGTTACTTCTTCTGCTAATGGTAGAAATAGAAAATCTAAAGAAGAATTACAGGCTTTAATTCCTAAAGAATTACTCTCTAGAGGATCTTTAACTACTATTACTGATCTAAATAACTATTTCTCTACATTAGATACAGAAGATGGTAGAATAGTAATTCAGAAAAAGATTGATAATCAGATAGAAAGAGTTTATTATGGTTATATGGTAGCTAAAGATAGTAATAATAACATTATTCCTTCTAATACTATAGATCTTAAAGTAGGATTAGAAGATTTAGTATCTACTAGAATTCCTGGATCTTTATCTGATAGATATACTCTTAAATCTGGAGCTTGTATTAAATTAGATGAAAATGGAATGGGATATATAAATCATAATCCTCTTCAGGCTACTCAAGAAACTTTAGTAGCTGGAGCTGTAGCTAGAGGTCAATTAGTTAATGGATCTTTTAAAGCTAAGATTATTGATGCTACTGTAGATAGTGTATCTGCAGAAGTATTAGTAGATGGTAATTCTGCTGGTTGTATTGTAATACCAGATAATTATACTTTATATCCAAATTCTGCTAATCCTATTGATGTAGAAGATTTTATGCTTATGTCAGTAGGAAAAAGATATCTTTATAAGTTTGAGTATGTAACCAAACAAAATGATCCTGTTATTAGATTACAAGATTCAGAATTAGATTGTTTAGATTTTATTAAAGGATATTACTATATTCCTGGATATGAAGAGAATAAAACATATTTTGATTCTATTCCTATTGCATTTAGAGGATATGAGAAGAATACAAGAATTGTTATTGCTCTTGAATATAGATTAAATAATAATCCTAATAAAGTTACTACTTTTAGAAATGGTAGTCTTTATACATCTTTAAATTCTAATAAGACTACTGGAGATTTTGATGATATAGCTGCAATCTGTGGTGTATATACTAGAATTCTCTATGCAGATAATTATGATACAGAAACTTTTGAAATTATAAGAGAAGAAAGTAATGAATATACTATCAATATTCTTCAATCCTTTGAAGGAGAAAAGACTATTGATATTTGGGCTGAACAAGGTTTAGTTACTTTAACTGTATCTCAGACCGATAATATAATTGAGAATGTATTTGCTATTTCAGAATTAGATATTTCTGGAGATGATTTCTCTCGTATTATAAAAATTGATGGTTATGTAGAAGAAACTAAACTTTATGTTAGAGATCCAGAAGCTTATGTAAGATATCAGACTCTTATATTAACATCTAATGATGTAGAATATAAATATACATCTTATATTCCTTCGCTTAATGCTACTAATATGCCTACTGTATTAAGAGAAGGTGATATAATTGAATTTAAATATACTTATAGATCTCCTAATAGTAATACTCAACCTAGAATTGATATTATTCTTTCTGAAGGATTGGAATATGTACCATTCTCTCATTCTATAGAAAATGAAGAGTATGAATATGCTGTAGAACCTGTAGAAAAAAATATTAGAAATGAAGGATTTACTTATACTAATCCATATGCTATTAGTATAAATGGATATCATTTATATTCAGCATTTTACATGATGTCTATGGATGAAAATCCTTATTTACATTATGATTATGTATATGAAGGATCTGATATTCAGTTTATTGCTAATAATATCAGATGGACTAGAGACTTCTTAGGAGATAATAAAGAAACATATCATCTTAGTTTTAATGCTATGCAATCTGTACAGGAAGATTTAGGATTATTCCCTACAGATGAATCAGGTAATAAGACTACTCCTTTAGTTAAAGCTATAGTTTTATTCTATAAGAATGATATACCTTATAGATATAGAACAATGAATTTAACTTCTTGGGATGAAACGACTTATACTTTTACATTTGAACAGGATTTCTACGCTACTGATGTATTTGATAATGATAATAATATTAAAGTAGAAAATATGACTCCTATTAATGTAAGAGAAGATAGAGTATTTCAGTGTAAATTTACTTGTGACTTTAGAGAGTATAATTTAATGTCAGATGGTAAGTTTACAGAAAAACTTTCTGATTTTATTGCTAGATTTGATATCACTGGAGATATAGAAGACTACTATTCTACTAATGAGAAGATTTTTAGCTTTATAGTAGAAGGAGAAAATACTAATCATGAAGAAGTTTATATCTCTATGAATGAAGCTTTTGTAGAAGAAGAAAGTATATTAGTAACAGTAAATGGTACAGAATATCAGATTAGAGCCGAAAAAACTTATATAGAATCTGGATTCATGGAGCCTACTAGTAAGATGGTTATTTATATGCTCTGTGGATTAGGAGATTATTCTAAATATAATTTAATGAACTATGTACCTCTTATTGACAGAAATTGGACAGTAACCAATATCTATGATGTAGTAAATGGTGTTACTATGTATCATAACTATTCTGGTATTATGGGTTCCCAGATAGTTCCATATGGAACCACTAATACTGATGAAGAAGGTAATAGTACCATGACATTAGAGGGGTACTATATTTATAGTGTACCTGTATTAGGATACGATTACTGTAATAATGAAATTCTTGTACAAGAAGCTATAAATGGATTAAATTATAGAAAATCTTATATAGATTCTGTAATAGATAAATTAGAAAATTCATTTGGAATTGATTTTAAATTATTTAATACTTATGGTCCTTCTCATACTTATTATATTATTAGGGATACTAATGCTAATAATATTCTTGATGAAGAGAAAGAATATATTGATAGAGTAAATCTTACTCTTAACTTTAGAATCAAGCTTCAGTCTAGTAAAGATTCTTACACTAGAGATAATATTATTAAAGATATTAAGGAATATATGGAAGATCTTGATAAATTAGGTGAAGTCCATATTCCTAATTTAGTAACTCAGATTACTAATACTTATAAAGAGCAAATTGTGTATTTTGAATATCTTGGATTTAACTCTTATGGAGCAGATATCCAACACATTTATAGAGATGATGATAATGAAATAGATATCCATATTGCACCTGAGTTCCTCAATGTAACTAATGTATTTGATGATGATGGAACTCTTAGTCCAGATATCAATATTTATGTATCTGGTATGTAAAACTTACATATAAAAATGATTCTAAAGGAGAATTATTATTATGGGACTCAGAGAAGATAGAAATTATCTTAAAGAAAGAAAAGAATTTAAAAGAACTCTTGCTGAAAATGCTAGAAAGCAAGAGATTGAAAATATGAATAAACTTAGAGAAGAGATTGATAATGCTAAGCTTATGCATGAAGCTAAGATTGATAACTTCTATACTTATAAAGCTGATGTAAAGAAGACTCTTCTTACTGAAGCTCTTGGAAGAATCTATAAAGGTTCTATTTTCCATATTACTGATAGAGAAGCTGCTCTTTGTGATAGCCTGCTTGGTAGCTATATTGAATCTACCGGTGTAGATACTATTCTTAAGAATATGAGATTTTCTAAATCTGGTCTTCTTGTAAGTATTTATGAAGCAGAACAGGAAGCTTTTGATGATATTACTAAGGATGCAAATGCTGAAGATGTAACTTCTCAAACTATTGATCCTAAAGCTATTGAAGATTTCTGGGATAATATTGATAAGAATAATGATATTGATGATGTCACTAATATGATTAGACTTAGAGTATCTAATGCTGAAGAAGATTTTATTAATAAGAATCAGGCTGATAAAGAAGATATCAAAACTATTCTTAAAGATACAGCAGAGAGAGTTCAGAATGCTAAGGCTTCAAATGATAATGATTATTCTGAAGCTGTAGAAGAGTCTGAAATGAGAATTGCTAAAGATAAGATTTATAATATTCAGCATGAAAGCTATCATAATGTATTTGATAGAATGGTTAGAAATATTTCTGAAGCTGTATTGAAAGATCAAGTTATCAAAGAACAATTTAGTCTTGATAATGGTAGACTTGATATGGATAAGATTGTAGAATCTGCTAGATGTATGTATACTCTTCTTGAGATGGTATCTAGTCTTAAGATTGAAAAGGTAGATTCTGAATATATTGAATCTGCTCTTAAATCAATTAAATAAAATAAAAGGAGTAGGGTTTTATCCCTACTCCTATATTTATTTAGTAACAGCAACTTTATCAATTAAATTTTTCACATCTCTTATCTTCTTTTTTCTATATTTATTTCTTTCTTTTCTAAAAGTTTTCTTTTTCTTTTTTGTATTAACTGGAAGTTTCTTATATGATTCTGCATTATCAGATTTCCATTTATCATGTTCAATAATATATTGAAGCATCGATAAAATATCTTTTTTGCCTTTATAATTTTGCTTATGATAATGATACTGTATATGTTTATTCTTTACTTTTAATTTAGATATTTTTTCTGAATTAGCATGATATAATTCTACTCCATATCTTGTTGGTTCTGTTGTAATTTTCCAAGCTGATGTTATATTATCTATAAACATAGCATCATCTTCTATATACATCTTCATATAATTATGAAGAATAAATCTATCAATTTCTTCTTTATCTTTATTATAATAAGATACTAATTTTGAACATCTATAACAATGTTCATATCCATGGAGTCTTGCATCATTTTTAGAACTAAATAAAATTATATCTTTTTCAGGAATAGAATTAACACAAATACAATCTTTATAGTGAAATACTTTTCTTTTGGAATCTCCTATAACAGTAAGACTCATGTATTAAACCTTCTCTCCTAAATTCTTATAATAATATTATCTACTCCTATAGATGTAACATTAACCATACTGGAAGTAATATTAATATTATCTTTAGATATAGCAGATATAGTTTTTTGTATTACAAAAATTACTTTATTTAAATAAAAAGCTGAATCTCTATATCCAGAATCATTAGAAGGATTATATTTTACATTAATATCAAGACCACCATATTGATTATTAATAAATCCTACATTATTAGCATCAAGATATATACTAAGATTATTAATAAGCTCCGTTCTAAATTGAGGTAAAGAATAAATATTTTGTCTAAGATAAGAGATGGTAGAAGTAATATTATCTGATTCTAAAACTGTCATGGTTCTACCATCCTTTATTTTTATTCTTTAGTAGTATTTTCTACAGAATTAGATTCTGTCTCTTCTTCTGTTTCATCAAATTCAAAATCAATATCACTTTCTGGAGTGATAATATAACCAAATTTATTTGCTACTTCTACAATAATATCTTCTGCATCCCCAATAGATACATGAGTATAAATCCAATCAAGAAGAGTAAAAGCAAGTCTAAAACAATCAATAGTTACATTTTTAATTCTTCTATCAAAAGCTTTATAGTATTTATCAAGAACTTTAAATTTAACATAGGTTTTACCAATTTCTTCATCATATGTATCATCTTCAGCGCATTTAACTGTAGCTGTAAACTCATTCTTCATTTTAAAATCTTCACAATTTTTAATTTTAAAATATTTAGAATTATTAGAAACTTTCTTTGTAATAAATTTAATAAAATCTTCTTTAGCATTGCAAAGAGTTCCTTCGGTAACTTTAGTTTCAATATTAACATTTTTCTTAATCATTTTTATATCTCCCTATTAATAAGATTATATTTTAATATTGTAATGTATTATTATAAATTATTATTTATTATTTTTCCATATCTGCAAAATTCTTTTCAATCTGTTCTTTTCTCTTATCCCAATCTTTTCTATGCATATCAATTAAAAAAGCAATATTACATGCAGCATGCCAAAGAGCAGGTAAGCCAGATTCAGAATCAACAGCATCTTCATTATCAATATATTCTAAAATATGTCTAAGTAGTGCATCTTTATATCTTCTTTTAGATACATTAATCCAATTAGCGGGTTTATATTTCTTAGCTCCAAACATTCTAACTTCAGTAATTGCTCTTATAATTTCTGTAGGCATAAGAGTAATCTGAAGTTTACCTTTATCATACTTAGCAGCATCACCTTTTTTATTTAATTCTTCAGGATCATGCTTTATAAGTTCAGTTTTTTCAGTAGAAACAGTTCCATTATCAAGAACAATAGAATTTGGTAATACATTAATGTCATACCAATACCCATTTATATACATCTGAGTATATCTAGGATCATTAGGATTTACTCTAGTTTCGTAATTTTCTGGAATTCTAATATCAGATCCTGTAGTTTCATTATTAGTATTAATAGTAGCAGATTCAGATAATTTATATTTATTATAATAATCATCTGTTGCTGAGTTTTTACTACTAGTAGAACTAATTTCTATATTATCTAAAGTAAGAGATTTACCAGTTTCTTCACTAGTAGCTGGTGTATCATCTAATATATTATCAATTTGATTATTTATATTTTCTTTTTCAAAGCTATTAAAATCAACCATTTTATATTTTTTATCCTCCTTTTAAAAATGTAAATAACCAGTATTATCTAAATAATTTATAGGATAATCTGGATTATAATCTTTTCTATTAATTATCTGATTATAATGTTGATAAGAAGTAACACAATTTAAATATTTAATATAAATTTCTACTCTAGGCAATATAGAATAATACTTATGTACTTCTCCATCTGTTACTAAATTATCATCTAACCAAATATTAGCATTAAACATATCGGTATATTTTTTACCAATATTATCCCAATCTGGTTTATTTATATGCCTATGTAAACCAACTTCTGCTAATAAAATATCAGTTTTATTAAAATATGTAGGAGTTTTGAAAAATACATTTATACAAACTTGACATGGAGTTTGAATAAAATTATTTAATTGTATTAATTCAGAATCTATAAGTTTATGCATAAATTTATGATCTTCTGCTGCATTAGGAGAAAATACATGAACAAAACTCCCTCCACCTAAAGCAAGATTCATATAATTTTGTCTATTAATCATTCTAAAACGTGGGCGTTTAGCCCCTTCTGGATCTTCATAAAGAATTATTTTATAATTATAATAAAATAATTGAGATTCCATAACTCTGTATCGTTCTATAATATCATCCATTTTTTGAGGAGAAAGTCTCATAGAATCGATTAAAAAAGAAATACGTTCATTAAAATCTCTTGGAATAGAAGAATATTTAGATTCATATTCTTCCATTTTTAATATTCTTGATTTTTGTTTTGCCAAAAAATTCACCTCATTTATAATTATACACAGGTTATTTATAAAATAAAAAAATATAATAGAGGTAGAAGATATCTTCTACCTCTATTATTTACCATCCTAAACTTCTTACATCAGAAAAGTTTCCTAATAAACCAGCTGCTTTTTGAGCTAATGTTCTCTTTACTCCTCCCCAAAAATCATCTACATAATCTCTAGGAGCATCTCTTAATATCATAGCAGCCATCTTTGCTAATCTAGTGAATTCATAGTCATTTAGATTAACTCCAGCCATTGTAGCTAAGTAATCCATTTCTGCAGTATTACAAATCAATCCCATCATTTTAGATATAAACATATCTGAATATAAATCTTTTAAAGTTATAGTTACATCAGCAGTATATGGTTGTCCCATAACATTCCATCTATCAGGACCACCTTTTGTTATTGATAAGGATTGTATAATTCCAAGATCACAGTTAAATATAGATTTATATGTAGCTCTTACTAAGAAAGGAGCTTCATAAGAATTAGCTCCATTTCCTACTTGTCTAGGACTAGCCATAGAGACTAATAATACTAAAGGCATATATATATTTAAGAATATACTTACAGGATCAGGATCTGGAGATCTTAATTTAAGATTTATATTATAAGATTTAGAATAAGAAGAACCAGACCAAATCTCAGGGAATATAATTTTACCACCAGAAACTATAGTAGTTAATTCTCCAGTAATTCTGGATAATAAATTCTTTCCTACTAAAGCATCTGATAATTGACCTGCAGCATCAGCTAAGTTAGTTCCTAATTCTGTTACTGCAGATCCCATAGCTTTCATAAGACCACCACCATCTTTAGTACCTAATATGAATTGAATTTCTCTTGCTGTCTGAGAGAATCCATTAGCAGTCTGAGCAATCATAGATTCTGTGGTATCATTACTAAAATCTTCACTAATAGAAGTTTCTGCATCTAAATAAAAAGGAACAACACAGTTACTACCAAAGATTTTAGTAAAATCGGTAGACATAAAATGCTCAATATCTAATTTATATAATTGCTCATCTTCATTAGTACCAGGAATAGGTACAGATATATCTTGTATACCCATATAGAAAGCAAGAGCTCTTAATGCAGTATTAGCATACTTTTTATATTCTGGAAAATTCTGTGCAAAAGTATAGTATCTTCCCTCTTGATCAGTGCTGCTATTTCTATCACTATCACGATGGTCATTATTAAGAGCATCATATAGATCTTGTGCTAATCCTAATGCTATTCCTCCTTTATTATGACCTTTATACATAAACATAGGTTCCCCAGGAGTTAAGAATAATATAGGCATAACAGATAAAATTTTCTGACTATATTTTCTTCCTACATGCATATCAGTATCATTTGCTGAATTTGGATTCTCTTCCATTATAGGATCAACATCAGAAGAAAATTGATAAGGAATACCAAATATGCCAGTAATATTATCTGTTATTTTTTTAGCATAATTAGAACTAGATTTTTTACCATTAGCTTGATATATATTGCTATTATGTCTGAGATCATCTACAAGATCTGAATAAGATTCATATGTAACTTGATGTCCATATAATTCTTCAAATTCTGCATTATCATCTATATTATCTTCTATTGAAGTATCTACATATTCATATCCAGGATTAGACGGAGCACTACTACTTTCATCTGGAGAGGCAGAAGGAGTCTGAGTATCTTGTGTATTAGTACCGGTATTATCAGTACTAGGAGTATCAGTATTAGGATTATCTGTTGAAGGATTATCAGGCATTTTATTATACCTCCATTACTAATTAATATGGAGTTGGGCTATTAAACCCAACTCCAATAATATTAAAGTGAACTTGAAATAGCATCTAATTTCTGAATAATAGCAGATATATCAGAATTGATATTACTTACTTTATCCTGATTTTCGATACTAGTAGAATTAGAATTTACTGTAGCAGTAATTCCAGCTAATTTAGAAACAAGATCAACAATAGTAGGCAGTGCAGATTCATATTTACTATTCTCTGCAATAATCTTTAAATACTCAAGAATACTATTAAGAGAAGTAGCAACATCATTAGGAGCACTATAATCTATAGAATGATTTACAGCTCTAGATGAAGTTAAAGAATAATCAGAACTATTATTTGTTTGCCTAGCTATATCAGCTGCAATTAAAGGATCTACTTTATATTTTTTAGTATTTTTGTTTTTAGATGATTTTGTAGCTCCGCCTATAGGAGTCCAAAGACCGGAACCAGCAGCAGTTTTATTCATCATTGATCTTATAGCTTCATTATCAGCTTCCCAAGATTCAGCAGCTTTGCCATATAATTCATAATATCCGCCTTCATAGTCAGGCCGTCCAAAACCAGTAAGTTTATTGGCTAGAGTAGATCCATCTCCTATCTTAAAATGATGTCTTGCAACCATTCCACCATTACGATTATATTCATTACCACTACCAGTATTTCCTTCTATGGTATGAATAGTTCCATCAGGATCAACTTTTTCTACTAACCCGATATGAGAAGCTTTATTATTTGTAAATATTACAAAATCTCCTGGTAAAGCATCTTTTTCATAAAATGCTCCTGCTTTTTTAAATTGATTTTTAAATGCTGTAACACCTACTTGCACAGGACCTCTAAGAGCTATATCTCTAGCTTTTGCATTACCATTATAATTTTTATCCATTAACCATGATACAAATGATGCACACCATGGTTCCTTATCATAACCAGTAAATTTACCATAATCAGTAATATTACCTGAATTTGGTTTTCCATATGAACTATCATTTGGATCGTTGCATACACCACCTTCTTCGACACCAAGTTGAGATCTAGCTATATCAATATAACTAGCAGCTGTTCCCTTTCCTGGTGGGGTTGGTAAAGCTTTACCAGGTTCTAAGTGCTGCATACGATGAAAATCTCCAGCAGATCCTGAAGCTCCACCTACAAATTTATATAATGGTAATCCAGAACCTGAAGCAGTAGCTCCACTCCAATCAGGTCTACCAAATCCAGTGAGTTTTTTATCCATGGAACTTCCATCGCCTAAAGTCCACTGATGTCTAGCAACAACACCACCATTACGGTTAAATTCATTGCTAGATCCAGTATTACCTTCAATTGTAGAAATCTGTTTTCCATTAACAGTTTCTACAATACCAGTATGAGAAGATCCATTTTTAAATATTACAACATCACCAGGTTGAGGTTCATTTGTCATTGCACCAGCACTTTTGAAATTATCCCAAAGACCTGATACAGCAGCAGAAATGTTTCCTTTTAAAGCTTTATTTCTAGCAGTTTTATCACCATTAAATGTTTTATCCATAACCCAGGATACAAATGAAGCACACCAAGGTTGCTTATCCATTCCCATAAATTTACCATAGTCTGTAATATTACCAGAGTGGGGAATCCAGTTACCACTCTTATCTTTTTCACCAAGTCCACCTTCTAAAACACCAAGTTGAGATCTAGCAATTTCTATCATAGAATGAGGAGTACCATAACCAGTAGGATAAGGTTTTGCATGTCCATCATCTCTATCATCATAATCATATTCACTTGATGCACCAGCAGCTGATTTACCACCTATATATTTATATAATGGTAATCCAGAACCAGTTCCAGTTGCTGTAGTTGTTGATGAAGATGTTGATGGCTGTTCTGTAGTATATCTCTTAGAAAGAATATATCTTTTTGCATCACTATTAGCATCAGTTACAATAGGTCCAACTCCAGAGCCATGACCAGCTCTTTTTCCTTGACCCATATACATCTCTACGTGACCAACTCTATATTTTCTTCCAGAAGAAAATCCAGAAGTAGGTCTTGAATAAAGAAGTAAATCACCAGGTCTTAATCTATCAAGATTTGGTCCTGATGAGGTTTGCTGTAATGGATCACCACTTGTATATTTATCAACAATTATACCATTAGAACTATCTAAAATTTCTGGTGTAGAACCACCAGGATTAACACCAATCGAATTTTTAAGAACCCATTGAACAGTAGATGAACAGTCTGAACTTCCTTTAGATGGATCTCTTGCACCACTCATAGAATAATGAGATGTACCAAGAATAGAATTCATCTTTTGCACAATAGCATTCTCTTGTGTAGTATTGCCACTAGATGTTGCTACGCCACCAGAATTTGATGATGTATCAGCTGTTGTTACGCTTGCATCGCCATTAGATTCAGTTCCAGCATTAGCTCCAAGACTAAATCCACCTGTAATAAGTTTAAATATACTTGCAGCAGTTCCACTAAGCCCTTTTCCAACAGCTTGAAATACTTTACTGAATGCACTACTAAGAATACTAGAAAGATTAGTACCTCCAGGAGCTCCAGATGAAGCAGCTGCTGCAGAACCTTGTGCATTACTACTACTATTAGAAGAATATCCAGATGGGGCTGTTACATTACCAGAAGCATCAATTTCATAATGAGCTTCTCCATGTTTCTGACGCATTTCATCAGAAATATATCCAAATGGATCAGATTTATCATCCGGGAATAATGAGAATTTCCAATCTGAACCATATACATTTTTGATAGGCATACCAAGAGTATACATAGATCTATCTTTAGCCCAGCTTGGTGTATTTTTTGCTCTTGCTTGGAATCCCATTCCCTTAGTGAGTCCAGTAGATTTTCCATTAATTATTGCTAAATCAGCAAAACAATCATGTTCATCTACATATCTAGGTAAAGTTCTTTTACCATTATTAAATACATCTGTAGCAGCAGCAAGAGCAGAAGGTTCAATTTTAGCACTACCATTAAATCCTTCTTCATATCTTGTTGCTCCTTTAGCAAACCAGCCGCCTTTAAGATGTTTAATAAGGTTTTCTGCATTAGCCCTACTATCATCTTTCATATCAACTTGGTTTGCCATTAATGATGCTTCTGCATATCTACCTTGAATTCCACCTTGCTCATTCTGAATAATATTAGCAGCACCTTTTAATTGTTGCTCACTAAGATTATATTTCGGGAATTCAAGAACAGGTCCAGAAGCTGTACTAGAAGATGAAGTACTTACACCTGCAGTTGTTGTTCCAAAACTAGTATTAGCTGGAGGATTAGCAGAAAACTTATTTAAATAAGTTTCTCCATAACTCTTTCTTGTACCAGTCTGTTTTTGCCATTCAGAAGGACTTTCAAAATCTTTAAGTACAAGATCAGATGCTTCTTGTAAATTATTAGTTGTAGTAAGAGTTTTATATACTCCAGGATATTTATTTTTAAGCTCATATACAAGATATTCTAATTGCGTATTAGGATCTGCTATAGATACGCCTTTAGATTTAACAAGATCATACAATCCTTCTTTTCTAGAAGGAGATGTCCATTGAACAAGTCCATAGCCATATTGATAATCTTTACCACTACTATTTTTATCTGGATATCTTGGATGTAAGAAATGAGTTTTATCTAAAGTACCATTATCAATAGCAGCAGTATAAGATTCATCGGTATAATTACCTTTACCTGTTTCTCTTAATCTATTGGCACAAAGCTTTTCTAATTTATTAAAAGTAATTCCAGATTCACCATAAAGATTACCCATTAATCCAGCTGTACCAGCATCTGTAAGTCCAGCAGATTTAAGATAATTCCATACAGCACCATCAGATTCTTTAACTGGATTACTACCACCACCAGTAAGTATTCCAAGTTTAGCATTATTAAGAATCTTTTTATTATATACAGTAGGAGCTCCTAATTCTGGATCATCAATAAGTATATTTCCTCTTGAATCAGATCCTCTAGCTACAACATAATGAGGATTTGGTCCAAATGGAGAATTTACTTTAGATTTATTAGATCTATCCTGTCCAAGTAATATAGTAGGATTACCTGACCCAACAGCTCCTCTAATAGAATTTTTAGAATTAGTATAAGAAGTTCTAATTCCATTTGCTCCTAATATATCAGAGAAATAAGATGCTCTTGTACCTACACCAGAAGATCCAGCTACATATCCACCAGCTTCTGCCCAAGATACGGCATCATCAAGATTACCACCTCTACCATATGCTCTAAGCACAGTAGCAGCAGTAGCAGGACCACAGCCATTTTCATCTACATTAGAAGAACCAAATTTTCTATTAGAACCTCTTTGGGTAACATGAATGCCAGATCCAGTTCCAGTAACAAAGTTTTTAACTGTTGTAGCAGCATCATCTACTATAGTTGTAGCGGTATTCCAACCACTAGATACTTTATTACCAACCCAATCTACTTTATCTTTACCCCATTCTATAGCATCTCCAACTTTATCGCCTATGAAACGTATAGCTCTTACAACTTTAAGAGCCATTTCCATAATTCCACCAGTAAGAGATACTATACTATTATTAATACCAGAATAAATATCTGAATTATCTTTAACTAAGAAAGATTCTACAGTAGATTTATAAGTACTAAAATCTTTAGAATTATCAGAATATTCCCAAAGTTTAGATACCACATTTTTAATATCGGGAATAGAGCTTTTAGCTTTTGTAAATATTTCACTAATTTTATTTCCTAATGCATTTATAGCTGTAGGAATTAAATAACTAAATTTATATCCATAATTAGCTATTGTAGATATTACTCCAGTTTCACTACCAGCATCAGAATTATCAGAAGATATTAATCCTTTAAGATCTCCTGCTATCATATATTCTCTAGTAGCTTTTCCAATAGCACCAATATTATTAGCTTCTTTTACTACAAATTCTGCTACAGATTTTATTCCGCCTACAATCTTATGACCTATAAACGAATATACTGTAGGCATAGTAAGAGCAGCTGAAGTTGCAACATTAGCAGCTGTTGATACAACTCCAAAAGGATTATCTTCACTTACTGTAGATTTATTTGTCCAAAGACCAACAATATCTCCAGATTTAAAAGAATCAATATTTTGAGATACGGTATCCCCAATATCTTGAGCGATAGTTCCAGCTATTTCAATATAGGGTTCAATTGCAGTTTTAACTTTATTAGCTAAATCTTTTATAGAATTTCCAATCTTAATTCCTGTATATTTTATAAATAAACCAGGAACTATAGCTACTTTAGCATTATTAGATATAGCATTTGTAATTCCATAAAGAGGATTATCTTCCTTGATTTTAGGTTTAACATTAATAACATCACTCATCTTAGAAGATCTATTTATAAATACTTTTTCCATATCACCAGCAAGACCAGTGACAGCAGTTATAGCTTCTTTTAAGTAATCTTTTCCTTTAGCTAATTTATTTCCTGCAGCAGCTATTAAGTTTTTAGCACCATTAGCAACTCCTGTACCAAAATTCTTAATACCTTTTATAGCTTTAGATCCTGCAGATTTAACAGTAGTAACTGCTTTAGAACCTAAATTTTTAGCTCCTTTTGCAACTCCAACTCCAAAATCTTTTACTTTACCAATAGTACCACCAATAGCCTTTTTAACTTTTTCTTGTGTTGTATATTCACCAAGTTCATTATGAACATATTCTTCAAGAGTAGCTCCAGGATTATTAGTAGCTTTTCTATATTCCTCAAGAGTAATCTTAGCTTCAGCTCTAGCTTTATCTAATCCACCAAGATCAACTCCAAATTTATTAAATACCCAGTATAATACATTAAATAAAACTTCAGTAGGTATAAGTCCTCCAATTCCGGGAATAGCATAATTAATAGCATTTAATGCAGCTGCCAATAATCTTTGAGGAATTGTGGGATCTATAGTAATGCCAAGAATAACTTTTGCTCTAGGTTTTTCAAAACCATCTTCAAGAGCAAGAATAATTCTTCCTATATATACAACAGTACCAATAGTACTTAATAATTTGCCAAGACTAGCACCACCATTTTGTGCAATAGCTTGACCTGCTGTTTCTGCAGCTTCATCTGCAGCAGCTCCAGCTTGTTTTATACCAAGTTTATTAAATACCCAGTTAAAGATACTTTTAAGTCTATCAGCTATAGTAGAAATAAGACCATTATCAGCTACATCTGTTAAGAAATTAGTAGCTCTTTTTCCAAGATATTTCTCCGAAAATGATCCAAATACGGAACCACCTTCACCAGTAGTAAGTTTAGTGGCACCTTTCTTAACAAATTCTGAAACTTTTGGAAGATTAGACCCTAATTTAGAAGCATATTTCATAGGAGCAGCTAAAGCTTTTCCTACAATAGGAATATTTCCTACAGTACCTCCTACTACTTTAGCACCTATAGATCCAATTTTCCCACCAAAAGCCATTCCAGAAACTAAATTAAAACCAGTAGTTTTAATTCCTCTGTCTACAGCATAATCTGATACAAAATCATCTTTATCATAAGCAAGCATATTACGATTTCTAATGACATTTTCTACATCTTTAGATCCATAATATGCTCTTTCTAAAGGATTCATATCTTTACTACTTTTAAGAGTAGAAAGATCTATACCTTTACGAACTCTAGAGTCTTTATCTGTTCCTTCTAACTTATCATGAGCTTTATTAAATAACCATCCAAGACCAACAGCAGATAAAGCTGTAGCTAATCCACCACCAGTAATAAATTCTCCAAGGCCTTTAGTAATAGCTCCACCGATACCAGAAAGGGCTCCAGATAATCCACCACCAGCAAGATTACCAAGTAAACCACTTATAGCACTAGTAATAGGAGATAAAAATCCACCAATAGCACTAGCGGCTCCACCAAGTAATTTCTTTAATTTATCAAATATTGTTTCTTTCTTTTCTTCTTTATTAATACCAAAAATTCCTTTAAGACTTGTAAGAAGACCTCCACCAAGAAAGAAATTATAAAATCTTGTTCTAAGATTTTTCTCTTCCTTTTCTTCATTCTTCTTATCCTTAGTTTCTTTATTAGATAAATCAGGAACCCATTTACCACCTCTAAATTCTTCATTTTCTCCAGTGGTAGGATTCTGTCTTGTATCTCCTTCTTTGGGCCCAGAATTTTCAGAAGATTTACTTTCTTCACTAGGAATTTTTGTATTTTCTTTAGCTTTATCAAAAGAATTTTTTTCAGGTAAATTAACTCCAAGATGTTGAGCAATAGCTTTAACAGGAGTTAAAATATTTTCAAGAATAGTATTTCTTTTATCATCAAGAGGATGTTCATTTTTATCTTGCTCTATTCTATCTGCAAGAGTTTTATTTTCATCTTGTATCCATTTCTCTCTATCATTTTCACTAATTTTTCTTAAATCAGCATTTGTCTGACGTCTTAATTTAAGTAATTTTTTATCGCTAAGCTTACCAGATAATCCTCTAAGATCATAACCTTTATATTCATCCTTAGAGAATTCTGCTTCTTGAGCAGCTCCCCAATTATCTAATTGATTATATCTTTCATTAAATTCTGCTTGTTTTGCAGTAAGTAATTTAATAGCTTCTTCGGCTCTTTTATTAGTTATACCTTTATATTTACCAGCTTTGATATCAGCTATTACTCTACTATAGTCTGTATGCTGAATACTCTTTTTATTAAAACCAATACCAACTTTAGTAGTTGTAGTAGCTCTTCGCATAGCTGATCTAAGAGCATTAACAATTTTAGGATCAGCAGCTCCACCATTATCTAATGTAGCTACCATAGTATCTGCTAAATCTTCTCTTTGAGAAGCAAGAGCTTTTCTAGCATTCTTTTCACTATTAGCATAAAAATGTACTCTTTGTACAAAATCTTTAGCACCTTTAATATTTCCAGATGTTTCATATGCTGCTAAAGTTTTATCATAATCGGTAGCTTTATCTCCCATTGCTGCTACTCTTTCGGCAGCAGAAGCAGAAGAATAACCCATCTTTATATTATGTCTATTAAGAGCATCACCAAGCCCACCAATACCTTTAAATGGAAGAGCTGCAAGTTTTCCACCAAAAGTTAAGGCTTTATCTCCAGTGAATCCAATAGCTGATAATAATCTACCAATAGTTTTATTAAATATTTCTCCAATATTTCTTCCGATACGATGAATTATAGATTTTATTCCACCTGTAACTTCATCAAGCATTTTAGTTCCCTTACCTTTAACCCAATCGGTAAGAGGATCAAAAAGTTTCTTTACATTTGTAAATATAGTATTTTTAAAGAAATCTTTTACTTTACCTATTCCAGTCTTTACATAATCAGCTAAGGGATCAACTACTCTAACTTTAAGTGAACCAATGATACCACCACGGCGTTTTCCATCTACACCTTCATTTCCAAATAATGCAGAAGATATGAATTCTTGTACTTTTTCTTGATGTGCAAGCATATCAATACCAGCACCAAGTACAAAACCACCAAGAAGTCCTCCAGGAGCAATACCCATAGCTCCTAATACTGATCCTATAGCTCCAGATTTGGTAAGTTTAGGTAATCTCTTTTTAATAAAATTAGAAACTTTAGGAGGAAGCATTCCTCCCTTACCTTCTTCATCACCAAAAAGTTTTTTAGATATATCATCAGAGTTCTTTAATACATGAACTCCAGCACCAATAGCAAATCCACCAAGAAGTCCTAATCCAGAACCAGTCATAGCACCAGCAATAATAGCTCCAATAGTACCAGAGGACATAGTTTGAGGAAGAGACTTCTTAATTACTTCCATTGCAGATTTAGCAACATCTTTACTATCTTTATATTTCTGCCCAAAAGCATTTTCTAAAGACTCATCAATTTGTCTACCTGCATTAATTACTTTCTTACCAATTTTACTATTTTTTGCATTATCATATAATTCTTGTTGTTTCTGCTTTTTTAATTTTGCTTTATATTCAACAGATTCTTTTATCTGATTAACTGTTGCTCTTATTTTATCAATACTAGCTTTTCCTTTAGCAGCTCCAGTATTAATAGCTTTAACTGCTGCTTCAATTTCTGATTCAGAAGCATCAGCAAATACTAATTCTTTAATTTTATCAACTATTTTTTTATTTTTATAAGGTTCTCCACCTTCTCTATAACTTCCCCAATAGTCATCTTTATTTCCACCCTGAGCAACCCATCTGCGATAATTCATAGCTTCTTGAGCTCTTTGAGATGACTTATTAGTTCTTCCTCTATAAAAAGGATTCTTCTCAGAAGGAATAATCATTTCTCCTTCTGATACAGACACCATACCAGATTTAGTAACAAAACCACCTCTAGCACCACTAGGTTTAGAACCTCTATCAGAGAAGAATTCTACTACTCGACCAGCAGATTGTCTAGCGTGACCCCATACAGATCTACCCATTCCTCTAACTTGATCTTTCATAGAACCAAAATATTCTCTACCAAAATCAGATTCTTTAAAATTTCTCCACTTTTCTCCAAGCCAGTTCTTTGCTTTATCTTTAAGCTCATCTATAGCTTTAGCAATATTTCCAGGAAGATCTTTAATAGCACCAAGTAAACCACCATTAGCAATCATCTGGTTAATATTATTATTACCAAAGAACATTTTAGAGAGTGCATCATTAAATTTATCTATTCCTCTAGTAAATATAGATGATCGTTCATCCTCTTTAGCTCTTTGTTCAGTTTTATTAAAAGAAGATTTTTTGAAAGTACCTTCTCTAGAATCATACTCATCGGTTATACGAGTAGTACTTGATCCCTCTCTTCTATTTCTAATTTGATCTTGTCTTTCTTCTTGTTCCTGTATTCTTCTAAGTTCTTCACTTATTGGAACATCATATCTATTATTTCTTCTTCTAAATGTTCTTCCTCTGCCTCTACTAAAATTCTGAGTACTTAAAGCATCCTCTAAGTATTTAAAAGAACTATAAAAACTCTGTAAATAGAAATAGATATCATGTCCTTTATTATCTTTAAGACCTAATATAGAATTGGTATAAGCTCCAGTTTTATTCATATTATAGCTAGCTTTAGCAAGACCAGAACCATTAGAGATCATACCAAAAGTTCCTTGACCTGCACTAGCCATAAATTTATTATTACCAACTCTACTATTATAAACAGCACTACTAAAAGATCCAGCATGTTTATTAAAAGATTTCTTTAATTGTTCAGCAGATCTTTTACTAATAATACCTTTTTGTGCAAGATCATTTAATACTGTACCAGCATCAGCAAAGGAGTCAATATTATTAAGAGTAAAATACTCCATTACTCTATCAAAATCTCTAGAAAGATCTAATGTTCCTTTAGATCTATATGTCATCATAGACTCACCAGTAGAAAGTTTAGCATTATATTCATCGATGAAATCTCTGGTAATAGTATCTTTTAATCTATAATTCTCTGAAGCAATAGCTTTTCTTCTTTCTTCTTTGAACTGTTTAGTTGCTTGATTAACAGTTTCCCACTTACCAGTTTTATAATTAAAGACTTTAGGAGTTCCTCCTAATTGAGAAATAATCATAGCTAACTGAGTAGGAATAACTTCAGTTAAGGCTTTTTTACTTTCTCCATCCCAATCGACAGGACCTCTATTATATTTGGAATGATCAATTTTCTTATTGGCTTTAGGAGTAATATCAAGCGCATCTAAAATAGCACTTAATATACCTCCACCTTTACCATAAATATCAGTTTTTCTATTCTTAGATATATTTCTAGCTCTAGTAGATATAGCAGCAGCTAATTGAGTAAATCCACCTCTAAGGATATCTTCTGTTCTATTAAGACTCTTACCAAATTTAGAAGATTGTAATCTATTAGTAAGACCAAATACTGCTAATTGAGCAATAGGAGAACTAATAGCTCCAGATTCAAAGATCATATCCAGCATTTCAGGGGATAAGAGATCTGAAAATGCTCCAAGTGCAGTAGAATTCATGAATTTAGTTTTAGCATGACTACCCCATTTTTTCAAATTAGGTAATCCATTACCAAATACATCTTCCCAAGCAGAAGTTTTATATCCAGTATTATTAAATCCTTTTTTCTTAGTCTCATATCTCTCTGTGAGAATTCTATTAATATTCTCTAAATATTTAGTCTGCATAGCCATTTCTGTAGTAGCAGCCTGATAGAAATTCCCAGAGTTGATAATATGAGTATTAATAGGCTTAGCTAAATCCTGATGAAGATTAAGAATACTAGTATTAATAACTGCTAAAGAGTTATTAACCATACCAAACATTCTGTTAGTAGTCTTAATACTAAGCTTAGTATTAGCTTTACTAGCTCTTACTATCTCATCAGTAGAAGCAGCAGTAAGTTTCTGCTGTGTCATAGAAAGAGAATTAATAGCTTTGGTTTCTCCAGATGAAGACTCTGAAGAGTCTTCACCAAAATCTTCATCGATATCAAAGTCTAAATCATCAAAAGAGAAACCCTCTTTTTTCATATACTCATTAAGAGCAGCTTTCTCTCTTTCAGGGTTATAAAACTTACCTGTACGAATATCATCTAAAATATTCTTTTTCTGTTTATCAAATTCCCTAGTAAGTCTTCCATCTGTTTCATCTAACTTATTTCTAATATTTCTTTTAAAATCTTTAGCAAAGTCATACATTTCCTTTGCAGATGAAGCTGTTTCAGTAATATACGATGTTAAGGTAGGATTAACACCTTTAATCGATTCGACTGTAATATATCCAGCAGACCTAAGTACATTCTTAGCATAGGTCTTCGGATCAAATCTAGCCATATTACTATCCTTTCAGTAAATAATCTATTATGTTGTAGTTGAATTTGACTATACTATAGAAAAAAAAATAAAGGAAGAGGAATTTCCTCTTCCTTTATATATTATTTATTTTTAGTCTCATCTGCTAACTCATAAGCATTTAACTTTAAATAATCAGAAATATTTTCATACATACTATCCATGGAATCCTGATCAATTCCTCTAAATTTTATTCTAGCAGGAAATACTCTAATTACTTCATGAGTTACATTATGAGTATGACAAATAATAGCCCACCCAAATACATGCAAAATCATATTAATAAATGTAAGTAATCCTGAGTCTCTAAATTCATCCCAAGATTTATCATTTATCATTTCTTTATTTAATTCATTACCTCTCATATATTAATCCTCTTCTTTATCATCCTCATCGTCTTTTTCAATTTCTTCATATTCTCTTTTAATATTTTTATTATTAAAATTATAACATGAGAGATCATTTAGATCTACATTTTCTATAGTTAAATTTTCATAAGGCCAAGCCCAGAAGCATCCATTTACAATAAGTTTATTTTCTGTATCAGAAATCTGATCGAATATAATCTTTACAGGGCAGAATCCTTCTTTAATAATCTTATCATCATTGTTCTTAAATTCTATTCCATAAAAATAAGATTTAATTTCTTTTCTAGTAAGATTAATTATAGTAAGATACATATAGTTAGAAGAAGTAAGAATAAATTCTTCTCCTTTTTGTACTGCATATACAAGTAAATTATATCCTAGAGTATGATAATTTCTACCAAAATTCATATAAGGTTCATATTCATTAGTAGATTCATTATATTTAAGAATATCATAAGAACAGATATTCCAATAATGAGCTTCTGGATCTTCATATCTATAGTTATTTTCTATTATCTTCCATTTATTTTCTGGAAAATAACTATCATCAAAATCCGTTCCAGGTATTAATTCATTTGATGAAACTTTTACATATCCTTTTTCAATATAATCATTAATATTTATTAGCCCTAAGTCCTTTGTCATAAGTAGTTCCTATAACCTTTCCTTTTTCATCAGCAATAATCCAACCAGGAGTTTTATTAATAGCTTTAACTCCGCCATGTTCAGGAATCATTACAGTAGAATTATTAGCAGGAACTCTAGCTTCTCTAGATGCAATACTCTTCCAAGCAAGCTGAACATCAGAATCAATTCTTCCACCAAGAGGAAGTTTTCTTCCAGTCTGCAGATAAGAATACACAAATTCTTTAGAAAGGTTTACCATAGCTTGAGCATCATTTTTAGTAAACTCATACTTATCAGCTAATTCTGTAGCTTCTTTAATAGGAAGCTTAGTAATATTAGATACAGCACTAGCTACAACTTTTCTTAATTCTTTAGAAGGATAATGAGTATCTACTCCATTTAATGTACCATAAATATTAGTAGAATATTCGGTATCATTCATAAGAGCTTTCATAACTGTAATTTCATCTTTTTTAGATGCTGATTTCTGTTTAACATTTTTAGTTACAGTATCAATTACTTCTCTTACTTTCTCCATTATTATTTTCTCCTTCTTTATCAGTCTCATTATCATCAATGAATGTTATAGCATTCACCATTTTCTTTTTTCCACGTAAAGAAATAAACTCATTTAATTCTTCTGGCGTAGTATGACATAAAATTTTATAAAAATTTTCTTTATTCATTACTAATTCTCCTCAGACCATACTAATCAATAGTTTGAGAAACATTAAAATTTAATTTTCTTCAGTATTGACAGTATATGTAGAAGAAGATTTATAATTATCTTTCAAAAGAGATCCATTCTTTAAAGCTTCATCTACTTCAGAAGGTTTAATATCCATTAATTTAAGAGGATCAATAGATTCATCTCTATAAGCAATTTTTCTATATTTACATTCAATGCTACAGAAAAGGCACATAGCTCCAGCTGTTAAAGTAAAACATCTATTACTTAATGCAGACATAGTCTTATCATATTTCTTATCAATATTTTCAATTTCTTCTTTATATTTAAGATTCTCTGCTACAATAGCTGATATATGATTGATTGTAGCTTTCTGCAATTTAGGATCTAATTTAGCAAAATTATTACTAAGATTTCTTAAAGCCATTTCATTTGTCATTTTTATTTTCTCCTTTTATATTTAATTTAATACTTCATTATTATAATATATGCTCAAAAATAATTTTTTATCAGTTAATAGTGGTAGGGTGAACTTTTCTATAATCTATATATAGGAGGAAGCAAAATTAATGGTATCATTAGATGATCTTAAAGAATTGGTATTATATAAGAAACCATTCTTTTTGCCTATAGATCCTAAAAATAAGAAACAGGGATCTGCCATTATGCTTTTGACCCCAAATTATAAATCTTCTATGTTTGCCATGACTGCTCCTTATGCTGTTAATAGAAGATATTTTGAATCTTATTATTTTGAAAGATCTATTACTAGATATATTAAGAATGAATCTGTATATGAAACTGATGATCCTGGAGAGTATTTATTTGAAGAAGCTCTTTCCAGTAAAGATAGAAAAGCATTACCTGATTCAGATTTTGGATTACCTTCTCAAAGAAGATATCCTATGCCTGATAAAGCACATGTATTATCTGCTATTAGATTCTTTAATCATGTTGAAGAAGAATATGAAGCTGAATTAGCTAAAAATATTATTAAAAAGATTAAAGCTTTTAATATGGCTGATGAAGTACATGTTGGAAAAAATAATAGATTTCTTCCTTATTGGGAGAAATCTGGATTAGCTAAAAATTTAAAAGAATCTGTAGTTGAAGAAGAAATCTATGAAACTTCAGATGATGATTATCTTAATGAAATTGTAGTAACAAAAGGTATTGATATTTTAAATAAGAAATTATCTTCTGCATCTAATATTGTATTTTCTGGGTATAGAAGAGATATAAATGCTGTATCTAAATATATTACTAAAGAATATGGTATTTCTCCTTTTGAAGTATTGGATATAGATCCTCCTAAGAAGATTGTAGTTATAGTAATTAGTGATCCTAATGCTGAAGAAGAAATTACTTATGATACTTTAACTCTTTATACTCCTAACGCTTTTAAAAAGAAGGGATATGATTTTGATTATAAGATTTATACTCAATTTATATTCCAGCTTTATGCCATATACAGAATTAAAGTAGTTGTAGGAACTAGAGTATTAGATGTATTTGCTGAGCCTCTTGCTATTCTCTTATCAGGTGCTGCTGATGGAAAATTAGATAATCCTAAATATGAAGATAAATTCTATTCAGAAAAGGTATTTGCCTATATTATAGAAGAATATGGAATGGCAGAAGTTAAGAAAATTCTCATTGGAAATTCTTTAGGATTATTCTATAAATATGCTAAAGAATATTCTGCTAAATATAGAAAAAATGCTAGAAAAGCTCTTGGAGAATCTGATTTTGGAATCGAACAAGATTGCTATGATTATATAGAAGAGGCTAATAAACTTGCTTCTCTTTCTGAAGAAGAATTAGCTATTCCTGAATCTATTAAAAAGATTCAAAATATGGCTTCTAATCTTAAAAGAAGAATTAGAAGACAATCTGTATATAAATTAAATAAAATTAAAAGAGATCTTGTTAGAGGTAATCTTGGCACAGAAGAAAGAGGTACTGGATTATCTACTATTCAACAACTTCAGACTGGCGATATTACTGGTGAGTCTAAACCTGAAAATATAGAAGAAGGTACTTTTGAGAAATTTAAAGCTTGGTCTAAAGGAGATTATATTCTTGAAGGAAATTTAATGTATCTCTTTGAAGATAATATTAATTATGATATGCTTCTTAGACGAGCATTATATAAAGATAGACTTAGAAATGTCAAACAAGCTATGGCTATCTATAAGAATGTAAAAGCCACAATGCCTTTTATTAAATATACCTATCCTGATATTTATAGATATAATAAGAAAAATTTATTCTATGATCTTTCTTATTATAATGAAACCTTCTTTAAAAACTTTGATGAAGTAAATATTGATGATAAGACTAATTCATTAAGAAAATTTAAGATCTATGCAGAATTAATGAATAGATTAATCTCTTCTAATGAATTAACTGCTTATACTAAGAAAACTATTTTTATTCCTATTCTCGATTGGAGACATAATAGTTCAACTAAGATGTGGATGTATAAAGAAGATGTCAATCCTATTTCTGTAATTTATTATTATATGAAATTTGATCAGATGTCTCTTAAGAGATTATTTGCTAATTATAATGTCGTATTTTTAGGAGCTAAAAACTATTTTAAAGTAAACTTTAGTTCTACTGATTTTAGTAAGCCTAAAAATATAACTAAATTTATGATACTTATTAAAAGAATTATTACTCTTGGTTATAATTCTCCTGCAGATCCTGATCCAGAAGGTGAATTTGAAGATTCTCCAACTGGTATTGCTATGGATATTGTTGATAAAATTGAAAGATCACAAAATGTATCTATAGATAATGTATCTAAACTTGCAGGATTAAATAAGTCTATTGAATTATTTGATGATAAACCTAATAATATTAGTTCATCTTTAGATCCTGATAGTAATCTTAAGCAAGCTATTAAAAAAGAAATAGTGAAAGATGAAAAAGATACTGATCTTACTAAAATATCTATAACAGGTAAGACTGAAGTTAAAGATAGAACTAAATCTACTAGAGGAAGAAAAGCATCTGTTCCTGTAGAAGTTGAAAAAGTTACTGTAACACAGACTCAAGCAACTAGTGATACTAAATCATCTTCTGAAGATAAAGCTGTTAATACTACATCTGAAGATGAAAAGAAAGATGCTATTCTTGATAAGATTGCTAATGTAGCAAATAATGCTAAATCAGTTGATGATGCTCTTGATAAATTAAATGATGAAGAATTTAAAGCTCTTATTGTATCTTTACAGACTGACTCTGAAGAAAATGTAAGAGTAGATAAGGCTAGAGCATCTAAAATTATTCAAATTGAAGATGAATTTCATAAAAAAGAAGTAGCAGGAAAATCAGTCAAAGAGATGCTTGCACATGATCCTGCTGAGACTAAATTACAATCTACTAGTCTTAAAGTGGCATCTATTAATACTGACTGGAATAATATGACTTTTATGAACTTTGATAAAACTTATGATCCAGATGCTGATATTATTAAGATGCTTGATTCAATGCAGCATTGGACTTTCCCGATTGCTGTTAAAAATATTTCCATAAAAGATAACTCTACTTCAGAAGATTATGTAGATCTCTGGACTATAGAATGTATCGACTTTAAAGGTACAAAATTTACTTTAAAAGTAGATATACCTAAGTTTATTAAAGGATCTAATCTTCTTAAGTTAAGAGGAAATGAAAAGAATGTTTTTATTCAATCTGTATTGATTCCTATTATTAAGACTAATTTAGATGAATGTCAGATTATTGGTGTTGGTGGTTATAATAAGATATTTGTAAGAAGATTTGGTGGAAGAAAAGGTCAGTCTATGCCAGCTGCAAATAAGCTTATTAGAACTTTAAATAAATTAATAAGAAATAATTCTACTCAAATTAATATAACTCTTGGTGATAATACTAATGTATGTGCTAAGTATGAATTACCTATAGACTATATTGATGTAGCATCTGTTATTGATAGTATTGAGACCAATAAATATAAATTCTATTTTAATCAGGATATTTTTAGAACAGAATATGTCATAGATAATTCTAAAGGAATTCCTATTGGAATAGAAAAGAAATATGATGCTAAAACTAAGAAAGCCACAGAATATATTATTTATTATTCTGGATCTATAAAGAGTATTCATCCAAATGTTATTGGATATATGAATGAATTACTCTGCGGAGAGTGTGAAGAGTTTAGAAAAATTTATTCTAGTTTACCCTCTGCTGGTTCTAGGTATACATATTCTCAGGCTAGTATTTTAAATACTAAAATTCCTGTAATTATTCTTTGTGGATATTTAGAGGGATTAATCTCTACTCTTAAGAAAGCTGGTGTAGCTTATCAGTTTGTACAAGAGTTAGATAGAGGATATAGATATTCTGATAGACATGATTATATCAAATTTAAAGATGGATATTTACTTTATGAAGTAAATTATTCTTCTTCTTTACTTATGAATGGTTTTAAGGAATGCGATACAGAGTCTTATTCTATTAAAGAAGTAAATAGTAGAAGAATGTATTTAGAATTCCTTGAAAATTATGGTGGAGGATTAAAAGCAGATGGTATTGAAAACTCTTATGACTGTATGCTTGATCCTATAAGTAAAGAAATATTAGCTCTCTATAAACTTCCTACCGATTATGTGTCTGTAATACTTCATGCTAATAATCTTCTTTCAGATAATAAGTATGTAAGACATACAGATCAGGCTGGTAGAAGGTGGAGAAGAAAAGAATTAATTGCTGGATACTTTTATAAAGCTTTAACTAACTCTTATCTTGAATATGCTAACTCTTTAAGACGTAATAGAAAATCTGTTAAGATTAGTATGAAACAATCTGCTATTATTGATCTTATTATTTCAGTAGATCCTGGTACTACTAATTACTCTACAAATAATGTAATCAATGATGTAGAATGTACTAATACTGTTACTAATAAAGGATTAGTAGGAATGAACCAAGCTAGAGCATATTCCGTAAATACTCGTACTTATGATGAATCAATGCTTAATGTTCTTGGTATGGATACTCCTTTCTCTGGGAATGTTGGTATTAATAGACAAGCCACCATAGATGCTAATATTGAAAGTGAGAGAGGATTAGTTAAAACTATAGATGGTGATGCTAGCAAATTATCTGTAGCAAAAACATTAACTATTACAGAGGGATTGACTCCTCTTGGATCTACTCATGATGATCCCCAAAGAACATTAATGACATATGCTCAGACATCTAAGCATTTGGTTAGATGCTTGAATAATGATCCTATGTTAGTTACTACAGGTGCAGATGAAGCATTGCCTTATCTTACATCTAATATATTCTCTTATAAAGCTGCTCAAGATGGCACTGTAATTGAATTAGTTGAGCATGGTGAATTTAGAGATAACTATATGGTTGTCCAATATAAAGATGGTACTACAGAATATATTAATCTTAAAGAAGAGATTAAGAAGAATTCTGATGGTGGATATTTTGTTCCTGTTAAATTATCTACTGATTTAAAATTAGGAGATAAATTTAAAGCAGGATCTATATTAGCTTACGATAAATTATCCTTCTCTAAATCTTTAGGAGAATCTGGTAATCTTGCTGGAGCTATTGGTACTTTAGCTAAAGTAGCAATAATTAACACAGATGAAGGATTTGAAGATTCTGCTGCAGTTACTGAAACTTTTGCTTCTAAGATGTCTACTGAAGTTATTATGCCTATTGAAAAAGTTGTAGATAAAGGATCTAATATTATTGTCTATAAAACTTTAGGTGATAAAGTAATGGAAGGAGATACTTTATTTGCTTATCAAGCAGATTTTGATGATGAAGTTTATACTACATTACTTAAGAATCTATCTATGAATGGCGAAGGTATTTCTGAACTTGGTAGAAATCCTGTAAAGACAAAATATACTGGAATAGTAACAGGAATAGAAGTATATAGAACTGTAGAATTAGAAGAATTATCTGAATCTCTTAGAAACTTTGTAGAAGGATATGAGCGTAATATAAAAAGAACTAAGAAAATTTATAATAAATATAATTTAGATACTTCTACATTACCAGTTATTGGTAAGATGGATAATATAGGAAAAGCTAAAAATGTATATGATGGTGTAAAAATTATATACTATATTAAATATATTGATAAATTAGGTGTTGGTGATAAGATTACATATTATTCTAGTAATAAAGGAATTATTAAATATATTATTTCTAAAGAAGATGAACCATATACCGATTTTAGACCTAATGAATCAGTTGATACTTTTATGAGTTTAAGCTCGATAAGTGGTAGAATGACATTTAGTATACCTTTACTCGCTGCGACATCTAAACTTATGGTAGAACTTGATAGATCTATTAAAGATATTGCTGGAATACCTTATGATGATTCTAAAATTTAAAAAAAATATAGGAGAGAGTAGGATTTCCTACTCTCTCTATTTAATTAGAATTAATATATTTATTAAAATCAAACTCATTACTAATACTGAAAATAATGTAGATAATTTTGATAGTCTTGAATCATAAATATTATTTTTTCTATTAATATTATCTATTATTCCGATTCCTATTGTACAAAGTCCAGCTACAAGAAAACCTATAGCATTTTCTTTATAAGCTATAATATCTAAAATAGAAAAAAGAATAATAATAGTACCACCAATTAATTCTATAATAATAAATATCTTATCTATTTTCTTATTATTCATATATAATATTAGCTATTATTCCAATTCCTAATAAAAATAATCCAGCTATAAAAAGATTTACTGAATTTTCTTTATATATTATAAGATCTATAATAGATATAATTATACTACTTAATCCTGATGATACCATTATAACAATACAATCTTTACTATCCATTATTTATCCTATTCAGATTTCTGAATTATTAAGGTTTCTTCATCTACGGAACCATTTTCAACTTCTTTAGTTTCAGTTTCTTCTTTATCTAAAGAATTTTCTTTTGTTTCAATATTTTCTTTTTCTTCTTTTTTATTATCTTCCGATTCATCAATAAGTAATGAATCTGTAGGATTATTAAAAGGTTGTATTTCTTTAGTAAATGTATCTTTATAATTTTCTTGTACTTGAATTAAATTATAATATAAATCAGGAATAATATTTCTATTTGCAATTGTAGTAGCTAATTCTACAAGATCACATAATATAATTTCATCATAATATCTTCCTAAAGCTTTAATCTGATAAGGATTTCTAAGTATTGCCATAAAATAAATACCGGTTGCAATTACAGGTTTTTCAATAGTACCAAAATTAAGAGAGAAAATAGTAAGTGGTAATGCCCTTTTTACCTCTCCTTCTGGTTGAGTAATAATACTTACATCAGCATTAAATTCTTCAAGATAATAATCTCTAATACTATCTTCAATCAGTTTATTGGGATTAGATTCAAATATACCACATGTCCAAAGTCCAGGAAGAACAGACTTATTATTTCCTTTTGCTATAAGAAATTTTCCATTGGGTGTCATACACACAACACTAAAAAGAGTATTCATTTATTATCTCTCCTTATATAATAATATTTAGATGTAGAGAAATTAATAAAAAATAAATCCAGAGAATTATTCTCTGGATTTATCTAATTCATATTTAAAATATTTCAAAACTGATAATAGGTCTTTCATAAACTGATTAGAATCTTTAATATTCTTAATCAGCATGAGATGATGTTCATCTTGACACATCTGTCCTATAGCTTTGCTATCTTCAGCAGGTATCATTTTAGTTGAAGAATCTTTTATACTAAATTCATTAATATATTCATTATTTGTATAAAATTTTTTATTAAGATATTTTGCTTCAGGTTTTATCCTATAATAAGTCATTACAGATTTAGTTGTAGATGCAAATGCTTTATTATACCAAAGTATATTACCATTAGGAAATTTAGCACAAAAAAGTTCAGAAATAGGACTAAAATCAAATTTTTCAACATCTTTTATTTTTCTATCATCTTGATTAAAATTAATTTCTACCATTTCAATAAGACTTAAAATTTTAAAATAATCAAGATGACCATCTTTAATTAATTCTTCAAAATCATCAAGCAACTGTGATATATTATAATTATCACTATACTTGAGATATTTTAATTCTCTTCTTTCTTGACCTTCTCCTCTATAATTAATATCTTTGATATATTCTTCTGTAAAGATATTACATATTACTTGCCATACATAAGAAGATATTTCAAATAATTTTCTACTTTTAAATCTTTTATTTGAATTATCTAATATAGTAGTAGCATGTAAGAAATAATTTTTATCTACTTTTTCATCAAAAACATAATTTACTAATCCTGTAAGATCAATATTAGCTATTCCAGCAAAAGAACAAAGATTTAAATTTAATTCATCAGAAGTATTATACTTGCATCCTTGTCTAAACCACTCTTTTACTCTAGGAACAGAATAATTGATCTTATCAAAGATTCTACCTATAAAGTATTCATCATCAGAATCAGAATACCAAACATAAAGAGAATCTAATAAAATATCTTTATAATTAATATTCATTATGAATGAATTATTCTGGAATAATTGACCATATCCAATATCACTAAAGATATTATTTTCATCATAATATTCCAATTCATCCATAACAGAAAATTCTTTAAAGCACTCCGCTACATTTTTAAGTTCTTTAGAATCCATGCAGAATTGAATTCTAATAGATTTTATGTAAGGTAACAATTTATCTCTAATATAGTCTCCATATTGAATAGGATTTTCAAAAGGAGTTTTAGTAGATATAATTACATTATTAGACTTATCTTTTATAGTCTTTATTACATGCTTATTACTATCTGATGTAGAAGGATCAAAAGATAAATTAGAATTATCTGGATTAGTTATATTATCAATCATAGATGAAATATGCTCTAATATATCTCCAATTGATCCTTCTGAATTTCTATCAATTAAAATTACATTTCCTTTTATATTTAATTTCTCTGCTATTTCTTTCTTTTCTTTTTCAAATTTTTGTAACAAAGATTCTGTAAAACTATTAAATCCAGCTATAATAATTCCATCTGGTATACCAGCATTTTCTAATTCTTCCATTAACCATGATATAAGTTCAGCATAACAACTAGCAATATTGTAATCTTGAATATCTTCTTGATTTATAATATTATTATTTGCATCTACTAAAACTACAATAGGAAATTTTACTGTACTATTGGTTTTTTCATCATAAATTTCAGCAGCTGCAATATTCATTAAATAATACTTATCTTTTTCATATTGATAACTTACAATAGATTTTATATTATTTTTAATATTATAAGGTACAGATAATTTAAAAGAATTATCTTTATATAAACATTCTATCTGTTCAAATCTTTTTATAATTTCATCAACGCAGTCATCAATACAATTATCTTGTATTTCTATACCATCTTTATCAATAATTGCTGAATCTTCTATTATTAAATGCTCAGCAGATACTAAATCTTCTACTAATTCTTTATAATTACTTGTATTAATAGTTTTATTAGTATCAATAACCCATTTATATTGTCTAGATGATTTATCAGTATATGATTTTAATACTTTATAAAAGTCATTATCATCACAATAAAAAACATATTCTTTATTTATCTTTCTAATTTCTAATATAGCTAATTCAAAAGCTTTTAGTGCTAATATAATATCAGAAATTAATTCAGTTATGATAGCAAAGATTCTCTTTCTACGAGTTTTAATCTTTTTATTAAGTTTAATATCAGATATATGATATAAACTACCTTTATATCCAATTAAAAATCTCATTTCACCAAGAGTATCTTTAGTTTCTTCTAATATAACCTGAAGATCTGTATGATTTTCTGTATTAAAATATTTAGTACTGATTATAAAAGCATATAACATACAATTTAAATCATTAAATAATTCTTTTTTATCACTCTCTACATCAGAAAAATGTTTTACATCTTCATTAGTATAATCTTCCCATTCATTATCAATAATATCAACTGCTATATTTTTAAAATCAGGTTTAGATATAGTCTTTGTATCATTGTCTAATCTATATATATATTCAAAAATATATAGATTTTTTTCATACTCCTCTATTGTATATTTTACCATATCATAATCAGCTTCATCATCCCCAACATATGGATTATTATACATTGAATATAATTTTATTAAAGCTAAAGTTGTATAATAACCAAGATCTCTTAATACTGGAATAAGATGATTATTTTTATCACTTTGTTGATTTTTTAATATATTAGCAAAACATTTTATAATTTCTGGAAACAGCATATAAAAATCTCCTTAATCAATTTTAAAAGAATATATATTATTCTTTATATTTTCCATCATTTGATCAATAAATTCTCCTCTATCTACACTAACCATCTGAGAATCATGATCTACCCATATAGCATAATCAGATTCTCCACAGCAGAGAAATTCATAATTTCTAGGAAATTTGGATAAAATATCAATTACTTCTCCTACTGTATAAGTTTCAACTTCTTCTTTTTCGATCTGAATAGATCCATCAGGATTAGAAGCTCTTTTAGGTTCTGTATCTTTAATAATCAAATTATTAGCAGATTGAATCTCAGGATGTTCATAATAAACACTATAATCAGCATCATTTCTTTTTGTTTTAAACTTAGCTTCAAGTTCAATATTATCGGATTTGATTAAATCTTTAAAAGCATTCTCTTCAATTTCAATAATTGCAGAAATTTTAACTTTTTTTGTATTCATTTTTACTCCTCCTATTAATAAATAATTAATTTATAAATCAAGTTTCATTATTATAATATATTATTAAAAACATCTTTATTTTACCTTTTATAAATATTAATAAAAGTTAACTAAAATATAATAGGAGGACTTATATATTATTATGATGAATCCTAATGTATCACTTATTAAACTTGATGATGTCAAAGATAGTAAAGGACAGACATTTCATATTGGAGAATTACCAGAAATTGAAGATACTCAGAATTATGATTTAAATAATCCAAAAGAAGTTACTAGATTTATTAAGGACGTTAAATCTGAAGTAAGAACATCTTTTGAATATAGAGAACTAATTCGATATTTGAAAGAATATGGTGGATTTGATAGATCTGGAATATCTGAAAATATTTCTAATTCTGATGGGTCTAAAGTTAAAATTGAGGTCCATCATACTCCTTTAACTATTGAAGATATTGTCAAAATTATCTATGAAAAGAGAAGATTCTATCATGAAGATTTATCTCTTGAATCGGTTGCTAAAGAAGTAATGGAGTGTCATTATAAAGGAATAGTTGGTTTATATCCTTTAACGGCTACTGAGCATGAATTAGTTCATAATGGTTATTTATTTATACCACCTAAAGATGTATTTGGTAGATATGATTTATTTGTATCTACTTATTCTCAATTTATGGAACCAGAAGACAAAGAAACATTAGAAGAGATAGAAGAATATGGTAAGAATTTTGATACTACTGAACAAAATAAAATTCTAGCTCAATCTAATATTTATATTGATCCTGCTGGTGCTTATGAATTACCTAGGTTAAATATAATTAAAGATGCTTTTGTTAATAGGATAGAGACAATTAAGAATAATATGTATTCCTTACCTATATTAGATGAACAAGTTCAAGAGAAAGAACCTGAAATGAAAGAAGTTATCTTTTTTGTAGATAATGATGGTAATCGTATTGATGAGCCTAAATCTTAACTAGATTGAATATTAATCTTGTTAAGATTTGATAACGGGTGCACGGTTATCAAATATTATAAATTATAATATTAAATTTAGCATGAGAAAAGGAGTCAATACGATGACTAATAAAGAAATTAAATATATTCTTGAAGAAGATTCTACACCTTCTAATGCTGTAGATGTTCATTATATGTCTCCAGAAGAAATAGAAGGTCCTGGAAAAATTCCTACAGAAGTTCCAAAATTTGATGGTAGAGAAGTATTCCACGATAATGATGAAGAAAATAATAAAGAGAAGAATAGTCAATCTAATTTGTTTAACTCTTTCGGTTCTCAGAAAATTTCAGATGAACCTGATAATGATATAAGCTCAAGTTCTCCTGATGTACAGCCTAATTATACTCCTATGGATGCTATTAATCAAATTAAGGCAGACCCTGCTAATGTGATTGTAGCAAGATATAAAGATAATAATTATGTACATCATGATGATCTTAAGAACTACATGAATGCTTCTGATACTAGAGATTATGATACTGCTGTGAAGAACATCATTGATTCTAATGATGATGAATCACTTTATAATAATGGCTTAAAGATTGTCATGTCAAGATCTGAATTTGATAATTGTTCAGAAGAAGAAAAGGCTAATCTTGAAGCTGCTAATGTAGAATTTGAAATCTATAATAATTGATGAGGTAAACAAACATGATTAAATATCTTAATGAAGAAGATATCGAAATGGATGTTCAGGTTGGACCTAAGGATGAGATTGATGTAAGTGCTGATCCTGAAGAGGCTGCTCCTACTCAGTCTGTTAATCCTGTTGATATTGCTAAGTCTGCACCTGAAAATATTCCTGTTGCTGTTGTTAAGAGTGATGACCAGAATGATGCTGGTAATGAAGAGAAGCTTGAGTTCTATGTCGATGCTAGAGATGTGGAGAAGTATGCTGATCTGAATGAATTTACTATGATTGAAGCTCTTAATAGCATTATTCATTGCTATGAAGAAGCAGGAATGAGAGCTGATAATACTACTGTTGTTATCAGTGAGAGTACTGCTAACTATGCTAGAAATATTGAAAAGCATGGTGGTGCTTATATGTTTATCAAAGAGGCCGATGAAGATATTAGCATTGATGTGCAGGTTGGACCGAATGGTGAAGACATGCAGGTTGAAGCTGATCCTCAGGAAGCTAATCCTGTTGATGCTGTAAAGAGAGACTATGGTAATGTTGTAGTTGCTAAGCAGGGTGATGAATTCTTCACTGATGTTGAAGATGTTCAGAAGTGTGCTGAACTTAATTGTGAATCTGTTATTGCTACCCTTAATGGTATTATTAAGGTTAATGAAGCAGATTGTGATATTTGTGCACAGAATTTGAATGTTATCATTACTGAAGATACATCTTTTGATATTTTTAGAACTCTTTGTGAAGCAAATGTATCAATGCTTTATGAAGTAAAAGGGAATCCTGTAAATAGATTAGCAAAAGAAGTTATTAAACCTGGTCAGAAACTTGATAAAAAGAATTTAGGAAATTATATTAATAATGTATATGGAAAAAAGAATCTGTCTGATGAAGAAAAGAAGCAGATAGAAGAATGGAAGAAAAAGAACGGGATTAAATAATTTATATAATACTAGATAATAGCTATGCTATTATCTAGTATTTATTTTTTAATATTTTTAAATAAATAATATTATTATGAAAGGGGGTAATAATAAATATGGCATTAACGACAAAACAGTTTAAAGAATTATTACAATTTATTCAATCTTTATCTACTGAAGAAATAACAGAAGAAATTCATGAATTAAATTTTAAAAGAATTACAGATTTGCAATTTTATTTTGATATATTTATAAAAGTATCTGATTCATACTGGTATATTGCAGATAATAGTGAAAAATATAATACAGTTACTGTTAAGCCAACAATTTTATCTGATAAAGATGAAATTGATTTTTGGAACTCAAGAAATTGTTCTTTAAAAGTACCAAGTACTATAACTAGAAAATGGTTAAGAAGTATTATTAAATTATCTGATGATATAATTGATAAATACCCAAGATTAACACCAAAATTAATTGCCGATCAGTTATATAAGTATGCTAACATTATGGATCTTATTCCTTTAAAAGGGATAAATATTTATTCTAATAAAGATTGGAATAAAATATGTAAAAAATATAATGTTGAAAATGCTAAAGGATTTGCAAATTATGAAAATGGAGAAGTATATGTAAATATTGATACAACTGACTGTAATTTATGGTCATTACTTTGTCATGAAATAAGACACATAGGATTAGAATGTAATCCCATATATTTCTCTTCTAATGAGGAAAAAAGAAATGAAGAAAATGTTGTTGAATATGGAAATTTATGCGGAACAACATTTGAATGGGATGATAGTTGGATTGATGAATAATAGAGGAATTTATTCCTCTATTATTTTTTATTAAACTTAAAATTGTTTTTTTTTTGAGTACTTTTTATTAATATAAAAATTCTTATAATCTTATATATAAAGGAGAATACATAATATGGCTATATATTCATATGATAATACTATTAATGCTATATTAATAAATGAAAATTGTTATAATGGAGAAGAGATAGATTCTTATCTTACAGAAGCTGGTACAGGTATTGAACATATTTCTGGATTTTATCAGCTTGCTACAAGTTTAATTGCACTTGCTAAAAAAATTGGTGGTAAACTTATTGGAAAGAAAAATTATACATCAAAAAGTATAGAATATCAGATTGATAGATGTGAAAAATTACGAGATCGAATTGATGAAGAGCTTAAAGATCTTAAAAATAATAATTATAAAATTAAACCTAGTTATGTAGCTAAAAATTTCTTTGGAAGTTTTATTGCATTAATTACAACAACTTCTATTGAAGGGTGGCTTCTTCTTAAAATTGATAAAGTAAGTACGGTTTCTTTATTTAAACAAAATATGAATGTTAAATATAAATATGGAAAAAATTTTGTTGATTCTCTTTCAGATAGATATAAAGCTACAGCAAAACGAAGTTTAGATAATAGTTTTATCGATGCCTATGATGTTGGCATGAATAGAATAGATACTGATTATAAAAAACTAGGAATTACTGCTCAAAAAATAACATTAATTATATCTGCTATTCTTGCTGCTGGAACAACAGTAGCTATTCTTAGTGATTATAAAAAATCCTTAATTGAATGGAAAGAAGCATTAAATAAATCGATTGAAACTCTTAAAAAAGCACATAAAAAAGCTCTTGAGAAAGAAAAGAATAAATAATATAAAAACTCATCAGAGAATATTCTCTGATGAGTTTTTATTTTTAAGCACTACTTAATAATCAATAAAATTAATGGTGGTTATAATATGTCTATAACTATTGAAAATAATTCTAATAAATATTTTAATGAATCTATTATAGATGATGTCAAAACTTATGCTGGTAATTTAAAAGATTTATTTGATCAATATCAAAAAATTGCTGGTACTTTTGTTACTCATAAATGGATACAAAGATATATTAATGCTGCTACTAAAGAACAAATTTCTAAACATTATGATGTAATTTGCGATGAAAAAACTACTTATTCTGTATATAAAAGATCTTTTGAATTTATTAGAAAATTCATGGGAATCTCTGGTAATGTTATTATAGAAAATATTGTATTTTCTAATGATAAAAAAGATAAAGATCTTTTTAAAGTTGCTATAAAATATTCTAAAGGTTTAGCAAAAATTAAGATTCCTAAAGGAGTTAGATTAATTCATGTATCTCCAGTAGCTGGAATTACAGAATTAATACCTTCTTTTAGGTCTAAAGTTAAAGGTAAATATCTCTATCCTGCTAAGAGATGTTTCTTTACTATTATGAAAGATATTAAAGTTAATCAAGCAGGATTAGAAAATAAGAAATTATATAGATATTGTACTGTAGATGATATTAGTGAAGCTTATATAGATCCAACTTATAATGATTTTGGATCTAGAGCTATTTATCTTGAAACTGATAAACCTATTAGAGTTATGCCTTTTGAAAAGAAGATGTTTAATCTCTTTAGTAAAAATGAATCTGCAGTAGAATATTTATATGATGGAAAATATTTTAGAGAAAATGAAGCTCTTAAAGAGTTCTTTTTAGATAATAAAGAAACTAAAGAGATTATTAAAACACTTATTCCTAGAGAATCTGTAAGTCAATCTAAGAATAGTTTTTCTAGTTCTTTAGATGAAGATGAATATAAAGAAATTAAAGAGATATTTAATGTACTTCATAATGCAGAAGAATATAAAGATTATAAGAAAGCATTTGAAAAGTTATGTAAATTTTGTCATATAGCTCCTAATGGAACTATTATTACTAAGCATACCATTACTGGTAATGATAAAGATGGATATAAATTAGATATTGAATATTCATATAATAATAAAAAAGTTACATTACCAGATAATGTAGCATTATATCATATGAGTAAAGTAGATAATATAAGTACACTAGAACCACAATTTAGAGGAAAGTCTGAAAAAGGATATTTATATTATAAACCAAGAATATATTTTACTATTAAAAAAGATATGCCAAAAATTAGTGCTGATATAAATCCGCTTAGTAATAATAAAACTCATACTTATATTTGTATGAAAAATATAAAAGATGTATATGTTGATCCATTATTAAATGCATCATTAAATGGTGCTGTATATATTGAAACATATGCTAAAATTCCTGTAAAGAAAATAAGTTGAGGTATTAATATGGCAATTTTTAATGAAAACTATATTAAAGAATATAATGAAAGAAAAATAGATAATAATAAACAGAATTTAAATGAATCATTATTAACTATAGGACTTTTTATTATTCTTTCTCCATTTATTTTATTAATAGCTTCTATTATGATACTTAGTAAAATTGCTGATAATGCTCAGGCAGAAAGAACGAAAAAAGTAGAGGAAAATTTTAATAAATTAATGAAAAAATATCCTCAATTAAAGCAAGCTATTAATAGTATTTTTATCAAAAGTCAAGATTTTCTTATTAAAAAAATTAAATTAAAATATAATATTTTAGAAAAATATCCATTTGAGTTTGATAAATGGAGTTTTGATTATGATAAAAATGGTAATGATACAAAATTTAAAGAATCAATTTTATATACAAATCCAGAAAAATATATAAAATCTACAGCTCTTTCTAAATATTTATATACCGATAAATCTGGAAAATACATTGGTAATTTTATAATTGATAATATGAATAATGATGAAGATTTATCTACGAATAAAGAAAAATATAATGAATTATATAAACTTTATGAAGATATTTGTGATAACATTTATGATGATTCAGTTGAAATTGATAAATACATAGAAGCTTGTAATAATGATCTTAATAAAAATCCTAATGGAAATATGGTTAAATTAGAAATGGTTGTAGATGAACCAAGTTCAGATTCTGATTTTCCTATATGTTTTATCTATATTAAAATTAATGTAAATGATATTAAAATGACAGATGAAGTGAAAGCTAAAGTAGAAGAACTTAAAGCTAAATCTGGTAAATATCTCAGGAGGTGATCCTTAATCTTCTTTTGTTAAAATTATAGAGGAAGACTTTGTCTTCCTCTTTTCTTTTCAACATTTTTATAATTTGCAAAGGAAAGGATTATAAATAATGAGTGACTTGATTAAATTATTTACAGAATATTCTCTAGGGTCAATCATTGTTTTTCTTATGCTTATTCTTTCTTCTGTTTTTGGTGTTTATAATATTTTTACAAAAGCAACCTCTATTTTGGAAACTTATAGAATTAAAAGAAATTCAGTCGAAAATAGAGATAAAGAAATTAATAATGCCATCAAGCAGGTAGAAGACCTTATTACTGCTCAAAATGAGCGTATTGATAAGATAGAAAATAGAATAGATGAACTAGAGAAATCAATTAAAACTATTAATGAAAACCTTAATAAATTTAACAAAGCAACTTCTAGAAATGCTGTATATAAACTTGCTAATGAACTTATTGCTAAACAATGGATGAGTCAATCTGATTATGAATCCTTACAAGAACTGTCTGATATTTATATGAAGTCTGGTGACTCTCACTATGTCATTCCTAATATTATTCAAAGAGCTCTTAATCTTCCAGTATTAACAGATGAAGAAATAGAGGCTAAAATGTCTAGACATAGAGCTGATTTTAAGTTATAATCAAAAAAGAAAAGAGTTGATTTTATGAAAATAGTTCTTATTCATTGTAATTTAATTAAACCTACTAATATAAAATCAGTACTCTCTAATTTTGGTCAAGTTACAGAATACTGTAACTGTATCAATGCAATGAATGAAATTGTTAATTTTAACATTAAAGATGTAGATATTGTATTTATTGATATGATGATGCCTGGATTTTCTGGCATAGATATTTCTAAAAAAATTAGAGAATTTGAAGAAACTAAAGAACTTAATAAATCTTATATAGTATTAATGGTTCCTCATAATTTTAAGATAAAAAATCCAGAATCTATATATTCAGTAGATAAAATTATGGAGAAACCTATTACTATAGAAGATGTAGAAAATTATTTAAAAGAAATTAATCTTATACAAGAGAAGAGAGACTAACTCTCTTCTCTTATTTTATTTTTTATATTATTTTTAACAGATAACTAAAATCTTTTACTAATAGATATTATAATATTGAAAGGTATTTAATAAAATGACTGTACAAGATTTATTTAATAACGAATCAGTTTGTATTTTTACAGATTCTAGTTTTAAAAATATGTCAAAAGATAAAAATATCGCTATAGGAGTTACAGCTCCTGCTATATGTATTTATATTGGTACAAAATTAGTTTATCAAGATTTTTATATTTTACATAATTCTACGACTCAACAAGGAGAATTATATGCTATTCTATTAGGAATTATGAAATCTTATTTTTACAGAAATTTTAAACATATTAGATTATTCTCAGATTCACAGGTGTCAATATTTGGAATTAGAGATAGAATATTTAAATGGGTTAGACAAACTAATGAAGGGAAAAATATTCTAGGAGATAATGGATTTATTAAAAATCAAGATTATATTATGGATATAGTATATTATATTTTATCTAATGATACGCCCATTGAACTCTATCATGTAAAAGGACATGTTAAAAAATCTTATGAAGATGCAATATATGCTAGAAAAGTTTTTAAATCATCTAATAATATAAATGAATATGTAGATGATGCACTTATTTACATGATATCAAATTATAATAATTTTGTAGATAAATATTCTACAGATATGCTTTATAAAAATATAACTAATCCAATATATTTTACTGATAATTTGAAACTAGTATTATCTATAGGATATGCAAATTTTAATACTGACCAGTATTATAAACTTGTAAAAGGAGATAATTGTGAGTAATAAAATTTATAAATTAAAACTAATAAATTATAATTTAATTTATAATATAGATATGCCTACTAAAATAACAGATTATGATTATGATGATACAATTCCTGAAAGAAGATTTATAACAACATTATTACATAATTTATCATTTTATGATAATATAACTGGAGTTAAAGTATTGAATTTAAAATTTTCTACTGATACTTGTTATAAATTAAAATATGGTTTATTACAATTATTGCAAAATGAAAAACAAACAAATAATAAAATATTACTATTAACAATAAAAGATGTTTATTCAAATGATATGATGACTCCAAGTATTATATCTTTATTTAAATTACCTAATAATTTCATTCAAATATCTGTATTAAATAATATAGATAATAATACTATTACATTTTCAGAATATGAAGTGCATAAATTAATAAATTTATTAAGTTATGAAATTTGAAGCTACTTTATAAATAATAAGTTTTTAAGAAAGGAATTTATAATTATGGATGTAAAAATAGTTGTTGAGTTTGCTGTAGCAGCATTAATTGCTATAGGTATACTTGTTGGTATTCTTATTGCTATTCAAGCTGATATGAGTAGAACTTTGTATAATGTATTAGATGAAAATATTAATATACGAAAAATTATGGCTAAACAATATATTGCTTTTAAAATTATTTTTAAGAATCATTATAATCTTGATATGGATGAATATGAAGGACTTTATGAATCTATTCTTGATGCTAATTATAAAGGAAATGAAAATAAAAAATGAATCCTATACTACTTATACTTAGTATGATTATATCGCTTATAATTAGTATAATATATACTTTAATTATTTATGGAATTATACTACAAATATATATTTTTAAAAATAAAAAATATCCAACTACTATTACTGATTTTTTAAAAATACATACAATAGCAGTTAGTATTATAATTTGTACAATAATTATAATTTGTATATTAAAAAATCTTAAATAAATAACAAAAAAGGAGAAAATAAAAATGGATAACAAAATCAGACCTATTCACATTCAGAATTGTAACTGTGAAGATTGTAAATCTAAAGCAGTAACTGCACCCAATACTGATGTAATTAATAACAATGTAATTAAGCTTCCTAATATTGCTATTAGATATGATGATTTTAATCTTTATACACCTAATGGAGTTGTAAATATTCCTAATAATATTTACAATGTATTTGCAACTATTGGAATTAAAACTTCTGATCTTATTCTTCAGGATGTTAATTCTGATACTTTGAGATTTGATCTTAATACACTTAGCATGATTGTATCTACTACTATGTGTATGTGTATTGATAACTTTATGCTTACTTTAGATAATCTGTATTCTGTCAAGATTAATGAGCTTAATAATAAATTTAAACCTTTTATCAAAAGGATTATGGATGGTAGCGACTATTCAAAAGAAAATACTGTAGATTCTCGTTTTATCAGTTATTTTTCTTTTAGTGCTGGATATCATTTTATTGATAGAGAATCATTAGCAAGAGCTATTGTTGCTTATATTTCTACTAATCCTAAAACTAAAGTAGATATGTATGATAATGTAATGAGTTTTGCTGTTTCTTATGTAAATTCTTGTGGAGTTAAGATTTATAATAATCTTAGAAATGAACTTACTACTTTATGTGAAAGTGAAGAAGTTACAAGAAATGGAAACGGTATTGTATTAGAAATGTTTAGTTTCCTTGAAGATGAGTTTAGCTCTATGATGCTTGGATTTACATATGAGGCTAGCACTTTCTCTAATAATATTATTGAAAACTTTGATATTCTTTATAATCCTGCTGAGTTTCTGTCTAAAAAATTAGGAGTTTCTATTCCTAATTTTGACTATCCAACTAAGCTTAGCTAAAATTAGAATCAGATAAATATTATAAATATGATTAAATAGAATCTGGAATTAAAAATTATAAATCTTATAACTTTTAAAAAAGGAGAAAAATTATATTTATAATATTAAAGGAGAAAATAAAATATGTTAGCACCTATTAATTATGAAAATACACAGCCTATATATAATAATGGCTATGAATCTAATAATACTAATGGTGGATATCCTAATGGATATCCACCACAAATTACAACTTTTGGATATAATATGTATCAACAGTATCAACAGCCTGTTATGCAGCAACCTATGATGTATAATACTATTCCTAATACTATGAATAGTATGTATTCTCCGCCTATGCCTACACCACAGCAGCAATTAGAGATGCAGCAAAATGGTGGATATTTTGATAATGAAACTTATCAGTTTATTACAAATGATAAGCCCTTAAAAGCTGGTCCAGATAATCCTTTAGAGCCTTACAGCAAGGGGATATATTCTCCTTATGTACCTGGACAGAAAACTGGTTATATTGAATTAGAAAAAGGAGATGGTACTATAGATAGACTTGATATGAATTCTGGTGCTATTCTCAAAAAAGGTGGTGGATATAATCCTGCTACAGGAGAAATATCTGTAGAAACTGTAAAAAGTCCATCTTTTGAATCTAGAAATAATATTGGTATAAATACTAATACAATTAATCCTGGTCAGCCTAATAATGTAATTGGATATAGAGATCCTAAAGCTGAATATAATGCTAATACTGGAACTTATTCTTATCCTAATGGGCAGACTCCTTTCTATCCTCAGCCTACAATGATTCCTCAACAGCCTCTTCAGCAGTTTCCTATACACCAAGGATTTGGTAATAATTATATTGCCAATATGAATAATACTTCATTATATGGTGTACATGGATATGCTATGAATGAGTTTGATGATTATCTCAGAGATGTTCTCTATAGTGATGAACCTTATAAGAATAGTCCTATAGATGTAAGTGAAATGCTTGAAGGGATTGTTCTTACTGATGAGGAAAGAGAAAAAATTAATCATAATAATAGAGCTGTAGTAATAGGCAGAGATTATTATGGTAGACCTATATTTAATAATTATTATGCTGCAAATCAGCAGATGCAAGAAGCTGCAGAAGCTGCTAGAAATAATTATATAAATCATTTTGCTAATATATCTAGAATTGTTCATGCTTATAATAATGAAAAATTTGATGAACAAGAAGTAAAAGAAAGATTTGATCCTTTAAGAGAATATAATAAAGCTAGAGAAGCTTTTGCTGCTAATCAGCCTAAACCTTTTAATATCTATAGTGCAACAGAAGAGGAGAAGAAAACATATTATGAAAATATAAGAATTATGGAAACTAATAATCTTGCTATTCAAGTTGAAAACTTTGATCGTCAGATGTATCAATTTAATGTCTTCAGAAATATGATGAAGTGGAAGATCAAAGAATCTCATGATGCAGCATTAGGAGTAAAGCCTGGTGAATCTTATGATTTATCTACATATCTGACTAATGCTCATAATATTGTATCTAGTAATAAGGTACAAGAGATGAGACAAATGAAACGAAATGGCAAATTAAAGTATAATTCTAAGAGTTATAAAAATGCTATAGATAGAAAAATTGGTAAAGTAAATTTTATTAATACTGAAACTGTTATACCAGAAAATAAAGATATGGAGGTATTAACTTTAGAAGAAGCTTTTAAATCTGCTTATGAACAAAATAGAGCTGGTATACCTTTTACACCACCAGATCATCCTGAATCTCTTATGATAAATTTTAGCGAACTTAGACAAACTCCTCCAAGTAATAGGAGTATAGGTCCTGATGGAATAATGATAGAAGCAGGAAAGAATAAACAGTTAAATGTTTCTGCTTATAGTGATAATGATCTTGAAAAAAGATTAAAAGAGATGAGAGAAATTATACAAAAGAGATTCAATCAAAATCCAAATCATATTCAAATGGAGTATAAACAAGCATGAAAGAATCAGAAAGAGTGAATATTCTTGAAAGATTATTATTCACTGGTACTACTACTCCAATGGAATTTGAATGGGAACAATTAACTCCAGATGTTGATTTATATCAGCTTGTCACACAAGAAGATATTGATTATATACATGGAATAATTACTTCAGCAAGATATTCTGGAAATTCCAGACTAAGGATCTCTAAAATAGATGAGATAATGAAATTTAGAAATTTTACTAAATTTGCTGGAGGAACCAATCGACTAGTTTATATACATCCAATGGCACCAAATATGGTGTTTAAAGTAGCAGTAGATGCTGTAGGTATTAGAGATAATCCTTCAGAATATTATAATCAGAAATTATTAAAACCTTTTTGTACAAAGGTATTTCAATGTTCCCCATGTGGAACTATTGCTTCTTTTCAGAGAGTTGAAAAGATTACTAGTGAAGAAGAATTTTTAAGTGTATTGGATGATTATATATTGCTAATGGAAGTATTAGTTGATGGTAAACATGTATTTGATGATATTGGAGCAAAGTATTTCATGAATTATGGTATATGGAAAGGAAAAGGATTAGTTATATTAGACTTTCCATATATGTATGAGATTGATGGTTCTAAGTTGACCTGTAAGAATATATTAGATGATGGAACTATCTGTAATGGAGAGATAGATTATACTAAAACATTTGATGAAATACGATGCACAAAATGTGGTAGAATTTATAGAGCAGGAGATTTAGCAAAAACTCCAGAAAGTGGAGCTAGTATAACAAGAAGGAAAGGAGAAGCAAGAATGAAATTTAGTCTTAAGAGAGGGGATAAGATTATCAAAACTATCGAAACTGGTAGTGAAGTAGATTATCTTACAAGAAAAGAACGTAATAAACCTAAGTATGTTAAGACTGAAGATAAATATAAAGTACGTCCTGCTAAACTTATTAAGGTTAAGAAAGTAACTACTCTTGAACATACAGAAAATCCTTTTAGTGTAGATGGAAGTACTATTATTATTAAAGCTAAAGGAAATACTACTAATCAGCAGCAGACTAATAATACTACTGAAAAAGAAGTAGTTAAATATGTAGGTATTGATCTTAGATATGAGACCCCTCCAAAATCTGATGATAAGCCTAGTGCTATTGATCCTAAGCTTATCAAAGTAAAGAGAAAGATTAAACCTAATGATTCTAACCAGTTTAAGAATAAAAAGGTTAGAAATGTAGGTAGCTATGTAGATAATAAAAAATCTACTGTAGTTAGAAATAAACCTGATGTAGTAGTAAACAAGATTGTAGGAAATACTAATATTAATACTAGTTCTGCAAATGATATTAATACTAAAAAAGATGATACCATTAAACCTAGTGTAATTAAAGTAAAGAAAATCTCTATTCCTGAATCTGAAGTAAAGAAATTTAGTGCTAAATCTACTACTATAGTTGAACCTATTAAGGAAGAAGTAGTTATTACTACAGATTCTGCATCAGAAACTACTAAAAAGCCTATTGAAGAAGAAGTAATTACTTCTACTGCTCCTGAAGAAGAGAAACAGGATATTATTAATTCTCTTACTGAGGAGGAATCTAAAAAGATTACTGATACTTATAATGCAGCAGTAGAAATAATTAAGTCAGTTTCTCCTATAGTAACTACAGAAGTTGAAGTATCTACTGAATCCACTAATCTTATTGAAGATAAAGTAGAAGAGGAAGAAACTAAAAAAGAAACTGAAGAAGTAGATCAAGAAATTACTTCTGAAGAAGATGATGATAAAGAATATTATGAAGTAAGATTTGTTGGAGAATTTCCTAATGAATCTATTTATGAAGATTCTATAATTTATGCTATTTATACTGGAGGAAATGACTTCGAAAATCAAAATCATACTGAATATATTGAAAACCTTGCAATTATTGATAGATCTTTGTATGATCTTTATGGAACCTATGAAGGAAAATTATATAGTATTGATATAGATGAAGAAGGAAATATTTCTTATCTCTATGACGATGAAGAATATTATGAAGATGAAGAAGAATCTTCTTCTGATTCTAATGAAGAATCTGGAAAAAGTAAATCTACCTCTGTAGATACTTCAAATATTCCTTATGAAGAAGATGATGATGCAGCTATTATAGATGCTCTTAAGAAATCAGTAAGCAAACCTTCTGTCATTGATGTATTATAATAGTGATAAATATTAAAAGGAGATATCTCGATAAACATGATTATTAATCACTATAGAATATTTAAGAGGGAAGAACATTATGACTATCTTAGGAAGTATCTATTTAATGGATGCAAATCATATAGAAACAACTAAGCATAATCTTGCTATATATTTTCCACCAAAAGCTGGGCCTGGACCTAATAGAATTTTATGCATGGATATGGATGAAACTTCTGATGAACTTGAACAGATGTTTCCAGATAAAGCCATGAAAGCTACTTTATTATGTCCACCTCCATTAGCGATGTATAAAGAAATTGATGGAGATCAAGAAGGATTTATCCAAGCTTATAATGAATATCTTGAGTATGATGATTCTGTTCAAGAATTCATAGCTACTATGCTGTATTTTATGCATATTGGAGGGAATATTTTATTAAATATTCCCTCTTATTTAGAAGATGAACCTATTTGGGTTCATACTTTAATGATGTTCTTTTATACAAGATATGGAATTAGTATGGGAATAATGGATCAAAGTTATTTTGCATATGATGATAAATATGATGACATTATCATAACTTTGTTATATCAAAAGAAGATGGTAGATGTATTCGATTTTATTAATTGTAATACTAATCCGTATCCAACATTTCCTCCAATTTTATATAATCAAATTGTTGATGATCTTATGGTCTTTTCTGGACCAGATAATGATCCGATGGAATTATATACAATTATGAAGGAAGCTTATATAACAACTGGTATTCCTATCACTAAACCAGTTATATATTTTGATCAATATTAAGGAGACTACTATGGATAATGAAACTAAAGATAACTTTTTAAACAGAGAAAAGATTGTAGGTCCAATAGAATTTACTGTACGTATTGATGCTATTGGTGATGTATTTATTAATGGTAAATTCTATAGACAATTGTCATTTACACCTAATCAAATAGCTTTTGTTATTGAAGATTTTCTTAATGGTGTACCAGCAGATGATGAAGATAAGGAGATAGAATGTTAATATTTGGTCCTTATAGAGCAATACCAGATAATACTTTTACAGTATTTAATTTATCTTCTCAGAATCAGGCAATCGAAAGATTGCCTGGTTTATTAATGATTCCTAATTATGCTACTAGTATGACACAAGATCCAACAGGATATGAATATCAATTTGATCTTTGGTATTATGATTATGTATTAAATGATCCGATTGCTTGTTCTTCATTAATGTCAATTTTAGATTGCATTTATAATGGACAAAAAGTCTATATCTGTATATCAGAATATTCATATGATAATGGAATATCTATGGTTAATGAATCATTTATGAAATTGATTCAAACTAGATATGATATTAAATATTCTATTATAAATGATCCTGAAGATTATTTTTATATTTCACATGATGGCTGTGATTTTATGACAGTACAAGGTATTGTTACATTTGATGAAGATAGAAAAAGATTTCTTCAAATATGTGAAGAAAATAAAATTGTAGCTGGAGGAATATAGTCATGCCTGCTGAGATTATAGAGCATGGTAAATTATCTGATAAAAGAAATAAGTTTATTTATTTTACTTGTGAAAATCCAAATTGTGAATGCAAATTTAAAGTAAAAGATAATGATAAAGATTTAAATATTACTATTTCAAGATATGGATTCTTTTTTAAGAAAAGATCTATTAATTATTCTTATCATTGTCCAGAATGTAATAGGCTAGTAGAAGTAATTGAATTACCTGATGAAAATGATGATATATAAAGGAGAAAATAATTATGCAGCTTGTGTTGAATATTGATGATGAATTATTTAAATCTTCTGATCTTGGGACAGAACTTAATAAAATTATTCATAGTGTATCTGATGAAGATTTAAAAATAATTGTAAAAGATATTCTTAAGGAATATCTTATGAAAGATGATGTAATTAAGAATTATTTTACAGAAACTAGTTTCAGATATAGTGGACCTAGTTCTTTAGGACCTTCATTAGAACTTAAGAAAATAATAAATCAAATAGATTTTTCAGAAGAAATGAAAGATGTTAAAGAAAAATATATAAAAATTCTTAATGAAGATATAAAAGAAATCTTAATTGGTCAATTTGCTCAAGCATATGCTAGGGCATTTTCAAATCTTATTACAGAGGATAGAGATTTTAGTAATAGAATTAATAGTTCAATTTATAGAGCATTATCCACTGTCAATAATAAATAGGTAAAGAATAATGGCTTCTGAATTATGGAGAAATATAAATTATAAAACTCCAATAAAATATTTTATTAATACTTATATACGAGAATATGATTTATCTAAAGCAAATATAAATGCTTTATTATATCAAAAAATATTATCTAAAGATGAATATGATAGATTCTATAATATGGATAAAAAAGAAAGAGAAGTTATTATCGGAAAAATGATATCCAGAGATAGATCTATTTATACTAATATTCAAACAGGTATTAAAGAAGCAAAAAGAAAATTATTTATATCTAATAATTTAGAAGATATAGATATAGTATCTATTAAAAACGATGCAGTATTTATTGTAGGTAAATTATTGCCTTATACAGAATTTCCACCTTTTAAATTTGTAATTAAAAATGAATATAATATATTTTTGCAATTACAAGAATTAGAGGTATATTATTCAGATAATTTTATAAATGGTGAATTCAATATAAATATCGATATTAAAGGTATAGGAGATAATAATTTAATATTACATGAATATGGAATATTAGATATTATTTGTGAAATATGTAGAAGATTACAAAGAGAAAAAATAGAAGATACTATGAGTTATATTTCTATAATGTATGATAAATTTATAAATAGAGAATTGGGAAAAGAATATTATAGAAATTTTGATGCTTTCTCTATGTATATAATTCCTACATTTTCAAGATTTGTTCAACTACCTGATATATCTGAAGAAATGAAATATGCTGTAGATATAAATAGAAATTTATCTATAATAAGAAATTTAGTAGGTATAGTATCAGAAATATATAGACAAAAAATAAGAAGAGGATAATATTCCTCTTCTTATTTTTTTAAAAAATTAAAATTTTTAATTAGATGATATAAAATTGTAATAAAAGAATAAATAATTTTTATTTTGAAATAGGATAAAAGGAGAATAAAAATGGAAATTAAGAAAAATGGAGCTATTATGCAGTTTGTGAACCTGTTAGATTCTTATAACTTTGACTATATCAAGATGGTTATTGATCTTGATACCAATCATTGTTTTATCATCATGGAAAATACGGATGAGAAATTTATTCCAATCGATATAAATATCTTGCATTTTGTTAATCATGATCCTGTTGAAATTGTAAGAATTCTGGCAATGCTGGAAGATACATTCAGCGGAAATTGCATAACTGTATACAAAGGCAAAAAGTATTCAGACTTCTTTTGGCCTTTTAAGAGTTTTGACATCAATGATTCTGCATGGAAGGAAAAAGTAAAAAATGAGATCATGACTGTTGCTAATAGTTTCGAAGAGGATCCTAGAGATCCAATCGAATGGAAGTTTTTACACGATGCATTCAGATATGTTTTCAACATTTTTATGAAATACGTCGAAGCATCTTATGATGGAAAGGAGTTTTTCAAAGAAGAAATAGAAGATTTAAAATGGTTAATGGATAAATTTAATGTGAATAAAGATGCAGTTTGACTGCATCTTTATTTTTTAATAAATTATAATTTAATTATATATTATAATATTGATAAATAATATAATATTTATCAATATTATTAAGAAAGGAATAGATTTATTATGGATTTATTTAATGGAAAATATTTTAAAGAAAATAATAAAAGAATAGTAATTACAGAAGATTATATTTATAAAAATACAAATGATAAATATTCTATATCTATTGATATTGGGGAAGGAAGAGAATCATCATTTTTATTAGATCCATATATTAAAATTTATAATTCACCAGATTTTAGAAAAGCAACTAAAGTAGCTAGAATTAGTCTTATTACAGGAAATTATATTTCGCATGAAGGAAAGCCTTTATTAAATATAAATTCATCTATATTAAAATGGATTATAAATACTTTATTAAAACCTTCAACTAATAAAAAGTATTCTAATATGATCGTATATGATGCAATTTGGGCTTTTATATATGATACAGGAGAAAGATATAAACTTAAATGTGCAGAGAAAGTAGATATTAATATATTCATAAATAATTTGAAAGAGAATAGATAAAATGATTAATATTGAATATGAAAGATATTATCACTGTGATACAAATTCATCATGGTTTCATAGAGATGGTGATGTTATAGCACCTCTTGCTGTAATTCATCATATGCCAAATGATATAGAATGTTTTTATATACCATTTATAGATGAGCCTGATATAGAGGAAAAAGGGATATATGGATATTATATATCTATGTATGAACCTAAATATGTTATAGAGACTAAAAATAAATTGACTAAAGATATGAAAGAATCTCTTATGAGAATACTTAATAATGGTGGATGGGAGAAACTTATTGAAGCGTTTGAAGAAGAATGTGGAGATAATTGTTCTGCTACATTAGAAGAATGCAGACATAAGTTTAGACAATTTCCTGAAACTCCTCCTAATTATTTATTATTACCAGAATAATGAAAACAAAATAAAGAGAGGATGACTCCTCTCTTTATTTTTTAAAAAGTATTAATATTTTTTAATCCTACATTAGCAGTATCAGAGTCAGAATTCTGTTGAATACTATAATTTAACACTTCTAATTTAGCTCTATTCTTAATACTCTCTAACATCTCTTCTTCTGTCTCAAATGGATATCCTATAGATAATTTTAATTTAATAGTATCTGTCATTTCTAACATTATTTTTTTCATTATATATTGAATAGCAGCTTCCATATTTTGTTCATTCATATAATTTTCACTAGAAGGATCTATATTATATATCTGCCATTCCATTAATGACTGCTTTACCAGATAATCCATTAAGGCTCTAGAGTCCTGAACCGAATAATTGCTCTTCTGTATAAATTTGTCCCGTTCCTTGACTATTTCTGAGATGCTTATTATCATTTTTTGATAATTGGTTAACTTCATAGAAATTACCATTAATATAGCCATTAGAAGTATTGTTGAAATTACTAAAATTAGTATAATTGCTGTTGTATAAGTTATATTCATTATAATCTCCCCAAGATCTAATAGTATTTGAAAGTTGGTAATATGGTAATTCTGTAAGTTCATTATTTTTTTGGCATTTTTCTATATATCTTACTACTTTATATGCTATATCCATTGTAATACCATAACTATATTTCTTTAATAATAAAACCCAATTTCCAAAGCACATATTAATTGGTATATACATATCTGGATTAGCATGATATAACTGATGTGCTGTTTCAGATAGCATAACTATGGGTATATTATTTTCTCTATGTTCTTGAATTAATAAATTTATAATATCAAAGGTAGTACATCTTCCCACTGTATTTAATATATGCTGAGAAATTAATATAGTAATATCATATATTGTTAAGAAGTTATGATGCATTTCTATATCAGCCATACCATCTTGTATATTTCCATTTATTTGGCATCTATCTAAACCCATACTCATCAGATATGCTTTATATCCTTTATATGCTCTAGACTTTCTAAATCTATGAATACAATTATCTATAAATCTTTTATATGTATCTACATCAGCTAATGTTTCTCTAGTTTGATAAAACTGTAATGGATATGGAGCTATTGAAAAATATAATGTAGCTATAGGTGTATTAGGATTTATAAATTCTCTTGCCATATATACATCTATATCTTTTTTATCTGCTATTTTGGTAGATTCATTTAATGTTAAATCATTCATTTTTATATATCTCCTATTATAATTATTAAAAAGTAAATATTCTCTACTTTTACTACTTAAAATTAAATAATTATATTTTTTATTTTATTAAAGGAGAAAAATAATAAAATGCCAAGAGAAAAAAGAACTTTTAGAGAACCTAATGAAAAAGAAATTGAAACTATAATTAAAATGTATAAGGAAAAAAAATCATTAGAAGAAATTGCAATATCAACAGGATTTTTAAAAAGTACAATAAGAAAATGTATTATTCTTGAAAGTGATATTAAGATTCCTATTGATGAAGAAGAATCAAAATATTTTAAAGAATTATATAAAAAAGGTAAAACTTTATTTGATATATCTAATATAACAGGACGTAGTATAGAGAGTATTAGACCTCATCTTAATACAATAATTCAGAAGAGAAGAAAAAAAGAATTAGAAAAAAGATTAAAAGAATTTCATTCTCGTATATCTGACATGAAAGATTATGATGTAATAAAAATATATATGGATTGTAGTTATGACATTTCTGATATTGCTAAAGGATATGAAGAATCAGAAGAGCTTGTAAGAGCAATAATTGAAAATTATGTAAATACTAGTATTAATTATGAAAATTTATTTAAGAAACCTATTAGAAGTATTAATATTAAAATCTTTAGAGATTTCTTTTGTGAAATTGGAAAAGAATATTATATAAATACTCATAGCGATATAAATATTAATTCACATCATAGACCCAAAAAATTATATTCTTCTAAAAAAATTATAATAAAAACAAAATATCCAAAAATAATAATTACTGAAGAAGGTGAAACCTATTCCTATAATGATATTTTAAGTTGTGAAGATAATATTAATAAAAATGAAGAAGTATAATAATTGACATCTATGTAATAGTCCTTGTGTATTGGAGGAATAGATGGAAAAAGTAACTTTAGCTAGTAAAGTTTTTACTGAAAATCCATTATTAGATGAAATTATCTATAATGCTAGACAATTAGCTACTGGTACTATATTAAAAGATATAGATAGAGCTAATAATGCAGAAACATTAGAATCTATTAGAGCTGGAGATGTTTTAATAAGTATTAAGAGAGGCCATTCTAATTTTAATTACTTTCATTATGATGAAACTTTATTAAGACAAATCTCTGGATTAACAGAGGATCAAATTATTGAATATGCTGCAGATAATGATAAGATCCCTAAAGGAGATATTAGGACTCAGTTATATAATATGGCTGAAGAACTATTCTTGAATAATTATATAGAATATAATAATTATTATAGAATGCTTCATGGAGAACCTAATTATGATGAGACAGGAGTCTGGGAAGGTCTTTGGATAGATAATAATTATATAGATGAAGAGATTCCTACTTCTATTGATCATGTTTCTATAACTTATAAAGAAGAATATGATAGTTATGGTAATCTAATTTCAGATTATAAATTAATTCATGAATTATCATTATCTAAGCAGATTATTCTTGATTCTAATGGTACATTAGAAAATATTGTAAATAATGAATCTTGGCTAATTTCTAATGAATTAACAAAAGATGATGTAATTTATTTACTTCATATGGGCGATAGGCAAGTAGATTATTATGATGCTAGGGTAGCAGAGAAGTTTGCTATGCTTTATTGTCCTTCTTGTGATTCAGATGAGGTAAGAACAAGATATAAAGATTTATTAGAAGCTAATAGATTATATTTACTTTATACAGTATATTCTGAAGCTTATAAATATAGATCTGATTATTATGATAATTTTATGATGGTATTTCTTATTATTCAAACTATTATTGATATGATAGTAGAATTACCAGAATATTTAATTAGAAGAGATGTATTTGATACAAGAACCTGTAAATATATTTTCGAATCTAATGGGGTTAAATATTTTAATGATATTCCTCTTAGATATCAAATTTCTCTTGTAAAGAATCTTAATAAATTGATTAAATTTAAATCTACAGATAAATGTATTGTAGATATTATATCAATATTTGGATTTAGAAATATAAATGCTTTTAAATATTATATTTTAAAAGATCATAATGTAAATAATCCAGACGATTTAGATTATTATAGTAATACTAAAGTAATTACTAATGAAGATGGAACTAAAGATATAGTAACAGATAATGATTCTAATTATGATATTAAGTTTATTAAAGTTCCTCTTTTAGATCAAATTTATGATAATTATGCTAAGAAAGATTCTAATATTTTAGAATATGATGAGCTTACTGTACCTGATGCTTATTGGGTTGGTGATAAAACTTATGATACTGTAAAATCTGGAGTTAAAGATTTAGATTTTACAATATTAAGATCTAAATATTATACTATAGAAGCTGTTATAGATTTAGCACAAAGAAATTTCTCTCTTGTCTATTTTATGAATATTCTTATGTATAATAAAATAGATAAATCTGCTTTAAGAATTAGCTTACCTAATATATCTACTACTAAGAAAGTAGAATTAGTAAATGCTATTTTAGCATTATATTCTCTTGGATATATCTATTATGGAGTAGAAGATACTATTTTAGATAGTAGGTCTAAAGTAGCAGAAATACTAGGATTTAATATGGAAGCAGATTTTGCTACTATAGCACAGTATTTGCATGAAAATCATAGAGGATTAACTTTAGAAGAATTGTCATATGGGCATGATGCTGTAGAAAGACCTGGATTTACTATTCCAGATGAAAAGATATATAGTTTTGAAGAATTAAGAGCTATATTTTTAAATAACAGAGATATCTATAAACATGTATTAGAAGTTATGGCTAATCCTCCTAGTAAAGAAGTATATGATGCTTATAGATATTTATATAAAACTTTATTTATTATGAATAGAAATATGGAGTATTTCTTAGTAGGAGATAATGATGTAGTAGATACATATAAAGCTAATGGATATACTACTAAATTCATTAATATTCCTAGACCAGAGAATTATCAGAACCCTGATGTCTATGAATATGATATGAAATGTCTTACTAGTACTTGTGATGAAAATACTTTATATTTTGAAATGAGAGATGATTTTGATGAAACTCATTTATTTGATCTTTATATTTATGATCCAGAAGATGAAGATTTTGTTTCTTTAAATGCAACTGCTAGAATGGCTAGTACTTATACAGAATTTATGAGATATAATGATGGAAATGTTTATAAATTCTTAGTACAAGTTGCTGCTATTGATGATGAAGCTAAGAGACAAGAAACTTGTATAAATGCTATTCAACAAATTATTGGATATATTAAAGATTATATAGATGAAGATAAGACAGAAGTATATATGGATGATGTATTCTCTGGTTTACCTTCTGTATCATTAGAATTTGTTAAATCTTATATAGAGGAAGTAATAGACTTCTTCAAATCATTTAAAATATTTACGCATCAGTCTTCCATTATTTATGTAATAGATGATAAGTTCGATCAATATATACAATTAATAGATCATATATTAATTAAATACTTATTTGATAAAGCTGATATTATTAAGATTGAAGATTATATTTCTAATGCTAATATCAATCTTTCTAAAGAAGAAAGAGCTAAGCTTATAGATAAAGTATGGTTTAGTATGGATTGGTGGCTTAGAAAGAATTATTCTGAATATTATGAAAATAATAGAAATGCTTTAGAGAATAATGGAAAACATAAATTTATTTATTATTGCCCTCAATGTGGAGCAGAATTAAGTGCTTCTGATACAGTATGTCCTAATTGTGGGGTAGAAAATAAAGTTCCTATTACTTTTGATAAATATGCCCATTTTAATAAAGCTATTAAAGATTATGCTGATGTAAGAAGTACATATTATTTTAAAGATGATGTATTCAATCCAGATAATCATTATATAAGACAATTAGAAATTTATGCTGTTGATGCTATATTACATATGCTTGTAGATATTACATATTCAGATAATATTAATATAGAAGAAGCTATTGATAGTATGACTGAAACTAAGTATTTAGTAGAATATATTAATGAATGGATAGCAGATACTTGTTTAATATTAGTGAATCTCTCTTTAGATGATGGAGAAATTTGTTGTACTAAATATTTCTGCCCTAATTGTGGGAAAGAAATAGAATCTAATACAACTACTTGTCCATATTGTAATTCTATAGTATTTGAACCTATCACTAAATATCGTAGAATTACTAATATAAAAGATACATTAAATAAAATATCTACTCTTAATCTTAATTATGCTTTAAATCTTAGAGAATCTATAATGAATATAAGTAATAATATAAGTCTCTATGAACCTTCATATAGACTTTATGATAACTGTTATACTATTATTACTCAGGAATTTCCTGCTCATGTATTTATAGATACATAATAGCTTATTAGCTGAACATTCAATTAATTACGTTAACATATTATGGGAGGTTAATTATAATGCCTAATAAAGATATTACATTATTCGATTTTGCTAAATCGAATGATGATGTGAACCTCAAGAAAACTTGGCTTAAAGGTGAAGTTATTTTTAAAAATATTGATACAGGCGAGCCTGTTCTTACTCTTCATAATAAAGTAGTTATTGCTGGTTCGCAATTTGTTGCTCAGAAAGTATTTGATCTTCCTGAACTTGTACATCTTCCTACTTATAATGAATCTCTTGATCTTGAGAATTCTTCTGAACATGGTTCCAATCCTGATAATATTCCTAAAGCTTGTCTTTTCTGCTGTGGTACTCAAGGTTGTGGTGCTGAAAATTCTCAGGTATATCCTGTACAGTATACTAACAGAATTAAACCTGCTGGAGATCTTGTTCCGTTTAGATATCAGCTTATTCAGAATGATTTGACCGATGCAGAGAGAGAAATTTATTTTGGAAGAAAAACTATTGCTGAAGCAAATAGAATTGCTTATTACTTCAAAGCTTTTGAATCAGAACCAACTCTTTATATGAGATATGTAGATGAGACTCCTATTGATGCTACTCTTTATGATTCTCAGAATACTTCTGATGCAGAAACTTTTGTAGAGTTTAATCTTAGAATTACTAAGGATGATTTTAGAGATTATTTTAGAGCTACCTCTTCTATTAATGATGCAAGAATTAACTCTATCTCTATTCTTACTGCTTGGTATGTTTCTGGTGCTGGATATAAGTGGTATCAGGATATTATTCCTCTTACTCAGCTCAATATTCCTAATGAAGCTCTTATTGATCTCACGAAGGGAATTGATATTACTTATCATATCTACTTCTAATCTACTATTAGGAGGTGGATGTAAATGGCTAAGAGGATATCAAAGAAAATTACAGATGGTGAATTAAAGAATACTTTAATCAACCTTAAAGAAGAAGATATAAAATCCTCTTTTATATATGATCTTTTTGGAGAATATGATGGGGTTGCTAAATGCAACCCCTATGATATTATAGATATACCACCTGGATTTTATGGCCCCGAAAAGCACAAAAATAAAAATGCTTTTACTACTACAGTAGGAATATGGATTTTTAATAAATGGATGATAGAACCTGATTTATTTGATTTATTTGGGTATATTAATAAAACTATTAATGGTAAGCAATTAGATGAAATAAATCAGCAATTATCATATGCTTTAATGGAAGATAGAATAGATGTAGAAGCTCTTAAGAAATTTCTAATGAAAACTCAGCTTGCCATGCAATTTGTTACAGTATTATCCCCTAATTATAATGAAGCTATCTTAACTATAACTAAAGTTGTAGATAAAAAGAAAGATGAATTAATTAAAAAATATAAAAAAGAATTAGATGAAGGTGATACTGTTATTGCTAAGCAAATAGAGGATGAATTATTAAATTATGCATTAGAGACTCTTAAAGATGATCCTTCATTAGATTCTTTCTTATCAGGTGCAAGATCAAATATTGATAACCATTTTAAGAATCTCTTTGTTTGGAAAGGTGCTACTAGAGATCCTAACCCAGAATCTAAACAGGAATTTAGAATTGCTACTTCTAATTATGCAGATGGTGTTAGGAGAGAAGAATATGGATTATATTCTAATTCTGGAATAGAAGGAGCATATTCTAGAGGTAAGAAAACAGAGCATGGTGGCTATCTAGAGAATCTTACTACATCTGCTTATCAAGATTTAATTCTTGATGAGCCTGGTACTGATTGTGGTACTACTAGATGTATTGAAGATGTAATAACTAAAAAGAATCTTAATAGATATATCTATAATAATATTATTGGTCCTAATGGTAAATTAATAGAACTTAATTCTCAGAATGCTGAAAAGTATATTGGTAAAAAAGTAAAAATGAGAATGGCATTTCTTTGCCCTCATGAAAAGCCATGTAATGCTTGTGCTGGTAATTTCTATTATAAATTAGGTATCAAGAATGTAGGACTTACTCTGATGCAAGTATTCTCAATTTACAAAAATAGAACAATGAAAGCTTTCCATGATAGTACAGTTCAGTTAACTGAAATAGATACTATGAAAGCTTTTGGATTAAAATAATAAATGAATAAGGAAGAATATTATGATCTATTAACAAATAAAACTTTCATCAGAGGGTATGAAAATTTTAATGTTATAGATGCAAAGCATTTAATTAATCCTGATGTATTTCCTAGTATATATATTATTACACAGAATGGACAAATTTATTGCATAGCAGATGATTTATATTTAAGATGGGAATATGAAGGTAAATATCCTTATGTAAATTTATTATGTAAAAGAAAAGAAGAAGAATCTTTTACTAAAAAACGCTTTCTTATTAAAGATCTTATGGCTTATAGCTATATAAGAAATCCAGATAGCTATTTAGAGAGAGGTTGTAAGGTAGTTAATATAGATGGCAATCCAAACAATTGTAAATATGATAATATTATTTTTCTAGATGAAGAAAAATTTAAATAAAAAATAAAGCCCAGAGATTTCTCTCTGGGCTAAATTATTTTTATTATTTATTTTGTAGGTTTAATAATTGTATAATCTGGCTTAATGGTTGCATAAGATAAATGTTTACCAAAAGCATCTGTCCAAGATTTGCTAATAACTTCCCAATTAGTTAAAATTAAACCATTAATTGATTTATAATATGGTTATTTATATACTATTTTCTTAATTTAAAATTCAATCCTTCATATATCTTTACAGGATTTCCTCTTATTACATTATTACCAATCTTCCAAGATTCATTATCTTGGAAGGCTTTATTCTTTTTCTGTATTTCATTAAGTCTATAATTCAATTCCTCTAAGCATTTCTTTTTATTCATGTATTGTGATCTTTCATCTTGATTCTCTACTACAATTCCTGTAGGAATATGAGTTACTCTTACAGCAGAATTTGTAGTATTTACACTTTGTCCTCCATTTCCTGAAGATCTAAATATATCTATTTTTATATTGCTAGAGTTAATATCAGAATCTACAATCTTAACTTCTGGTATCTCTGATAAACTGATAAACCAATTCTTTCTTTTATGACCTTTTCTTATCGGACTTTCACAAATCCATTCTATAGTTCCTATATATTCTTTAATCTTTTTATCATCTGTCATAAAAGTTATAGAACTATTGTAATTAGAAAATTTAGATTTTTTAGAATCTATTAATTTAATATCTTTGATTTCTTTTATTAATCTTTTATAAAATAAATCAATAGCCATATTACACTCTGGTGGCGGATTTATTCCTGATGATATTCTAAATATCATTTATTCATTTCCTCCAGCTTTAAAATTGTATACTGGTTTAAGTATATTAATAATATTTACACTAGGTTCTATAGCTTCTCTAATAAGCTCAATATCTCTATAAGCAAAAGGAGCTTCATCTAATGTATCTTTAGAAATAGAAGTAGAATAAATTCCCTTCATTTCTTTCTTATACATAGAAGTATTATAAGTATTTTTAACTTCAGATCTTTTTATAATTCTACCTGCTCCATGAGGAGCTGAGCAATTCCAATCTTCATTATGCTTTCCATTTCCTATAATAATACCATCTCTTGCATTTATTGGAATTACAACCTTCTCAATAAATTCTGATGCAATACAACCTTTTCTTATCACAAATTTCTCATTATGATCTTTAGAATAGCTCTCATAATAATTATGAAAATTATCTATTACATCTATAATCTCTGCATTAATAAAACTACAGATCTTATTAGCAATAGTCTTTCTATTATATTCTGCAAATATTTCACAGTCTCTAGTGCTTTCAAGATAATCACGTTTTAAATTGTGATTCTCCAGATAAGTGTATTCATATGGAATACTAAAGATTCCATTATCTTTAAGATATTTTTGTCCTTTATCATTGTAATATTTATTTACGCATTGACCTAAATATCTACTACCAGTGTGAATACAAATATAATAGAAATCATCTTCATCTTTATCGATTTCTATAAAATGATTTCCTCCGCCTAAAGTTCCTACATAAGATAATCCTAATTCAAAATTAATTATTCCTTTCTTATGTAATCTTTCAACAGCACATTCAAGATTAAATCCAAATCTTAAACTTCCAATATCTTTCTGTCTATTAGATCCATAAGGAATAATATTTCTAATATAACTATCTAATTCCTGTAATAAACCCTTAGTAATTCTCTTTTTAGGTTTTATTTTATATAATAAAACTCCACAACCAATATCAGATCCTATCATATTAGGAATAATTCTTTCAGGGAATCTATTATATATAATAGATAAACCAATAGGACCTACTTTACCAGCATGAACATCAGGCATTATTCTGATCTTACAATCTGAATATGCTTTATTATTACATATTGCTTTTATCTGTGCTCTAGCATATTGATCAATATCATATTTATCACTATCAACACAAAAGCATTTTGCAATATTATACATTCCTTCGATTAAAATTTCTTTCATTATATTTTCTCCTATAATAAATTATAATCTGGCATTTTATATAATATATTTAAATTATTTACCACATTATATGTATGCAATGCAGATTGCCAATTTGTTTCTATTAAATCATTATGTTCTTTTATACTTAAATTTATAGATTTACAAAATTCTATGAATTTATTTTTATTAATACTACTTAATTTTTTATTTGATTTATATTCAGCTTTAAAAAGATATATTTCAGATATAATATTATCTTTCTGATCTTTCAATATTATATATGGATTATTTATGTCTGTATTTATAATAAACTCTATTACTCCAAAATTTTTTAAATAAAATATATTTATTGTAAATTCTGTCATATCTATATACTATCCTTTCTTAAAACTATATTCTATTATCAATATTATAATATATAATTATATTTTGATTATACATTAAAATATTAAAAGTGAGGAAGGTATTTAGCCTTCCTCACTATATATTTATTTTTTATAATCTATTAAATAAATCTGATAAATTTCCTGTCAGTGTAGGATCTTTATTAGGATCTTTTTCTATATCATTTCCATAAAATTCTTTATTAATATCATCTAATATATCTACATATCCCATTTTCATTTCTTTTTCTATATGGTCTAATGGTATATGATATGCATTACTTATAGCTTCTCTTCCATAAGGAGTTCTCTTTATTTTATCCAAACTCTTTTGATCTTCTAATAATTGTTTTTTATATAAATCTTCAAAAGTAATACTCTTTACAGAATTTAATATTTTTAACTGTTCATCTGCTAACTGAGTAGATGGATCTTCTGTTCTAAATACAGAAGGATCAATATTATCTCCTTCCATATACTCTTCTTCAAGAGAATAAGAAGTTTCATCATAATGATCATCTGTATATATTTCAGTCTTCATTAAGTGATATCTTGTGGCAAGATCTTCACCATAATAAAAGATATATAAAGCCCATAAATAAGAGAATACTAAATCATCATGAGCATCTTCTGCATGTTCAACTTTACCATTTGGTTTAACTACCATAGTAGAAAGTTCATCATATATTTCTTTAGAATTGAATTTATCTCTATGATGCTGCACTCTTTGATAAAGAAGTTCAATAAGTTTATTTCTAGTAGACTTAGAAGAAGTGCCTCCATAAACTTTTACTCTACGAGTTTTTCTTCGTACGGCTGTACCATCGAATACTTCTTCATCCATACGATCTTTAATTTCATAATAGAGATTTTTCTTAATAGAAGTTTTGAGCAACATCTGAAGTACTGAAGAACCAAAACCATTTATGTTTAGGAATAGTCGCAAGCTAAACCCTCTAGTTAATTCTAGACACTCTCATTATAAGTAGTGATCAGATCATTTGTTCACCCATATATAAGATATGGGGCAGTATTTTTCTTCCTCCATAAGCTTGAGGTTCTACTCTCCCGTAAGGAGATGATCGTTGAATGTTTAGCATTTTATTTATAAAAATAAAGAAGCTAATTCACTGCTATATCTTGGCTTCTAACAAAGACTTAGGATTTAACCATATCTTTATCCAAACTTTTCTTTCTGATTTCTCAACATTCACGCTTGTCTTTTCAGGCTACGTTGTAGTAAGTTTGGCTCTTAACCAGTGAGTCATAGCAATTAACACTGAAACCATAGCAGATTACTCTACTAGGTGAGACTTTAGTTGCTCCGTTGTTTTCCACGCAGATAATAGCGTTCTTGGCATAATTAGTTACAAATTGATATATAAGATCTGCCAATTCTGGCATAGTAATAAAGTTATTTCTAAATGTAGCAATAACTTTAGTAGTTTCAGAATCTACTACTGTAATAGCAGAAGCATCTCTATGTACACCAGAGGATACATCAACTCCAATTAATAATGGATATGTAGATCCTATTGGAACAGTATCCCAGAATTTCATTTGGAATTGTCCGGCCTTGCCAAAGAAGAGTGTATAACGAGGTTCTTGCTTAACCATAGAAGAAATAACTTCAAGATCTTCTCTATTAAAGGGACTATTATCAGATATCTTGGACCATTCTATTAAAATTTCTCTTCTAAGCTTAGCATAATCAGTACCAAACATTCTTACCATATCATCAAAGTATTTAGCACCTTTACCAAGCATTTGATAAGTGTATCTGATATGCATGAAACTAGACTGCTTATTAGATTCCATTAATGCTACTAATTTATCATATGAGTAATCATAGTATGCTTCATTCCATTGTGTTGCTATAGAAACCATATTATAAGCAAATTGACCTTCTTTAGTAGTTAAATCTCCAGGAGTAGTTGTAATTGTTATGTTATGAGGTGCACCATTTTTCTTAGCATTTTGTGATGCTGTAGAAAATGCAGGAGCTGCTGCTGCATATACAACGTCGTTATAAGGTAAAAATGCGAATTCGTCGAAATATAATAAGGGAACTGTAGCACCTCTTCCTGCACCCTCAGCTAAAGCTTCTGTTCTAGCACCAGGTAATGTTGATATCATATTATGGTTTATAGGATTTTGCAATGTTTCAGAACTATTAGGAACTCTTATCTGTTTCCCATCTGGACCTATTACTTGATCCATTCTAAGGTATTCTGGTAAAGCAGATCTAAAGTTTTTAAGTAATCTAAGATTAGATTTAGAATCATCGTGCTTTTTGTTACTAAATATGATTCTACTATTTTGAGTACCAAAATTAAAACACCACAGATAATATTGAATCGTACTAACGCTCTTCCCAAATTGCCTGGGCCAAATATTAATACTATTAATATTATACACAAACATATAGTTTAGAGCTAAATTAGCTCTGTGTAATTCATATCGTTTAGATTGAGCGCCTTCAACTGGAATACGTGCTACTTCTCTAATATAATACCAAAAATTAACAATACATTCTCTAAGAATCCTTATTTTCATTTCTCTAGATAAATTTGGATCATATGGATTAACTCCCATAAGACCACCATCATACAGAAGTAGAAAAAATGCATTATTTTTAATACCTTTAGCTTTAAGAAAATAATGCATTTTCATAAAAGATTCATTTTTAGTATTATAATCATAATGTACTTGTATAGGAATTGATGGATTTGTAATTATAGCCATATATTACATCCTTTATATATACTAAATTATTGGTGTGTTAAATTTTTATTTTATGATTAATATCTATATAAAAAATAATATAAAGGAGAATCTTTATGGACTTATTATATATGGATGCTAATTATTCTAATTTTAATCCTCTTTATCTTATTCTTGGTATTATTCTTGGAGTCCTTATATTATTGATAGAAGAATTTTTTAGATATAAAAAGGTTAAAGCTAAAATTATGGAAGAAAATTTTCATAGAATTGCTAATTCACCTTCTTTTGTATCATGTGTTTCAGAATATATAAAAAGAAATGAATTTGTTAAAAACATATTAAAAAATAATACTACTTCTCCAGATCTTTTTAAAGATATGGCTAAAGCTTCTCTAGAAAATTCTTTTTCTAGAGATTATGAAGAGCATATAGAATATATTCCTAATACTACATTAGAAAATCCTCTTACTTATTTATATAAATTTCCATATTTTCCTACATTTGAATCTAAACAAAAAGTATTCTCTGAAACTATTAGAACTAATAAAATGATAGATGTAGTACTATTGAATTTATATATAGAGCATATAGAAAAGAATATTAAAGAATTAGAAGAAGAAGAAAATGAATATAGAGAATTTATTAAGAAACTTGGTGCTGATAAAGAAGGATATGATAATTATGATTATGAAAAATTATTTAGACCCAGAGATACTAGTGATGATATAAAAGATAATGAAGATACGGATAATGAAGTTAGTTTAGATAGATTAGTATCTATTGGTACTGTAGAAGAATTTGATGATAATCTAAAAGAATTTTAAGAAAAAATAAATAGGGGATAGGTATAAACCTACCCCCACATTTTTTTTTAATCAGCTTTCTTATTATAGTTATATTCTTTCCCGCAGATTGGACAGAACATAGCATTTACTTCTCCAAACCTGGTATTTCCATTACCATCAAAGAAGTAAGCTGCCATAAGCCCTGTCCAGTCTTTTCTAGAGCAAAGAGGGCAACCTTCTTTTCCTATAATAAGAGAAAGTAAATGGTTCCTCTTTTGAATTTTTCTCATAGGCTCTAGCAGCTTTGCAGCTGTTATTCTACTTATGGAAAAATTCGATACAACATTGTGCGGATTATTTAAACAATCCTCACATGCTTCATTATTTTCTGTAGGCTTACAATTAGATGCATTTTCACAGATACTGCATCCAGCTTCAGCCCGATATAAAAATAGCTCTTCATAGAGTCTATTTTTATATATCAAGTCCCATACATCTGTTTCATTCTTTGGAACATAGCAATTCATAATACCTCCTTATCTTCATTATTAGAAGAAGTATCAGGGTTATTATGAACTACAAAGAATAATTGAATCTTATAAACTTTACCTTTATCTGGTCCATCATCACAAATATACTTACTGATCTCATCCATTGGAATTTTAATTGAAGCATACACTGCTTTACTTTCTTTTATTAACCCTTCAGCCTGCTCAGAATTAACATAAAAAACCTCCGGAATCTTTCCAGTTACCATTCCACACATGGCAGATGCATCCATATATAATGCATTATGTCCATTTGGTTTAAATGCTCCATCGCAATGTTTTTTACAATTATTACAAAAATTATCCTCCATACACTGTGCAAATAAACACTTAATTTTATTATCCTTTTTCTCATTTGCCATTTTTGTTTTCTCCTTTTTATCAAGTTTTATTTTATAGCAGGAATATTATTCCTGGTATAATCTGTTGCACCATTCCCCATAGTATTTCCATACTTTATGGGAATTTTTATTGGTACCTTTCTTTTTATGCTTACCAGTATTATATGACCAGTAAGCATTTTCAGAGATACCATGGTTATTAACACAAATATTTATTTCATCCATTGCAGCACGAATGTTTATATAATCATTATACTGCAATTCATCACAAGTTAAGGTTGACATATCATAAGAGCTTATTAATCCTTTCTTTTTAAGCTCTTTCCAATTGCAACTATTAACTTGTAAGATTCCTAAATCCCTACTACCATTTTTGTTGTAGTTGGATCTTTCTCTCCCAAAGTCACTCTCTTGTTGCATCATTCCCAATAAGAGAGCATAATAATGTTCTGGATCAGCAGGATAGAATTCTCTACAGAGATCATATGTATATTTCTGTAAATCCTTACTGAATTTATATTTCTCAACCAAATAGTTACTATAAGGAGTTTTATCAAGATTAGCTTGATACTCCTTATAATCATCTTCATCTCCTATATAATCAGACTTAATATAATATGTCTGGTCATTATAAAGAATTTCAGACCATCCATTTTCCTCTTTTATAAAATCTACATCTGTTCCAGCATCTAATACAAATGCAGATTCAGAATCTTCAGATGGTCCAGTTCTAACATTTACATTAGTAAATGTCTTTTTATCAATGGAATTAAATTTTTTATATTCCATAATAGTTCCCACATAATCTGACTTTACATATGCAGGAGAACCATCATGTAATATTTTAATCCAATCCCCCTTATCCTCCAATACATCTACAAATGTATTTTGAGGAATTTCAGATACAATGTCTGAATTGACATCTGGACTCTTTCTAGCATTAATATTTCTAAATGTTAAACTCTGATACTGCACCCTTTTAGAATAATCTATTCCTAAAGTTTTAGTAGGAATAGATTCATTGACATATTTACTATTGTTGACCATCACAATTTTAATTGGTTCTTTTTTTATAGTGGTACCATTGACAGCTGTTTTTGGATTTGCTTTAAATCCAAATCCAATAACTATCAGCAATGCTATTATGGAACTTGCTGTCAAAGAGATCAAAATAAAGTTATCTTTTAATCTCTTTAGCATTTCTTTTCTTTTTTCTCTTTTTATATTTTTATCTCTTATTCTCCAAAAATTTTTTGATCGTTCTTCTCCAATCATAAATTAAACCTCCTTTTATTACTCTTATTGAATTTTTTCATGGTCACTATTCCTCCTAAATAGTAATATTACCCACAGTTTCATTATTATAATATCTATCTAAAAATATTTATAAATAGATATATTTATATTTTTAATTATTACATTTTATTGTACTTTTTTATAAAAATTAATTTGTAATAAGGAGAATTAATTATGACAGAATTTAATGGGGTTCCATTCCAATATAATCCTGCTATAACTAATGTAAATATAGATAATCAACTTGCTGGGATTCTATCTCGGTTTAGTGATGACTATATTTTAGATATAGTTAAGGATTCCATTAATAACAGATTTAGGTTATATGATCTTCCTAGACCTAATATAGTTAATGCTTTTGAAATTACTTTTAAAGAATTAACCGATGGATTTACATCTAATACAGATGAAATTCTATCTACAAGAACTAGAGTTTATAATAACATTATAAATATTATTTGTAATTATTATGATTTTGCATTTATTCAAAATGATGATACAGATATATTCTCTGCTGCATATTGGTTATATGATACATTTGTATCTAATTTTACATCTTCATTAATTAATTTTTATACTTTATATTTAATTAGAGAAAGAAAATCTATTGATTTGGCATTAAATTTATCAGAAATGGATAAAATTAATGAAACTACTTATATTTATTCTAAAAAATTATTTAAAGATCCTAGCTTAGCTGGTATTCATTGTAATCTTGAATATGTAATTGATCAAATTAGTAATTTTGATATTAATCTATATACTATTTTAAGCACTGTCTATTCTGGATCTAATATAGATATTGGCAATTATATTGCTAGTATTATTACTGATACAACTGGAATGTTTTTTAGAAAGTATTATGAATCATTTATATTTGGTAAAGAAGCAGCAGACATTCTTACATTAATTAAATTAAATTTACAACAATTAGGAAGTGAAATTGAGGCTTTGGGAGATTAGAGTAAAAGAAAATGACTGAAGATAGGCTTAAACAACATGATATAGAAGAAAGATTTGTTTGCTTATCATGTGCTATGATTTATAGAACAAATATTTATTCGGATAGAGAACCATTTAGAAAATATTATGATAAAATTTGGGCAAAATGCCCTAGATGTAATTGTATATCGTATAAGCCTATTGCTAAACCTGAAAATGAAGTAATTAATAGTGGAGAAGATATTTAAAATGAATAATATAGACAATAATAAAGTAGATGAGCTTTACAATAATCTTTTAGAATCTGCTAAAGGTATAGTAGAAAATGAAGATGGAAGTACAAGTTATGCAGACTTAAAAGAGTTAGATATTAATACTACTGAATCTCCTATATCTACTACCGGTATATATAATCCTATTACTGGAGATATAACAGCAGATACTGCTAGTACAAATACTAAAGTATTATCAGATTTACATTTTAATAGATTCACTGGTGGAGAAGAAGTTTCTCTTACTTTTGATGAAATTAAGAATATTCTTCCTAGAACTGTAGAATCTGAACTTACTGATTTAGAAGAGATAAATATTTTAAATAATATCATTAAGAAAAAATTTAATGGTGAAAAAATTAGTTATGATGAACTTCCTAGTTTTCTAAAAGAATCAGCACTTGATATTGTTAGAAAATCTTCTGATGATGGACCAGCATTAGCATTTCTTGGAAATAAAACCAGACTTAATTATGCTGCTAATTTACTTATTGGAGAATTAGCAAAAGAATGGGAAAAGAAAAATGCTTATATAGACTTAGATACTATGCTTGCTGGATTTGATCAAGATTTTCAGAAACTTCAGAATGAAACATCAAAAGAATTTGGTAATATTTTAATGTCTTTTGATGAAGAAAGAAAAAAGGAAATTGATGCTGCTATTGCTAGATGTAAAGCAGAAGGTAAAGAAGAAGCTGTTGAGAAATTAGAGAAAATTAAAAGTGTTATTGATGAGGCTTATAATTTAACTAATTTTTCTGAGTATTGTAAGCATGTAAAAATTAAGAAGTTTGATTTAGAAAAACCTAAAAAAGTATTTCTTTCTTTTAATGCTAAATATTTAAAGCATAATAATAATATTAATGATATTCAATATTGTCCTGTAGTATTAGATAGACATATTATTGGAGATAGTAAATCTAATATGAAATTATGTTTAGCATTTTGTAAATATTGTATGAACTATTCTCCAGATAATATAGAAGAACATAGTTTTATGTATTATTTTATTAAGAACATCATTCTTCTTGATAGAATAAATCCTAAAGGATTGATGTATGATTCTTTAGATGAGAAATCTAAGAAATTCTATGATGGATTTTTAAATAATCTTAAAAAATGCATTTTAAATCTTAATAATCGACAGTAATAACATATAAATAAATGAGAATGTGTAATTACTGCCCATTTCCTTTAATTATGCATTTTTCAATAATGTGATTTCCACAATCATATATACCTCCTTTTTGTTATTTTGCGTGTGTTGGGTTTCATGCTTTTCTCCTGTGTTTCATAACTTGTCGTTATCCTTTCTGATTTATTGTATGCTTGTTATTTGTTGTTCATGACTAAACCTCCTTTCGTTATTTTTTGACAGAAGACCCAGTAGGAGCCTTCCCTACTGGGTTTCTTCTGTATTTTTTATTGAAACTTAATAGTAATCAAACTAAGTGAAAGGTATGGTGTATATAAAATGCTTTTAGATAGTTCATATACAATCATCCCACAGATCAGATTTACACTCTCTTTTGATAATGATATAATTAAAACTGTAACTGTTAAACATGAAGATACTGTCTCTTGCACTTATAAGAAGAACGGAGAAAGATTTTCAATTATTGGTATTGTAACTAAAATTGGATGCAATTTCAATTCTTCTCTTGGAGCAGTTGGCACCACTGCTTACATTCAAATCGATGGTTCTTCTGAATATTCTGGAGAAGTTATTTATGTTCAGCCAAGTCAAATTCTTGATATTAATGTGATATCTTCTACTAGTGTTGTAGAAAATATTGTTTGCTCTGTATCCAATGAAGATCAAAGAATTACATTAGTTAGAGAAAATGAAGTTGGTGTATTCCAATATAGCTTAGATGGCATAACTTGGAATGCTGCAGTTGGATCTCAAGGTATGTCGGCATATGAATGTGCTGTAGCTCTTGGATTCAATGGTACTGAAGAAGAATGGCTTACTAGTCTTATTGGACCTAAAGGAGATACTGGAGAAGCTGGAGCTTTAGAAATCTATAAAGTATTTCATTCTATTATAGAAGCAGAAACTGATAGATGTGAAGTTCCTATTGGAAAACTTGTCGCTATTGTGCTTGATGATACATATCTTTTTGTTAGAAAAGAGGATGGTAATTCTAATTGCAATTGTGGCTGTGGTTGTTTTATTGATGACTCTGGCAATACCGATCCTATACAAGTTAAAGGATATGATTACCTTGGATCTCTTACTGTGGGTCCTGAAGGAAAACAGGGTGAGCCTGGTAAGTCTGCATATGAATATGCAGTTGAAGGAGGATATCCTGGAACTGAAGAAGAGTTTACCCAGACATTGGGTAAATCTGCTGTAGCAGTAACTAGTTTCTTTATGGGTAAAGATCCTACATTGAAGGAAACTGTAATTGGTCCTATTGATATGAAGATCTTTGGATATACTGATAAAGAAACATTTAAAAGTGTTGAACTCTCTAGAATTGATGTTTATTCTTCTATAAGAGATATCAATCAGACTTTGATTCTTCCAGAGACAATTACTCTTAGAGCAGTTCCTACTAAAAATACTGCAGCTAAGCCTAATCTCTTCATTGAAGATGAAATGTATGTGGCTGATCATATTACCAGCTATAATGGAAAGATTGGTGTTCTTAGAAGAATAAAGTATATTGAATCTTATAGTGGTGAAACTATTATATCTGACTGGATTTCTTCTACTGGTGAACTTGATTATGGTGCTGCAATTCAGTATGTAATAGATGGAGAATTCTTTGAATTTGCTCCTGAAGTTCAAACTCAGTATAGAAAACTTCATACATATGATAATGAAACTACTATTGAGACAACCGAATCTACTTATATTTCTATTGTATATCCGATCGATATCACTAAGTTTGTAAATACTTATGTAGAAACCTATATTGAAGAACATAAAACTGAAATTGTTGCTCCTGTTGTAAGAGAACTTATTGGTCTTCCAGATGGAGAAACTGTTGCATCTTATGTAGACAAGAAAATTGAAGAATCTGTTGGAGATCTTCCAGATGGGTATGATTCTGTAGCAGATTATATTGATGATAAAATTGGTGAACTTCCTGATGGGGTAAATTCTATTACCGATCTTATTGGAGAATTACCTGATGGAGTTAGTTCTGTAACTGATCTTATTGATAATAAAGTTGGAGAATTGCCAGATGGAAAATCTGTAACGGATCTTATTGGTAATTTACCTGATGGGGTAAATTCTATTACCGATCTTATTGGAGATCTTCCAGATGGTATAAATTCTGTTACTGAACTTATTGGTGAAGTTCCAGATGGAAAATCTGTAACAGATCTTATCGGTAATCTTCCAGATGGTATAAATTCTGTTACTGAACTTATTGGTGAAGTTCCAGATGGAAAATCTGTAACCGATTATGTTAATGATAAGATTGGTGATCTTCCTGATGGAGTTAGTTCTGTAACTGATCTTATTGGAGAATTACCTGATGGTACAACTTCAGTAGTTGACCTTATTAATAATACTATTGGTAATCTTCCTGATGAATATAACTCTGTATCTGAATATGTAGATGCTATTAGCAATAAAATTGGAGAATTACCTGATGGTACTGACTCTGTAGTTGATTTTATCAAAGATACGATTGGTGAAGTTCCTAGCAAGTATAATTCTGTAATTGATTATCTTGATGACATTAAAAATTCTGTAGGTGAAGTACCCGAGGAATATAATTCATTAGCAGAGTATGTAACTGCTATTGTTGGTGAATTACCTGATGAGTATGAAAATATTGCAGATTATATTAAAGATGTCAAAGATGAAATTGGAGAATTACCTGATGGAAAAACTGTAACTGATCTTATTGGTGAAGTACCTGAGGAGTATGATTCTCTTGCTGATTTTATTAATAAAAAGACATCTTATGAAACAGGATTTACAACAACTGTAGATGTTGGTGGAGTTCCTGCTGGTACTGTTATTAATTCTAATGCTCAACTTCTTGATCTTATGAGACAGATTTTAGCTCCTGAAGGAAGTAATGAAACTATTACACTTTATTTTGGTGTAACTCATGATATTCCTACAGATCTAACTGGATTAATTGCTCAAGAAAAGAATAAAGCTACGGTATTAAATCAAAGTACAAATTATTATTATACTGCAAATGATGAACATTTTGTTTTTGCTACTCCTAAATCTATTGAACCTTTAATTTCTATTAAAGACTTTTCTGGTTTGGAACAGTTTAGTGGATGGGCATCTATAGAGTATAATGATTATACAATTTATTACACTAAAGAACCTCTTACCATTGATAATTTCAGAATTATATTTTACTACAGATAATATGGAAGGGGTGTAAATATGATACAAATTGTTCAGGGTTTTGAAGTTAAAACAAGAGAGGCTATTGATAATCGTTTAGTATTATCAAAGCAAGAAATGTTTAATATAAATGATAACCATATGCCTGTCAAATATTTTGCTGTTTGCTCAGATGATGGTTATCTTTATATATACAATAAAGATTCTGCAATAATTTCTTCTGAAACTGGTAAATTTAAAAAATATTCTTATTGTAAAATTGAATCTATTTCTATTAATGGAGTAGAACTTCCTATTAATGACATGGCAGTAGATATTCCTCTTTCCACTCATGAAGCTTTTGGCGTATCAATGGCTGGAAAAGGTATTAGCTCTGTTAATGGTGTCTATAATATTGATTTTACTACACTTGATGATGCTGAAATTCCAATTGAGAAAGTTCAATGGGAAAATGCTATCATAGTACGTGGATATTTATTTGAAGGACAATTTTACCAAGATGAAGAGCATAGAATTAAATATGTTCCATATGAATACAAAATTTATGTTGATATAACTTCCTCCACTATTTTTATTTACAATGGAGAAAATTATATATCTGCCATTGCTAATGTACCATTTGCAGATCAGAATCTTGCTGGTATTGCTAAATTGTATCAAAGTACTGGCACAAATACAGATGGTTCCATCTCTCAAAAAATAGTAACTGAAGAACTTAATCAGCGATTTAAAATTACTACAAATGCAGCAGAAGAAACCATCTTATTTTTAAACAATTAATTAAATTAATAAATCAACTATCTTACAAAGGAGATAAATATTATGGCTTTTACACCTACTTATGAGCATAATCAGACAATGGCTAAGCTTAATGTCAATGGCTCTATCTATTGGCTGAAAGATGCTGATCTTCGTGGTATTATTGCTACTTTTGGTGATGCTGTTCTTAAGAATGTTGATACTACCTTTACTGAAGATAGTGTTAACCTTGTAACTTCTGCTGCAATCCAGGCTTGGGTTGAGGAGCAGATTGCTGACCTTGAAGGTGTTATGCACTTTAGAGGTATTGTTGAAAAGCAGAATGAAGAGACTGATACTCAGGCTATTGCTCGTGTTGTCACTGATCCTGAGGCTGGTGATGTTGTTGTTATTAAGGGTAATGGTAAGGAATATATCTATAGTGGCTCTGCATGGGAAGAGCTCGGTGACCAGAATATCTATCTGACCATTGCTTCTGCAGCTGCTACTTATGTTCCGAAGACCACCACTGTTGCTGGTATTGCTCTTGATCACAGTATTACTGTTTCTGAGCTTGAGGCTGCTTCTGCTCTGAATCTTAAGGCTCTTGCACATAAGGATACTGCTACTGGTACTGTTGCTACTGCTGATTCTATTGATGATATCACTGTAGCTAAGGCTGGTGAGTATGCTATTAGTGGTAACACCGTTGCTGTTCCTCAGACTTGGAATGCTCTTGATGTTACTCCGGCTGGTACTGTTGCTCTTACTGCTGGTACTGCTGCAGCTGCTACCTATCAGAAGACTTCTTCTATTACTGTTTCTGCAGGTGCTGTTGGTGATGGTCAGACTGCTACCTATACTCCTGATGGTTCCATTACTCTGCCGAGTATCACTGCTACTGTTACTCTTGGTAAGGAAGCAGTTGCTACTGTTACCGATGCTGGTACTGCATATACTCTGAGTGATGGTGCAGTTACTAAGGCTTCTGATACAACTGCTAAGTTTGTTAAGAAGGGTGTATCCTTTGCTATGGATACTACCGATACTGAGCAGCTGAACCTTGCTTATGTTGCATCTACTGATACTGAGTTCTATACCGATGCTGTTACTGAAGCTGGTGCTATCACTTATACTAAGCAGACCATTTCTGGTGCTCTTCCGACCTTTGGAACAAAGGATGTTGCTACTAGTGTTGCTTCTGCTACTGCAGCTTATGATGGTGATGCTTCCTTCAGTGGTGTTGGTACTGTTCTTGGTGCTACTCCTGCATTTGAAACTGCTAATGCTGTTGTTACTCAGCCGACCTTCACTGCAGAGTTCTCTGGTACTGCTAAATCTGTTACTCCGACTGCTGCCACCACTTCTGATGCTCTTGCTGATGGTTCCATCACTGTTGCAACCGAGACCAAGAGCCTTACCCTTAACAAGACTGATAAGACTGTTACTGTGTCCTGATTTAGTCTTATTTTGGATAAAACTAGAATTATTGGGGAGGGGAGTTATCTCCCCTCTCTAGTTTTTTATTGAATTGACATCTTATTATACAGAATTGGTATTGTCATAATAAGATGGAGAGAATAAAAATGTATAAACACTATAAAGGTGATTATTGGCTATCAGTCCTAATACCAGCACACAATTGTTCTGATACTATTGAACGATTATTAGACTCTATAGTTATTCAAGATACAGATGATGTAGAAATAATTATCTGCGATGATCAATCTACTGATAATTTTATGGATAAGGTTTATCCTTATATGGAGAATCTCAAAATAAAATATTGTAAAACTAAACCAAGAGAGATTCACTGTCCTAGTAATACCAGATTTGATGGCTGGAAAATAGCTACTGGAGAATGGATTACTTTTATCGATGATGATGATATGTTTGAGCCAGACGTATTTAAGAAAATTAAAGAATTGATTGAAGAGACTGGAGAACAAAAATTAATATACACATCATTCAGGGATTATAATCCAATCATTGGTCAATATGGTTTAACTTTTGATGGTGGAACTTGGTTACATGGTAAATTTTATAATAGATACTGGCTCATTGAGTCTAGTATAGATTTTGAAGAAAATCTATATACAAATGAAGATTTGCATTTCAATGGTCAAGTTATGGCAGAATTAGGTGGACAAAATTCAGAATTAAGAAAGTTTGATGTATGTACTTATAAATGGAGCTATAATCCTAAATCTTTCACTAGATCGTTTGATACCAGTAAACATAGCTTACTAGAAACTTGTTTTAAAGATTATGTCCATTCAGCTGTTGACCCCTGGTTTAATTGTTTTCATAAATATCCTGATAATTATCAAGAGTATTATGATCACATGATAATGATGATACTATATATGTATTTTTATATTCAAGCCTTTAAATATTCTAAAGGTGAAGATGGAATAATAAAGTCTAATATAAATCTTATTATAGACACAATCAATAGAGTATGTAAAGAATTTGATAAAACTGTAGATGATATCTATAAAGATATTACAAATAATCCAGACTTTTTTGCTGAAATTAGAAAAGATGCTGAGATTGGAAGTAATAAATTTATAGAAAGAGAAAGTTTCTATGATTTTCTTTATGATAATATAAAAATTTCAAATGAATAATTTATAGGCTGAAAAGATGTCTATACAGCACCATACTTTCTTTTTGAAAAGAGATAAAAGGAGTGTAATATAGATGAGTAATAATAAAAGAGGTGCAGCCATCGTCAAAAGAGATAGCACCGTAAATTGGTTAAAAGCCCAGAACTATATTCCTCCGATTGGTACAATTATTATTATGGAGAATGAAGATGGATCTCAAACTATAAGATTTGGTAATGGGATTGATAATCTACATAATTTGCCAGATCTTGTACAAGAAAATCATTCGGCATCCAAATATAAAACAAAGTATCATGAAGATAAAGAAATGTTAGAACTAATTTAAATCTTTTGGAGGAAATATTATGGCAGACATTTCCAAACTTAAAGTAAACGATACAGTATATAATATTAAAGATCTCTCTGCTAGAGATAGTGCTTCTTCAGCACTTAAAAATGATGAAATTTATTCCTCTACTCAGCCTGCTAGTGGAACTCAAAATGTTGGAGCATTTTGGACAGAGATTATTACTAATTAAACTTGATAAATCAGCACATCTATAAATTGATAAATTATTTTAGGAGAAAATAAAATATGAAAAAACATAATCCTAATTCAAATTGGTTATCTATTATTATTCCTGCATATAATTGTAGGGATACTATAGCAAGACTACTTGATTCTATTCTTGATCAGCATGATGATGATCTTGAAATTATTATCTGTGATGATCATTCTACAGATAATTTTATGGATAATGTAGTCCCTTATATTGATAAACTTAATATAAAATATTTTCAAACTATTCCTAGAGAGCTTCATTGTCCTGGTAATACTAGATTCGATGGTTGGCATCATGCAACTGGAGAATGGATTACTTTTATTGATAATGATGATATGTTTGAACCAGATGTGTTTAAAGATATCAAAAAAGGAATTGAAGATAATAATGAAGAAAGATTTTTATATACACCTTTTAGAGACTATTTTGTTGAAACTGGTAATTATATGCAAATCTTTGATGGTATTACTTGGATGCATGGTAAATTTTATAATAGGCAATGGCTTATTGATGAAGGAATAGACTTTAAGGAAAATTTGTATACTCATGAAGACTTATACTTCAATAGTTTAGTTATTGCTACTATGGTTGCTAAAGGATATGGATATACTAAATTAGAAAAATTCTATACTTATAAATGGGTTTATAGAGCAGATTCTATGAGTAGACGCTATGCTAGAGCTACAAATGGATTTATCGAAACCTATTTTAAAGATTATATATATGCTATTCTTGAACCTTGGTTAGGGGCATATCATAAATGCAATAATCTTAAAGATTACTTCTTTCGGCAGTTAAGTTCTACTGTACTTTATTTGTATTTTTATTATCAAAGTTTTGTTTGGTCTAAAGGTGCAGATAATGTAAAAAAGGATAATATTAAAATTATTAAATATACAGTAAATAGAATATGTAAAGAATTTAATTGTACCAGACATGATATTTTAAATTTCTTATATTCTGATCCTATGTATTATAATAAAATTAAACATGAAGCTGAAATTGGTAATTGTGAATTTATTGAAGTGGTCAGTCTTGCAGACTTTATTAATTCTTTATAAAAAACTATAATTTGTGAAAGGAATTAATACGATGGCTGATAACTTTGTTAAAACTAAACGACATGTTTTAACTGATGCTGGCTATAAGACCTTATCACAGTGGACTAATGCTAATTCTGTAGAAATGGATAATGGTAATTCTGTACAAACAGAAGTTACTAATCTTAAGAATACAGCTACCACTAGTGCTAATGGACTTATGTCTAGTGTAGATAAAAAGAAATTAGATACAATTGCTACCTCTGCTAATAATTATACTCATCCGACATATACCAGTTCTGCAAATGGGCTTAAAAAAATTACTGTAGATGGAACTGGTCATGTAAGTAGTACTGTTGCTGTTGAAAAAACTGATATTACTAGTTTAGGTATTCCTGCACAGGATACTACTTATGCAGCTGCAACTACTAATACTAATGGTTTAATGACTAATGATCAGGTTATTAAACTCAATTCTATTGATACTTCTGCTAATAATTATACTCATCCTAGCTATACATCTGCAGCATCTGCATTAAGAAAGTTTACTGTAGATGGAACTGGACATGTATCTGCTACTGCAGCTGTTGCTAAAGCAGATATTACTGGACTTGGTATTCCGGGTAGTGATACTACATATGCTGCTGTTACTACTAATGCTAATGGTCTTATGACATCTACAGATAAAACTAAATTGGATGGTATAGCAGATAATGCTAATAATTATACTCATCCTACTTATACTAGTGCTGCTAGTGCTCTTAGAAAGTTTACTGTAGATGGAACCGGTCATGTATCTGCTACTGCAGCTGTTGCAAAAACAGATATTACTGGACTTGGTATTCCTGCACAAGATACTACATATGCAGCATTTACTTCTTCTGCAGATGGTTTAGTACCTGCAGCTAAGTCTGGTTCTACTAACTGGGCTACTTCTGCGTATGTTCTTACTGGTGCAGGTTGGAAAGCTGGTACTAAGTATAATACTGATACTACATATGCAGCAGTATCTGGATCTGCTAATGGTCTTATGACATCTACAGATAAGACTAAATTGGATGGTATAGCAGATAATGCTAATAATTATACTCATCCTACTTATACTAGTGCTGCTAGTGGAATGAAAAAATTTGCTGTAGATGATACTGGACATGTATATGAAATAACTAATATTGAAAAAACAGATATTACTAGTTTAGGTATTCCTGCACAGGATACTACTTATGCAGCATTTACTAGTGCAGCTAATGGTCTAGTACCTGCTGCAAAGAATGGTACTACTAATTATGCTACTACTGGTTATGTATTAACTGGAGCTGGATGGCAAGCAGGTACTAAGTATAATACTGATACTACTTATGCAGCAGTATCAGGATCTGCTAATGGTCTTATGACATCTACAGATAAGACTAAGTTAGATGGTATAGCAGATAATGCTAATAACTATACTCATCCTAGCTATACTAGTATTGAATCTGGACTTTATAAAGTAGCAGTAGATGGAACTGGACATGTAAGTAGTGCTACTGCTATAGTTAAAGATGATATTACATCATTGGGCATTTCTGCTACTGATACTACTTATGCAGCATTTACATCGGCCGATGCTGGTTTAGTACCTGCCGCTAAAAGTGGTACTACTAATTATGCTACATCTGCATATGTTCTTACTGGAGCTGGATGGGCTGCTGGTACTAAGTATAATACTGATACTAATACTACTTATGCTGCTGTTACAGGATCTGCAAATGGTCTTATGACCAGTACTGATAAGACTAAATTAGATTCTATTGATACTTCTGCTAATAATTATACTCATCCTACTTATACATCTGCAGCATCTGCATTAAGAAAGTTTACTGTAGATGGAACTGGACATGTATCTGCTACTGCAGCAGTAGCTAAAGCTGATATTACTGAATTAGGAATACCAGCACAAGATACTACTTATGCTGCATTTACTTCTTCTGCAGATGGTTTGGTTCCTGCAGCTAAAAATGGTACTACTAATTATGCTACTAGTGGCTATGTATTAACAGGTGCAGGTTGGAAAGCTGGTACTAAGTATAATACTGATAATAATACTACTTATGCTGCTGTCACTACTGCTGCAAATGGTCTTATGACTAGTACTGATAAATCTAAGTTAGATGGTATTGCTGCAGGTGCTCAGGTTAATAGCATAACTGGTGTTAAAGGTAATGCTGAAACTAATTATAGAACTGGTAATGTGAATATTACTCCTGCTAATATCGGTGCTATTCCTTCTAGCTATATTGGTGCTAATAATGGTGTAGCTCCATTAAATGCTTCTGGATTAATTGATTCTACTTATTTACCTGCTTATGTAGATGATGTTCTTGAATTCAATGGTACTGCTGCATTTCCAACTAGTGGTACTGCTGGAATTATTTATGTAGATACATCACAGCAGGAAAATAATATTTATAGATGGTCTGGAACAACTTATGTTGTTTTAGCTAAAAATACTGATACAACTTATACACTTACTAAAACCGGTAATAATATTAAACTTACTGGTAGCAATGGCTATACTGGTGAAGTAACTGATACTACTTATGCTGCTGTTACTACTGGTACTAATGGTCTTATGACATCTACAGATAAGACTAAATTAGATTCTATTGCTGCATCTGCTAATAACTATACTCATCCTACTTATACTAGTGCTGCATCTGCATTAAGAAAGTTTACTGTAGATGAAACCGGTCATGTATCTGCTACTGCAGCTGTTGCTAAAGCAGATATTACTGGACTTGGTATTCCTGCACAAGATACTACTTATGCAGCATTTACTTCTATAGCAAATGGTCTTGTTCCTGCTGCAAAGAATGGTACTACTAACTATGCTACTACTGGTTATGTATTAACTGGAGCTGGATGGCAAGCAGGTACTAAGTACAATGTAGATAATAATACTACATATGCAGCTGTTACTACTGCTGTAAATGGTCTTATGACATCTACAGATAAGACTAAGTTAGATGGTATAGCAGATAATGCTAATAATTATACTCATCCTACTTATACATCTGCAGCATCTGGACTTTATAAAGTAGCAGTGGATGGAACTGGACATGTAAGTGGTGCTACTGCTGTTGAAAAAACTGATATTACTAATTTAGGTATTCCGGCACAGGATACTACTTATGCAGCATTTACATCTGCAGCTAATGGGCTTGTTCCTGCTGCTAAAAATGGATCTACATCTTACTTAACTTCTGCATATGTATTAACTGGTGCAGGTTGGAAAGCTGGTACTAAGTATAATACTGATACTACTTATGCAGCAGTATCAGGATCTGCTAATGGTCTTATGACATCTACTGATAAGACTAAGTTAGATTCTATTGATACTTCTGCTAATAACTATACTCATCCTACTTATACATCTGCTGCTAGTGCTCTTAGAAAGTTTACTGTAGATGGTACTGGACATGTATCTGCTACTGCTGCTGTTGCAAAAGCAGATATTACTGGATTAGGTATTCCAGGTAGTGATACTACTTATGCTAATTTTGGTTCTGGATCTGCTGGTTTAGTACCTGCTCCTACTACAGACCAAGCTACTAGTGGATATGTTCTTACTGGTACAGGTTGGGCTGCTGGTACTAAGTATAATACCGATACTACATATGCTACATTTACTAGTGCAGCTAATGGTTTAGTACCTGCAGCTAAGTCTGGATCTACCTCTTACTTAACTTCTGCGTATGTTCTTACTGGTGCAGGTTGGAAAGCAGGTACTAAGTATAATACAGATACTAATACTACTTATGCTGCTGTCACTACTGGTGCAGATGGATTAATGACCAGTACTGATAAATCTAAATTAGATGGTATAGCAGATAATGCTAATAATTATACTCATCCTAGCTATACATCTGCAGCATCTGGACTTTATAAAGTAGCAGTGGATGGAACTGGACATGTAAGTGGTGCTACTGCTATAGTTAAAGATGATATTACTGGATTAGGTATTCCTGCACAAGATACTACTTATGCTACATTTACTAGTGCAGCTAATGGTTTAGTACCTGCAGCTAAGTCTGGTACTACTAATTATGCTACATCTGCATATGTATTAACAGGTGCAGGTTGGAAAGCTGGTACTAAGTATAATGTAGATAATAATACTACATATGCAGCTGTCACTACCGCTGCAGATGGTCTTATGACATCTACAGATAAGACTAAATTAGATGCAATAGCAGCTAGTGCTAATAACTATACTCATCCTACTTATACATCTGCAGCATCTGCATTAAGAAAGTTTACTGTAGATGGAACTGGACATGTATCTGCTACTGCTGCAGTAGCTAAAGCAGACATTACTGGACTTGGTATTCCGGGTAGTGATACTACTTATGCTAATTTTACATCTGCAGCTAGCGGACTTGTTCCTGCAGCTAAGAATGGTACTACCAATTATGCTACATCTGCATATGTATTAACAGGTGCAGGTTGGGCTTCTGGTACTAAATATAATACTGATACTACATATGCTAATTTCGGTTCTGGATCTGCTGGTTTAGTACCTGCTCCTACTACAGACCAAGCTACTAGTGGATATGTATTAACAGGAGCTGGATGGCAAGCAGGTACTAAGTATAATACTGATACTAATACTACTTATGCAACATTTACATCTGCAGCTAATGGTTTAGTTCCTGCAGCTAAATCTGGTACTACTAACTTAGCTACCACTGGTTATGTATTAACAGGTGCAGGATGGCAAGCAGGTACTAAGTATAATGTAGATAATAATACTACTTATGCTGCTGTTACTACTGCTGCAAATGGTCTTATGACTAGTACTGATAAATCTAAATTAGATGGTATAGCAGATAATGCTAATAATTATACTCATCCTACTTATACATCTGCAGCATCTGGACTTTATAAAGTAGCAGTGGATGGAACTGGACATGTAAGTGGTGCTACTGCTGTATCTCAGAGTGATATTACTGGATTAGGTATTGCTTCCAATTCCACATTTACATCTGCAGCTAATGGTCTTGTTCCTGCTGCTAAGTCTGGTACTACCAATTATGCTACTACAGGTTATGTATTAACTGGAGCTGGTTGGGCTGCTGGTACTAAGTATAATACTGATAATAATACTACTTATGCTACATTTACTTCTGCAGCTAATGGTTTAGTACCTGCTGCAAAAAATGGATCTACTTCTTACTTAACTTCTGCATATGTATTAACTGGAGCTGGTTGGCAATCTGGTACTAAGTATAATACTGATACTACTTATGCTAATTTCGGTTCTGGATCTGCTGGTTTAGTACCTGCTCCTACTACAGACCAAGCTACTAGTGGATATGTTCTTACTGGTACAGGTTGGGCTGCTGGAGCCAAGTATAATACTGATACTACTTATGCTAATTTCGGTTCTGGATCTGCTGGTTTAGTACCTGCTCCTACTACAACCCAGGCTACTAGTGGTTATGTATTAACGGGTACAGGTTGGGCTGCTGGAGCCAAGTATAATACTGATACTACTTATGCAACATTTACATCTGCAGCTAATGGTTTAGTACCTGCAGCTAAGTCTGGTACTACTAGCTGGGCTACTACTGGTTATGTATTAACTGGAGCTGGATGGCAAGCAGGTACTAAGTATAATACTGATACTAATACTACTTATGCTGCTGCTACTACTGCTGCTGCTGGACTTACTAAAGCTTCATATGTTGATGGAACTACACTTTATGTATTCTAATTATTTTTAAATTTCATAGCATTATTTTTAACTAAATATATTAGAGAGGAGGAAATTACTCCTCCTCTCCTTTATTTAGAAAACTTTAAATTAATAATGTTATGAAAGGATAGTCAGATAAATGGGACTCATAACTACAGATGATCAATACTACTCTGATATTGCTGATGCTATTAGAGAAGTTAATAATGATAATGAAACTACATATACTCCCTCTTTAATGGCAGGTGCTATAAGAAATTTAGGATCTGTTAAGGGGGTTAAAGGTGATACTGAAGAAGATTATAGAACTGGTTATGTAAATATTACAGCTACTGATATTGGAGCTCTTCCATCTACTGCTGTTGCAACTTCTGCTGAAAAAGATTCATCTGGTAATATTATTTCTACTTATTATGAACCTAAAACTAATGTTACATCAAAAGGTGATGCTACATTACCTGTTTATTTTGATGCAAATGGAGTAGCTATTCCTATTTCATCTTATGGAGGAAATTCTGCAACAGCAGATAAGTTACATTCTGCTGTTAGTATAACAGTAGGTGGAGCTACTAAATCAATAGATGGTTCACAGAATGTAGAATTTAAAAAATCTGAAATTGGATATATTACAGCTGAAGTTGATGGGGAAACATTAGTATTAAAATAAGTTTATTTTTATAAATTATAACTCCATAATAATACCTATATTTGGAGGTAGTATTTTGGTATGATTGAATTTAAATATTTAGATATACCACCTTTTAGTAAAAGAGAAGGGGACGCTCTTTTATTTAATGAGGATGGCTATCTTGAATATTATATACCAGAAGAATATTTTGAGGGTGGTAAATCTACATCAGCAAGCATTCAAGGTTCTTATATAGAACTCTTTGGATCTTTCTGTTATAGAATCTACTCTAAAAATGGTACTCCTGGAAAACTAATGTCTTTTTCTTTTCCTACTAAGTTTATTTGTAAACCTAGATCCATAGAAAAGAAAAAAGATATTGCTCTAGAAGAACATTTAGATGCTTCTAATTATAGGATTTTAAGATTTGAGAAAGGTGATCAACTCATTACAAGATGTCATACAGAACAGAATATAGATAATGTATCTGAATTATTTAGATTACATATTCAAACGGGTAGAATTCCAAATAATCTTGACTATTCTTCTCTTTATAAATTTCCTTTTGAAAGTATGGAGTTAAACTCTAAAGGATATTCTGTTCATGCTCAAGCAATGGGTTTAATCTATTCAAAAATCTGTAGAGATCCTGAAGATATATCTAAACCTTTTAGAATGTCTAAGACAATTGATAAACAAATGCATGGTTTTAAATCTATTTCTATTAAAGATGCAGCTAAATATGTATCTCCATTTGTTTCTCTTACATCTGAGAATTTGGATGAATCTATAATGTCTGCTGTTTTATTATCTGAAGATGAGAAGAATGGTAAGAGACATAAAGAAAGTCCATTAGAGAGAGTTCTTATGATGTAATTAAATATATACGAGAAAAGAAAAAATAAAATATTATTAATATTATTGATAAATGATTTCTATACTTAAAGGAGGATACAGCTTATGTATGCTGGAACCAAAGTAAATTGGCATGAAGTGCTGATGAGCGATGCAGTTACAGAAAGTAATAATGAATCGCTTCCTCTGTTTCTTTGTGTCTTTTCAGCAGATAAGGGTACCGAAGAAATCACCGATTTCACTTATACAGACTTTAAGAAAATGTATGGAAATAATGCTGATTTCTTTAAGCATGGTCAGCCTTTAATCCAAGCTCATAAGATTCTGGCTGCTGGAGGTAGAGTTCTTGGTAAGAGACTTGTTGCTGAGGATGCTACTCTTGCTAACCTTGTCATTCTTGCAGAAATTGTTGTTACTGAAGCTTCTGGCGAAGGTCAGGATGCTACTCCTAGATCAGTAAAAGTTAAATTTACTAAGCAGAAAATTGAGAATGCTGCTACTTTTGATCAGGTTATGGGTGCAGCTGAGGCTCTTGAAACTACTACCAAGTTCCCTCTGTTTGTAATCTGTGATAATGGTAGAGGTATGTCTTATAAGAACGTCAGAATTGCACCTGATTATGATGGCTCTAAGACTCTTGATTTTATGCTTTATACTATTCAGGACATTGAAGGGGTAACTACTGTAGATTCCGGTAGATTCTCTCTTAATCCTGATGCTATTACTTATAATTATACTACTAAAAAGAATATGGCTCTTCAGAAGTCTACTATTGGTCAGCTTCATGCTGCTTACTGCAAAGAATCTTTCCAGAACTTTGTTGATAAGCTTGCTACAGAAGCTGGTTATACTATCACTACTGATGGTGTAACTACTATTGATTATGATACTTTCTATAATCTTGATATTCTGAATGGTAAGGATAAGAAGGGTAATTCTCTTACTACATTTACTGTAGACTTTAGTGGTGCTGATGGTATTGATATGTCTTCTACTTATGGATATACTCTTAAAGGTGGAGACAATGGTTCATTTGGTGATGCTCCATTCCCTGGTGAAAATGGTGCTACTGATGCCTGGATTACTGCTGCCACAGCATTTCTGAGTGCAGAAGATCCTAACTTCTTCTATTCTTATGATGAGATCTATGATCTTGATTATCATAAGATTGATTTCTGTGTAGATGCAAACTATCCTGATGAAGTTAAGAGTCTTATTGTTGATCTTGCTGCATTTAGAGAAGATTTCTTCTACTTTAGAGATCTTGGCCTTGAACCTGATAATATTGATGAAGTTATCAATAAGATTACTTCTAGTGATTGGGTCCATAGTCCGTTTGTTGGTGACTATATGACTACTTATGATATTATTGATGACTTCTCTAAGAAGCAGGTTAAGGTTACAATGCTTCATGGTATTGCCCCTCTTCTTGTATCTCATTATATGAATAACCCGAATGCTCCTATTGCTGGAGAATTCAATAACTTCATTATCACTGAAATGGTTGGTAATACTTTGAATATTATTCCTCGTATTACTCCTAGCAGAGATATGAAGACTGAACTTGATGACCTGAGAGTAAACTATGCTAACTATTCCTCTGATGATGGTATTGTTAGTGTTCAGTCCACTTATACTTCTCAGGATCATTGGGGTCCTCTTAGCTTCTCTTCTAATGTCATTATCACTCAGATGTGTATCAAGGATATTAGAAGGTATACTCCGAAGATCAGATTCATGCTTATGGATGGAAATGATTTTGCCCAGTATAAGAAGCTGATTCATGATAATGTTATTAGTTACTATGAGAAGTACTTTAAGTCTATTGAGCTGATCTATACTCGTGATGATGTTATGACTGCTCAGAAGATCTTCAATGCTTCCCTGTATTGTTATTATAAGGACTTCCCGCAGGGTGAAATCTTTGATGTCTTTGCTATTGAAGGGTCCCCTGATTCGAATCCAGCATATTAATAAGGAGGAAGTAAAATATGGCTGCTGGTCTTAATTATATTAAGATGCCCAGAAGTGTTACAGAATACACTCTGATGAAAGGCGTTACTGATTTTTCCAATTTAAAGCAGTTTGATGTCTTTGAATCAGGTTACTCCTTCCTTACTGTTGTTGGTGTTCCTGATTTTATGACTCAGCTTGCTAATAAGAATGCTGCAGTTAAGACTCTTCAGGATGGACTTGTCCATATCATGGAAGGTGAATTTAGAGGTCTTTCTGGTATTCCTGATATTACTGCTGATGCTGGTACTATTTCTAATGGTACTAATGAGCTTATGATTATTAATAACGTAACTATGGATACTTCCATTACTGTTGAAATGACATTCTGGGAGAGATCTGGTTCCCTTATTACTAATTATCTGCAGTATTATCTCACTGGTATTAAAGATCCTTATAGCAAGGCTAAGACTTATCATGGTCTTGTTGGTACTGTTTATAAAGATCCTGGTCCTCAGTATGAAGTATTTACTTTCTTGTATTATGTAACTGATAATACTATGAGAAAAGTTGAGAGAGCTTATCTACTGGCTAATGCTCAGCCTACTATGGCTCCTAACTCTCAGCTGTATAACTCTACTAGAGGTACAATTGAATTCCAGGAAATCAATGTATCCTTCAACTGCTTCCCGATCATTGGTGACCAGGTCAATAAGTATGCATCTATGATGCTGCAGAATGATATCTCTCAGACCAATGGTAGTCCGAGAAAGATTGTTCTTGATTTCAATGATTATGAATGGGCTGTTATGAAGGGTGGTTATAAGACTGATGGTACTGGTCAGACTAGAAATGATGGTATTGTCGAGAATACTGGTCTTGTAAAAGACATTCTTGGTAATGCTAGTCTTGCAGGTACTGTTGCTGAAAAGTATAACCAGAATATGCCTCTTGGAAATGTCTAAAAAATAAAACTTAATATAAAAAATAAGATTATAAGAATTTACCCCAGCAGGATTATCCTGCTGGGGATTAATAATTTATATATTAAAGAATATAATTATATTATTAATCTTTAATAAGAATATAATTATATTCTCCTTTTTCTTGTACCATATCAAAATTAGTCTCTACTACTCCAGTTGAGGCTAATTCATCAATGAGGCTTTTATAACCAGAACTATATAAAGATATTATTGTCACCCATCGAAATTTATTATATGTATTATTACAATACCGTCTTGAAAGATATTTTTTATTGAAATCATCAAAATCTTTAATTTCTACAATTCCTTCAAGAGATGGAGCTGTATCTTCCTGAACATGATATACTAAAAATGTCATTTTCTTCCTTCTTTCTCTTATTTAACCCATAAGTGGGGTTTAATTTATTTTCATTATTATATTATATAATTAAAATTTTAACTTTTAAAATAAAAAAGAAAGCAGGTTAATCTGCTTTCTTTTTTATAAGTTCTATAATATCAAGATTCCATATTACTATAGAATCAACATCCCATGTAGTAAAAATATGGGAATGGTTATGGAAATATCCATAATTATTTCTCATAAATAATTCCATCCCATCAAATTTATTATATATCTTTTTCTTATCAAGTTCATATTTATAATCTTCATATCGACTTGGCCACCACCAAAGACTTTCATCTTCAATCTCTTTCAAATATGGCCATATATCCTCAATTTTTCTTATTTTAAGAATTCTACTTTTTCTTTTAAGTTTAAATTCAAAAGATAACTTAAGTTTATGAACTTCAAAATATTCATATTCACACCAATCTTTCCATCCCCAATTAGTATTTTTCGGAGAAGCCCAGATTCCTTTAGGTTTATCACCACTATCCCATTCTTCAATTGACATATCTTTATTAAGAAAATCTGATCCATAATGGACATAGATTTTCTTGTTTTTATATTTCTTTTTCTTCTTTGGCTTCCACATAAAAATATCCTCCAATTTTTATATCTTTTCTATTTATATTATAATATCTTTTTAAAAATTTAAAAATATGGGTAGGAATTGCTTCCTACCCTTTATATTATTCAAACTCATCTTCACCTTTAGATTTCTGTATACTATTATCAAGAGAAATCTGATCTTTAATCTTCTCTATTTCTTCATCACTCATATAAGAAGGAATTAATTTTCTAATCAATCTCTTCTTAAATAAAGCTTTAGCTTCATCACTCTGACCGCTCATTTCTACTTCTGTAATAGAATCTGCATATTGTGTAGCAGAATTCAAAAGCTGTGTTCCCTGAGTCATACTCAAGAATGCAGGTGGTGGTAATGTAACTTCAAGAGTAATATTCTCATCATATTCAAATCTATAAATCTTAGTAAAGACTTCAGATAAGAAATCTTCCATTTTAAGTTGTCTCTTTAATACATTTCTTAATAACTTTGCATTAGTCATAGTATATCTAACAGCAAAGTCCATCCCAGTTGAACTATTTACTATCTCTAAAGGAACCCCAGTTGAGTTTACAGCTGATTCTTCTAAGTTAGATTGTAGATCTGTAGGAAAATCAAACTGTTGCCCAGGCATAGTATCAAACTGAATAGGAGCATCTCCAGAAGGTCCCATAGGAATAACAAAATCATTAAACCTACCAACAATACCTAAGATATTGTTTACAGATTCCATCTGTCTTACTCCAAAATTACCTTTTTTAATAGTAGTAATTACATTCAATAAGCTCTGTGCTGTATTAGTATCAAGAGATTGCTTTACATAGTATACTCTTCTATCAAAACCTCTAGTAGCCCAACCTAATACAGAAGTTAATGTAAGTGTAATCCATTGCTTAGCAGGTACTAAAGCATCCCAAAGATCGGAGATTCCTCTATGTGTATCAGGATCTTCTTTAAACTTTAAATGATGAATATCATCACTTGGAATAAATACAATATCCATATCTAAAGTATGAGAAATCTGATTATATTTATCATTAAATTTCAAGATTTTATAAATCTCATCTTTTAAATCTGTATTAGAATTAATAAAAGCAGCATCAATTTTCTGTGAAATCTTTCCTGCTAAAGTTCTAAGAAGAAGATTCTTTTGATTTTCTACATCTTCATTAGTAGTAACTTGTGTAGAAATTTGTCCATTATTAAACATACCAGTTATAGAGTTATATCCTTTTATATTTCCAGTAGCATTCAAATCAAGATCTTCAAATTGATTAAATCTAATATAGTATGCTCCAAACATAGTATCTTCAATATAAATAGGAATAATTCTATCATGTTTAATAGCTCTTAATACTGCACCATTTACTCTAACTTTAGTAGATTCTTTACCTTTAGAATTTACTAATCCATCTGCAGCAGATTTATCATCATCTTCCCATTCAAGTTCATCATCTCTAACAGTTTTATCAAACTTAACTACTGTAGTATCTTTATTAATTTTCTCTAAATGATCTGCAAATTTTTCATTGGTTTCATGAACTATAAATGATTCAGATAATCCTTTTAATAAATCATTTCCTGCAGCTCTTTGTAAATAAAGATTATTCTCTATTGCTTCTTTTAATACTTTTGATTTATCAAAATTAATTTTGATAATAGGTTCATTATTATCTCCTGATTCCATAGTAATAGTTACAGGAAGTTTCTTTATTTCTTGATTAAATTCTTTTCTAGTAACAGATTCAGTTACAGAAAAAGAAGTATTTTGTTTTCTTTTTAATAATTGCTCTAATGCAGCAGAGTAGGGAACACAGTATACAAATTCTTCTCCATATTTAGAGGTATCTTCATACCAAGTTTCTGCTTTGTTAGAAAGGTCATATTTTTTAACCATTTCATCTATATTATTTTGAATAGCGGCATTTTTATCAGACTGAGGATTTTCTCCTTTAGCATGAATCTCCAAGAATTCTTTAGTATAAGAATCTGAACAGAGGACTGCATCTCTTTTGATATCCAATGCAGCTTGAAGTTTTGTCATATATTTACAAATAAGATCAAATTCATTATCAAGTTCAGAGATCCATTTAGTTTTGGAATAAGCTTCCATCATAGAAGCTACCATATCAGTAGATTGGAAAAGAGAAGAGATATCATCTTCTCCACCACGACCAAATGCTTTATCTAATTTAGCTTGAGCAGAATTAGAAGAGGATGTATTCTTTAATAATTTACGGAATAATCTAGATGTATTAGATATATTCTTAAACTCTTCATCCTGTTGAGTAGATTTTCTAATAGCATCATCTAATTTATCTGTAACCTGAGTTTTAAATTCTTCAGAATTATCATTAGTATAATAAGTATTATTATATAAATCATTTACTCTCTGTCTAAGTAAATCAAGAGATTTATTTATTTTTCTCTGATTTGCATTATCAGGCATAATACATAATCTCCTTAATATGGATTAAATTATAGTGATGTTTTTTGAGTAATGAAATAGCAAAAAAAAGAAAAGGTAGTTACCTTTTCTTTTTTATTATATCCTATAAAAGCTCTAATATAGTATCTACTTCTGAATTAGATATATCTATGGTATTAGTATTTACATAATCATCTATTTCTTTTCTTTTTATTTTTTCGATTATGATACTATATATACTATTATTCTCAGAAATCATAATTCCATCATAAGATACTATAAAACAAGTTCTTCTTTTATTAGGAATAATACTTTTAATATAATCATCTCTACAAAAATCTATTAAATAAACATTTTCTTTTTTATTAATTATCTTTGTAGATAAATATTGAAAAATAGTAAGCATAATAATTGCATATAACTCATAATCCTCATCAGAAATAGGGCAAAGATATTGATCAGTATTATAAATTATATTATGATTATCTTTAATCTTAAATAAAATTTTATCTATTAATTGTTTTATTCTTATATTACATATTTCATAATCTAATGTCATTGAATAAAAACTTATTCTTATTGCAAAACCTGGTAGTGATCTATTTAATATAATTTTACCATTAAATGTATTTCCATTAAGACCCCATTCACAATCCTCATTTTCAATTGGTACATATCCATTCATTTTACACATAAAAGAACCAGTTAAAGTTCTTAATAAATATAACATAAAAATCTTTATTTGATTTGCTGAAATTTTAATAGAATTAAAAGACCATAATAAATGCTTAACTTGATCTGCTACTTGATCAATATCAATATAATTCATGATACATCCTCCAATATCTTTCTATAATCTGGTGGAGTGGATGGAATTTTTTCAAATTCTATACTAGCATCATCTTTTGTAAAGCTTTCATTTTTAATACATTTATGCATATATGAAATTATAGTTTTCCATATATCTGTTGTATTTAGCTTATTAACTAATCTATCTATATCTTCTTTATCTATATTTTGATCTTTATATGATGTAAGAATTTCTGGTGATATCATAGATATATAAAAACATTTATCTTTATCTGGTAAATTAAGTCCAAAAGCATATGTATTCTTATACATAGATACACAAGAAAATATAATAAATGTCTTATCATCATTATATTCTTCAAATCCAAGATTACTATAAAGCATGTTAGTCCATTCATAAAAATCTGTCATTATTCGATATTCTCCATAAAATTAGGAATAGGATATTTAATACAAGATCCGCATACTCTCATAATATCATAATAAATACCATCATATACAGTTTTGATATCATCTGGATAATCATATTCATTTGGAAATTGATTCATAGCTTTTGTTAAAAATTCTGCTACTTCTTTTGTAAATCTAAGTCTCTTTTTACCAGCATCTTTATTTGTATTTCTATGATCTGTAGGTAAAGGTGCTCCTGTTCTCATGGATATTCTTGCAACTTCTGTAGCTTTTGATTGATTTATATTATTATAAATTTTAATATATGGATCATATTCAAAATTTCTACCAATTTGAGGATCAGAAAATATACAATATGCTTTCTTCTTTCCTACTTTTTCACTGTATACAGGCTGTTCAATCAATATTTCTTCACTATAAATAGGTTTTTCATTATTAATATAATAAAGCATAAATAATCATCTCCTTTAATTAATAATATTTCAATTACTTCAATATTATAATATATAATTAAAAAACTATTTAAAAAAATAAAGAGAGGAATTTCTTCCTCCCTTTATTTTTTTAATTAAACAAACTTTTATCCTGACTTCTTCTTTCTTTCAGGATATTTTTACAAGCTCTAATAGCTTGTTCAAGAAGCTCATCTGATAATGTAGGAAGTACCTTTTCGAAAAAGTACTTCTTTGAATTTTTCTTTTTCCATCCATCAGGTACTTCAAAGAAATCCTCCTCCTTTATATCGATATGGTCAAGGAGGCTACATATTATACTTAATTGCCTGATTTTATCCAGAGCTCCTTCATCAGGGCGTACTCTATGACTTTTTGAAACTCCATAATTGTGTATCAGAGTTTCTTTCTCACCCCACAGATAATGATAAAGAGCTCTGTGGGGCCATGTTTCGTAAAGTACGTCAGAAGAGACTTCTCCTTTAATGAAATGGAGAAGGAGAATAGCCCCCTCTTTAATGTCTGATCCTTTAACCCGATTATAAAAAACACCTTCATAAAAGAAAGCATTATATAATGGATAGGATGAATCTGTCAAATCTTTAAGATCTTTAAGATCATCAAGAATATTAAAGATCTCGTTGTACCAACCAGAATTTCTGATAATTGCCTCGATAAAATATCTTCTTTTGTTCATCTTATTTCTCCTTTTTAAAATAATATAAGTATCTATTTCCAATATTATAATATCTCTTTTAAAAATATAAAAAATAAAGAGAGGAATTTTTTCCTCTCTTATACTACTAATATATTTGTATAAATATCTGCTATTAATTTAAATTTATTTTTATATAATATATATCTTACAGTTTTTATATTTTTATTATTTTGATCATTAATATAATCATATAATCTTAAACTTACTTTATCTGCTTTATTTAAATTAGTTATACTTTTACTTGCAGGAATCATAAAAATATTAATACCATTTGATACCATTATAGAACCTATATTAGTATTACTACTTACTGTACTAAAATTATTTATATTATAACAATCATCTTCTGAATATATACAATTACATTTATTATCAATATCATTATATATATTCCAATAATTTATCATTTTATTTAATATAATATTACTACCAAGAAAATATGTTAGATTTAATAAATTTAACATATTATTTTCTTCTTTTAATTTAAGAAGATCATTTATTTTAGCAGCAAAAATTATATTAAATATAATAGGTATTTTTATAATACTTATAAAACTCTCATCATCAGACATCATTATTATATAACCTGGTATATGGGTTATATAACCAGTAGTTCTAATAAATCCTGCATAAGAAGTTATTATAGGATTTATATATTTACATAATTCTATATAATTTACAGGAGTTACAGATCCTATTTCCATTTATAAAATAGCTCCTTTCTTTATTTCTTCAGTAAGATTATCACTTACTGTTTTGTCAAGAGCTACATCAGAAATTACAACAGGATTATTTCCATAAGGAATATCTTCAAATACAGAAGTCATATTAGATTTACTAATATAAATAGCATCTTTAAGAGAATAATCTATAGAAGGACCTTCATAAGAATTAAAATTATAAAATTCTCTCAAGTCAGATTCTACATCATAAATATCTCCTAAGTTAAGCCATCTCCAACAGAATTCTAATATATTAGAAGTCATCAGATTATCTAAAAATTCTCCACCACGAGAATATTTAGCTTCATCATCATCATTACTAAACATATCAGGATGCTCATTACGAGAATATACTTTATTGGGATCGGATTCATCTTCAATAATAATTCTACCATATTGTGTATTTGGTGCTATATTATTTTCTAAGATAATAGATGGATAAAGTGAGGAGTACAGTAATCTTCACACAGGTCGCTAATCTGTGCAGTTCTCTTATGAACTTCTTCAGGTGTTACCTGAATGCTGAGACTATATCACGATCCAGTATATCCTGGACCTCTTATCACTTCGAGCTTGCTTAAGCCCTACTCCTTTCGGATAGTCGTTGAACCTTCTTTACATTATAAAGATTGGCTGCTGATTAGACATTGTTAATAAACCTTAGGACTCTTATTATATTAAGAGCTTTTATTTCACCATAGTTCATCTCTCTACTTATTTCTGTTTTCACTCCATATAGGCAAGAGAGCTTTAGCCTTTCCCAGCAATTCAATAAGATTTTCTTCTCAGTATTACTACTAAAAAGCGACTAAAATCAATCGAAATCCACACAGTTCTCTACTAGCATAGTAGGCTTACCATTAATATGATATGTAATATCTGGATTATTATTCAATGGATTGCCGACTTGAGCACCACAAAACTTAGCGTCGGGTTTCTCATTATAGATATTTTTATTATTACCAATAATATATCCATAATTATAAAAATCTTTAGCAAATCTATTAGCTAAATATACACTCTGTCTATGACATTTAGAATAGTTTGTATTATTTACTAAACACTTAGTAAATATATAATCGCAATCAGATGTCATTCTTTCTATACATTTCTGTACAATAACATCCATCACATTATAAAAACTGAATGTCTTAAAATCTATATAAGGAAGCATATTAATATCTTTAGTGATATTAGAATAATCTAATTTCTTAACATTTGCTACATCTTCTCCAATAGCGTTTAATGCAAAAGATGGATATGCTGCTCTACCTTTACGTCTTGATGCAAATGTTATCATTTGATCATTCCATACTGTATAAGAAGATATAGCTACAAAATCTCCTCTTTCTTCAAAATTATTTTTATTTCTCTCATCTATATAATATCTTAAGAATTTAGGAGTAACTCTTTTATCACATACAGTTTCTATTACATCTCCACCTAACTCATATATTCTTGCTAATATATAAGATAAGTCAAATGACATATTCCATATATTAAGAAAATCTGGTGAAGAAATATTAATAATATCAAATAATCTTTCTAACATTTCTAATTCATCTTTAAAGAAGATTAATTTATATTCCATATTATCAACACCAAATTTTACTGCTTTCTTATATCCTCCTACAGCATTAATTACAAAATTCTTTAATTCTCCTAATATATCTTTTCTAGAAAATTGTCTCTTATATTCCTGAAGTGCAGGATTTCTAGGATCATCAAAGATAAATTGATATGTAATATTATGAGCTTCATCACAATATGCTACAGCATTAATAGGTACTTCTCCAGGTTCTGGAAAATCTCCCATAGCATAACGCCCATCGGTTTCTATATCAAGATATGCTTTAGATAATTTAAAGATATTATTAGGATAAGATAATCCAAATAAAAATCTATAATAATTTTCTATATTCATATCTGACATAAATATAGAAGGAATAGTATGTAATTTCTTATTCTCACTAAAGATTTTATTAGTTACATTATATTGATAGAAATCTATCATATTAGTAACTTCAGCTATAGCTTGTAGTATATTAGAATATTTACAGGTATAAGGTTCTACATCTTCTTTAGGAATAAAGAATAATACATAATCTGTAGGGATTATATCATCTTTAAGTTTATAAAAAGTATATACTGGTTCTTTTATAATATGAATATGTTTTTCTTCAGTCTTATTATCTCTAAATAATATTGCTATATAATCTTTCTCATATACAATATTTCCTTCTTCATTTTCTACTTTCTTTCTAGGTATATAAGAAGTATTTATTACTGTTATATCAGAACCTTTTGGATATCCTGGAATTACTAATTCATATTGTTTATTATTTAAAATAAAACTCTTTCTCTTAGCCATTTATATTTTCTCCTAAATTAAATTATAATAAAGTCAAAAATTTTATAAACTTTAATTTATAATACTTCTAAATAATTATACCGAATGTAATGATTCAATATTATAATACATTTTCAAAAAGGAGTTTACAATGGACTCAATGAATTTTCCTAATCCACCTTTAAATAATATGTATATGGGTCAGGCTTATACTACAGATGGTAAACCTGTACAAACAGAGACTACTCCTCCTACTACTCCTATAGAAAAGAGATCTACTCTTGGAGCAAACTTTTCAGGTTTAATTGGAACTAATGTAAGTACTCCTATTGCTCCAATTGGAAATAATGTAATTACAGAAAAGACTACTCTTAAGAAAAAGAAAAAAGCTAGTACAAAAGTAACAGTAGTAGATGCAGAAAAATCTACAGATGTAGAAGAAATTGATCCTACTAATTCTAAGCAAGTAGTTGAGCATACTATATATGCTGATTCTTATGTAACAACAAATCAGATGTCATATAATATTATTGCTCAAGCAGATGAATTATTAAAAGATTGTAAACAAGATTTAGATTTTATCAGATCGCAAAGAAATCTTAAAGGAAAATATCATTATACTAATGCTACATTAGCAAGTATGAGTAGTTTATTAAGTACTAAACTTGCTGCTGTAAAAGAGATTAATAATACTATCAAATCTGTTAATGATATGGAATATAGAAGATTTAAAGATATGAGAGCTATGGATCAAGGTGATGATAATAAAGCTATTATGGATGCTTATAATGCTTATATTAGTGCACCTATTGGAGCTCCTGCATATACACAGCCTAATACTATGGATATGACTGCCGGATTAAATGGTATTATTAGAACTGGATTAGAAGGATCTGCTGGAAGTGATGCAGGATTAGCTAATTATTTAGCTAACTTAACACCTGAAGAGAATTTAATGCTTAATGATAATAATCCTAATATAGAAGAAGTAATAGTATATGATGAAGCTACAGGTGCTAGACAATTTCAATGGGTAGATAGAAGAACAGATCAACCTATTCCTAATATGCCTGTGAGTTCTGAATTAACTGCAGCTGATTATAATATAGATGTAAATAAGAGACTTGCAAAAAATAATAACTTGAATAATACTAAGAGAGTTATTATTAAGAATAGCTCAAATATATCTAGATTCTAAGAAAAAAATAAATATGAGGTCAGGCATTAAGCCTAACCTCATATTTATTGTAGTCTCTGTTATAGCCGGACCATTCCCAGCTAGCAGAAACTTTACCAAAGGGTGTATCGATACTCACCCAGTCTGTAGGAGTATCACTTGTTTCTCCAGTAATGCTAACAACATTAGCACACCAGAGATTCCCCTTGGCACTGTGAACAACTTCAAGATTACCATTCGCCTTAATGCAGCGAACAATCATGTCAAAGTCAATGCCACCATGACCAGGTGTTAAATACACCTGGATCATACGACCCTTATCGACACAAATCATTATAGCCTGTTTTTCCAGGCCTCTTGCGACTACATCATGAATAATTCTTTCATCTCTTTCATTAGTCATTTTTATTTCTCCTCTCTAATAGAAAAATTATTGTTCTTTTATACAATATTATATCATCTAATTAAAAATATTAATTTTTAAAAAATAAAAAGGAAGGTAATTATACCTTCCTTTAATTTTTTTCTTCATCTAGAATATGATTAACTTCTGTAACTTTAATTCCTAAGAATTTTAATAAATCTATTACATCTTTATCATCCCAAGCTAATCCCTCATATTTATCAATATATATTGCACGATTATATACTTCAGATGATAAACTCTTTTTATCTGATCCTCTTATAATATCTATCCAATTGTCATAATCATTATACTTATATTTAGAATGTATTATTATTACTTCTTTTTCTGGACTTTTTTCATTACTGCTCAAATTTTACCCCCTTAGATGAACATATTATTCTAGTAGTACTCTGGGTATCAAATTCTGCATTATGAGAACAGATTATACATTGCTCAGAATTCATAATATCTAGTACACTATTCAATACTTGTATAAAAGTAATTCTATTACTTTGATCAAGACCAGAATCTAATTCATCATATCTAGGAATATTATATTTTAAACTAGATTTCATCATAGCTACAGATGAAAATACTAATCCTATCATACATTTCTGAGCAGTAGATCCATTTGATATATCAGGTACCATCATTCCACCTGGACCTAAGAAAGGTATAGAGAATTGTTTTTCATTTATTATTGGTACTGCTAACTGAATAGCACCACCAAACATATAGCTAAGCATTCTATTACAATCAATAATAATATCACTCATATATCTCTTAATATATTCTGACTGTATACCCATTCCATTACCTGGAGAACAAGCATTTCTAATAAATACCATCTTATCATACATATCAGAAGAAGCTTTATACTCCTGCTGATAACTTACAATATTTGTAAGATTATAAATAATATTATTTATAGTATTTCTTAATG